TCTCGCTTGAATACGGTGCAAATATACAACCTTTTTTTCGGTATTACATATATATATGCTATCTTTTTTTTGTTAATTTGTATTAATTTCGATTATATTATCTGATTATCAGCAAGTTATAAAAACATACAGGAGCGGTATTACACGCGTACATTAATATGTGGGATATATGTTTGCTTAAGTTACTTATAATCAATATGTTATAATAACACATTGATTATTAATAATTTAAATAAGTGATTGATAATCAGCGAGTTTGTAGGTTTGAGGTAAAAACGCGTTTTCGGTTTTCCAGCGAAGGGGGGTGTGGGGGAGAAAACGCGTTTCGGGGGCGGGAGGTTCGTGGCAGGTACCCCCTCTCTCCCATCACATAAACATTTTTTTTCACATCCATCATCACATAAACCTCTTTCTCACATATCTCCCACATTACATAAACATCTTTTACCCTCTCTCCCATCACATAAACATTTTTTTTCACATCCATCATCACATAAACCTCTTTCTCACATATCTCCCACATTACATAAACATCTTTTACCCTCTCTCCCATCACATACCCACCTCACACACAACAAAAAAAAATAGGATTGATAGAAACCAATCCTATTTAAAACACGACCTTATTAATTTATTGAATTGAAGTAAGTTTATGGTTTTCAAGGAAGTCCTTAAACTGGTCACTTGATACGTCTATAACGAATCCAGCAGCACCAGCATGTCCTCCACCACCGAATCTCTTACTTACCTCACAGCAATCCGCGCTGTCTTCCACGCATTCATAAAGAGAGAACCTAACCTTACCACCTGGCATGATACAAAATGGCATAAGGGCTTTAATTTTTCTACCGTCTAACCAGTCTCGTGTAAGAGAATCAAATACTTTAGAACTAAATTCCGTAGTATTCATCGCCACGACCTTAACCTCGTCTACGTAAGCTTCGAACGAATACGCACTTACCTCTTGTTCGTTTTTACCAGCCATGTAGTTAATTATAGCACGTCCTTCTTTAGCGAGATCATAAAAAATAAGATCAATTTCATTGTCCTTCATATCTTCTTTAAAGTGATCATACAAATACGACAATGCTATTAATACATTGAGTCTTATTTTTGATCTCAAGGCATACTGGATAGCTACTACCGTATCCCATCCTAATTCAGAATCTTTATTCCACACATCGTAGTCTGACAGGCACCGGACGATCGCCGGCACCTTCCCCATCAGCAGGTCCGAGGCCAGAGCGCACGCACCGACACCGACTCTCCTCAACCCTGGAACTACGAACCCCCATGTCTTACTATCTTCGATAATCCCCTTATGATGATCTATCCACATCAGGCTCTTTCCTTCATCAAGCCATTTCTTGAAAACCGTTTTAGAATCGGCTCCGAAAGACACGTCAAGAACATAAACAACATCTAAGTCACGCACTTGGTCAACAACTTTCTTAACATCATCTTCATACGAATACGGGATATAAACAACATCCTTGTTTTTACTGTGTTCATACATAGTTGCGATGGCTGCCGACACAACGCCATCTAAATCCGATTTATGATAAACTATCGCTGTTTTCTTTACTTTCATGATACAAACTTGTATATTTGATACTACCGTCTTTTAATGTTTCTATTTTTATAACATCACTATATAAATTGAAATTCTGATCTTTATCAATCCTTATATTCAGCACATCATCTACGGTTGCAGTTTTTCCATCATCGGTTTCAATCTTATAAAAATCTTTTAAAGTGATTTTTATATTAAGACCAACACCATATGGATTTTCAAGGATATATATATGATCGTTGTTGAGAATAACTATTCCTTCACTTGTATGTTCTTTGGACAATACATACTCTAAATCAAGATCTTTACCAAGAAACTGAATAACGTCCATATAGTCAACGCCGGCCTTCTCAGCGCATACCTTATCCGAATCAGAGAACTGCCCTGGAAGACCACTGGCGTCCCCGACCATCAACGAACATCCCTTAAGTTGACTAAAGTTCATACCACGCATTACCGTGTCTTTACACTTCATAAGAATATCATCAATCATGCCAGTGTTAGGCTTCCTCATCGGATCTTGTTCGTCATTTGAATAACACAACCTTTTTTCATATAGGACGCCTCTTATGCCTCTCTTTACCGCCAGATCATGTACGGACCTCAGTACGTATTCTATCTTAGCTTCAATATCAGCTCCAGAAACAAACCCAGCTTCTACTCCTCCTTGATTGCTTACGATAGCAAATACCTTAACACCGTTCTCCTGCATGAGGTCAAGAGCCTTATTCACCACATCCATCTTAATCCTCATATCTGTCAAGTCTGTAGCGAACGTATTCCCAGAAGCGGTTTCTATAAGCGTCCCGTCAAAATCAAATAGCAGTATTCTTTTGTTTTTAATATCTATATCGTTCATCATTTTTCACTCCTACTCTTTTTTATTACCCTAAGCTGAAGACGGAATAGATTACTGTCTTCTTTTATAATATCATACACAGCATAAGAATTTTCTCCTATATCCCATCCAAGATAATCGAGCAGGTCTTTTAAGTAAATTCTCTTGTATTTTACACCAAGGTTATTTACCTTAAACGATCTCTCGTCTTCAACATCAGAAGCAGCCAGATAAAAAACCGTATTTTCAACTCCTTCAAATATCTTCCCTTCTTCTAAGCCGATAACAACCGCATCCGTTACCCCCATCCAATTCAAATTATCGACAGAGATAGTCATTATCTTACTTTTGCTGATTGACAACTTCCGGATCTTGCTTTCTTTAGTTTTAGATCCTAAAAAATCCTTACTGTTAAAAAAATCTACTTTCATGGTTATAATATTTTATATTGATGTTGCAAACATACATAATAATATCAACAATACTATTTAAAAACAGTTAAAATATGATATTATAATGCTGGTAATTTTTTAAACTGCTCCGGACTTACTTCGGATATGGTCCCACGGAAAGCAAGACGCGAACCGTAGGTCAAATCCTGGCTCGACGCATATTTACCAGCACCCGAATACGCCACGCCGCCATACTCATTCGAATTAAAATAGGAGCGAGCCAAAACAAGGGAATTGTCCGATGCCTGATAATAACGATCTGAATAATATTTTAAATTGCTACCGCCAACTCTTGTAGGCACCACATCAAAAAACGGACCATTTTCGGCTGCTATATTTTTTATCCAACCGCTGACAGTCCCGGCGTTCACGTTGCGAATCGAACCGTCAGGATCGGTTATTTTCCAAACTCGGTTATTTATTTCTACACCTTCAACAAATTCACAGATACCACCAAATACGCCTTCAAGTCCTAAGCCACAAACGTACTTTGAATATTCGTTTTCGGTATCCGCACCACCGGTTGCGTTGCTGCTTCCCGTTGTTGTAGCCGGATCACAGGTTGCGCCACCGGGTCCTAATACGCCTTGCAGGTTACGTGTTTTGTATTTAGCATACAACATCATAGCAATCACGCAATGTTGTTGGAAATCTATCACCTGGTATCCGGTACCACGTGCTTTTGCGTAACTTCTGAAATCAGATAATGATACGTTAGTCGTAGGAGTAACATCACTCCAGCTATATAATCTATTCAAAGATACATATCCTTTATATGCTCCAACAAGAGATTTCGGGACATGGATGTAAGTGCCGTCAATATCATGATCAGCAAAATGATAAAGAAATCTATTATCATCCACCTTATACCATTTATACCAAAATTCTAAGAAAACGACCATCACATCACCTTCTGGTCCGGTAAGATTAGCCTGACTACCATCAAGATACAAATTGCTGTTGTCTTCCTTCAACCTACATACAAAAACCTCTCCTCCTCCCATAGCGCTCTTGCAAAGAACTCTATAAAAGCCACTTGTAATCAACCTATTTAAAAAATCACTGTCTTCGCTTATTGTTATATTAGCCGGATCTGATACAGATTTATCAAAAACTATAAAATTATCAGTAGGTAAATACCCCCCTATTTTGTTAAAAAATCTTCTTCTCATAATTGTCTTATTTTGGGATAAAGATAGTTTTAATTTATGAAGATCAATAATAGGATTTCCGTATAATAAAACTATATTTGTCAAGATATTAATTAACTAAAAAAATCATTTATATCATGGCGGAAATGAAAATAAGTTTTGTAACCTTCAATCCGGGATCAGGTGACGGTGATCAGGCAGTTACCGTATCAGGTGAAAAATACGAAGGTCGTGTACAGCGTACGTTACAAGTAGAATTTGGTGCCGAATCCGGGGATGTTAAGAAAAGTGCTACCATAAACCAAGCTCCGGTAACTGAGTTCGTAAAAATGGATTCTACTGCATCTGTAGGGAAAGAAGGTGGTACTGTAACAATCAACGGCACAAGTAACTCAACTCAATTAACGTTCTCCTTAACTCCAGACGAGTCTCATCCTCTGAGGCTGGAAATACCAGCCACCTATCAGGCAGCAGGCAAGACTACCAAGAACGGTGCTGTTATTGCCGACGACCCTGGTGCAACAGGGGGATTTACTTTCAGTATCGTATTCTCCGATATTCCAGAAAACACTAATGTAAATGATCTGGTAAATACTCTTAAGGTGACGGCCGCCGGTGGTCAGACAACTAATACGGTTATTACCCAGACAGCAGGTGATCCGTTCTTGGAAATAGACAAGGAGGTAATCAACTTGGAAGCAAACGGTACTCCTCAGACTATCAATGTTAATGCTAACATCAGGTGGACTATCACACAAGCTGTTTCTAAGTTGGTAAGGACAGTAATGAAGTGATGTGATTATTCACGTCTGTATTGCTTATAAAAAACAAAAAGGGACGTCTATTTGGCGTCCCTTTTTTCTATGCATTGTATATAGTATTTATCTTTTTGCCTACTGACAAAAATCTTTTTGAAAATCATCTGTTTCCTGATATGGACTCTTTTCCCGTCATCTAATTCTCTCCAAATTTCATTAAAAATCGAATCTATTAACTCCATAACCTTCTTATCGGAAACGAGATTCTTTCTACCGGGGCTAACCCATCCATCATCAGTCATCTTACCGGCTATCCTATTAGCTATTCTACTTAATTCACGTGGGGTGCTCATTTCAATCTGTTTTTAAATATTCTACCTTTTTCACACTGAAGTATGCAGTCTCTCATGGGATGATCTTGTTCGTGATCGTCACACATCGGAAATTCTTTTCCATAGGGGAAAGCAATGTGCGGGCACTGCGCCCTGAACGCATCCCAGGCCGACTTCCTCACAGCCTCAGCCCCGGCACGCACGCCTTTCTCTCTTTCCTTGGCTGGGTCAGCATACACGTTTGAAATAGCTCTTTTCTTCCAAGTAAGCATATTGTAGTAAAACTTATCCACCAGTTTCCTACCCACTACATCAAACTTCTGTCTATGAATTAAAGGTGCGACCTTAACGACGTTCTTCCTATTTTTACTAACATCGACATAAATCAGCCCGGCATAAGACGGAACTTCATTTACGTCAATCATATTAGGCGGACAGGCGTAGTAGAAATAGTTTGGAGGATAGCTTATGACACCACCTACTTTAATAATGCCGTCTTTAAGAACCTTATGTTTTTTATCCTTTTTGAAGTCGTTAAAGAAATCTTGTTTAGACATCTTGACCTCTACTTCATAAGCGTACAATGATCTTGTTATGGCCAGGAAGTCAGATTCCCAATCATATATATGGAGATTGTTAATAACATACATCGGATTACTTAGCAGATCCCTATTAAGGATCTTAAGCATTTGTTGCTCTGGGTAGTTCATTGTCTTACTTTTTTAGAGGCTTGTGGCGGAATCGAACCGCCCTACGAGATTTTGCAGATCCCTGACTAAACCACTCATCCAACAAGCCATGTAGCCCATGCCTGAATCGAACAGGCAACTTTTGATTAGGACTCAAAGGTTTTATCCGTTAAACTAATGGGCCTTATTTTCAATAATCCTTCTTTTTATAAATGCTCTTCCATAACACTCACTTCTACCCTCTGTTGCGTTTTTATTTCTTGATCCAAAATTATCAGTTAAAGAATGACAATTCGGACATAACAATTCTATATTATTAATGTCATTATTTAATGCATCTCCATCAATGTGATGGATTTGAAGCGGCACCAATCCAGTACTTTTATTAGTTTCACCCCATCCGCATCTTTGACATTTATTATTATATTTTCTAAACAAATATTTTCTAACAAATGGTTTATAAGTAAAATATTTCTTATTAGTTCCATCTATTTCACCGTTAAGCCACTTTTTTATCAATATTTCATCCCTATTACTATTCTCCCTATTTTTGTAATCAAAAAAGCATTTCTGATTACAAAATTTACCCATACCATGACTATGTTTTCTAAATGTTTTTCCACAAAATAAACAAGTGCATTCTTCTGCTTTAACAGGAGTCCAATTCCCGTTTTTTAACCTATCTATTTCGCTTTCACTTAGACGTCTCCTTGGTGAGACATTTATACCAAGTTTCCTTGCTACATTCTTTATATGAGTACCAGAACATCCATACATATCACCTATATACAAATAGCTCCTTTTTTCATCAAGAATTAATCTTTCAAGGTTACATTTTTCAAGTTCCCAGTCTCTACCTCTTTTCATATTCGAACAACTATTTAAACATATACAAAAGTAATATTTAAATTCGAATATGAGACTCTTATATCAAAAAATATGTTATCCAAGGAGGATTCGAACCTCCGCTAACAGAACCAAAATCTGTTGTGCTACCACTACACCATTGGACAGTGGTCCCAGAGGGATTTGAACCCACGATCTTGCGGTTATGAGCCGCCTGCTTTCACCACTAAGCTACAGGACCTTAAAAATATGCAGGAGCCTTCACAGACGCCTGCATATAACAGCTAAATATTAACCAATAATTATCCTAAAAACTCTCTCAACGCAAAGTTAAGTACTAACCCATAATATGGCAAACATTAAAATATAAAAGGATTAAAATACCTACTTCTTTTTTTTCTTCTTCTTTTTAGTGTCTTTTACTCGTTCAGCTTCGTTTTCGGGCTCCACAATATCACCGGCTTCTTCCTGAATCACATCCATCTCAGGAACAACATCAGACTTCTCCGACTCAGCCACATCCTTATCTGACTCCTCATCTTTATCCAATTCCGGCTCAGCGGAATCGTTTTTGTCTTTACCGATTATACCTATCTGGTAGCCTCTTAATTCTACTTGCATTAATTTCAGCTTCGATTCTAATTCTTGTATTGTTTTGGACCCAACCGAAACCTCGTTTTCCAAATCTCCGATTCTGGTCCTGGCTTCAATCAATGCATTTGATTTCTTTTTTAATTCATATGAGACACTGTCTCTCTTTTCTTCCAAGTTACTGATTTTGTAATTAGCCTCATCAAGATCAGACTTAGCTTTGTCAAGATCAGCCTTGGCCGCGTCAAGTTCTTCCGTTTTCTTCTTGACGCTTTTTATCAGCTTTTTCTGGTTTTCCTTCAAGGCGTCAATCTTTTCCTTAGACTCAGAAAGATCTTTGCCAATAGATAAAATCTCTTTATCCTTTGAAGCGATATCTGACTTAAGTTCGGAAAGCCTTTCCTTGTAAAAATCAGCCTTATCCTGCATTTCCTCAATTTCTTTTGCAAGATTTTCGGATTTAATAGCTTTCTCCCTGTACATTGACAGCTTGCTGTCTGTGATGAATGTAAAACCTAACATGCTCATTTTCAAAATATTTAAACATTACTTAACTCCAGAACTACCAAGACCTTTTTCTCCACGTTCATTTCCGTCTTCTACCTCAATATCTGTCACCTCTTCCAATACCATTTTGTATTGTGGAACGATTTCCATCTGAGCTATTCGATCGTTTTTATGGATTACGGTCGGTTTTTTATTGATTTTAGTAAGATTAACCATATACTCTCCTTTGTAGGTAAATTCGCATTTACCGGGTGCGTTAGTAACTACCACTCCCTCGTCAAAAGAGAATCCTGATCTTCCTTCTACATTCGCACACCATCCTTCTGGGATATTCAACTTGAAGCCGGTTCCGATTCTAACAGAATAACCTTGATATAAGGTAATTGATTCAAAATCGGAAGGAACATCTATTTCCACTCCCATGTCATTCACCATCTTCACCACTCTATATGCACGAATATCACAACATGCATCACCATCATGCTTGTATTCAGGTATCACGACATCGGGATACAGCTTCTTAATACCTACCTGCACAGTCTTCTGATAACCTGGAGTCAAATACGATTCAGGTATTTTATTAACAACCTTATCTTCTTTTTTATGTTTGTTGTTCTTTTCAGAAACAGTATCCTTCTTGCTATCTTCTTTTTCAGAAAGAAGTCTTTCAATATCTTCTAACTTGTCCATAATTATATTTTTATAGTACAATAAACAATACCTTCTTTTTTTATATCCTTCGTTGATTCATAACACTCACAAAAAGTACTTATGTCTGCATCATTAGGATCATCGACCCACTCATCTCCTTGCTTATATTTTTCTCTGGTTTCTGAGTAGATCATACATAATTTATCCCCATGCTTCGCCATAATCCTTTCTTCTGTCACTTTCCTACGAAGTTTAATAAGGGGAAATCTTGTAACTATTTCTACCATCATTCTACACAATCATTAAAAGCCCAAGAGATGTTATTCTCCTGGGCTGATGTTTATATTAAAATGGAAGGTCATCTTCTTCCATAGGAGGGAAGTTCGGCATCTGTGCTTGCGGCTGTGGCTGCGTCTGATGCTGAGGCTTGGTGCTCCTTGTAGTAGGTGCCGGGGCAGGTGCAGCCGGCTGAGCCGGGGCCTGATACTGAGCAGGCTGTTGAGCAGGCTGTTGGTAATTCTGATACGGAATAGCACTCGGAACAGACTTGGGTTGTTGAACCTGTTGAGACGCTGCCGGCTGCTGGGTATAAGTCTGAGGAGATGTAGGCTCTTGCTGAGTATTTCCTCCTATCCCTAATTTAGCCATTATACCGGCTCTGATGTCTTTAATAGAGGCATTGAACCTGTTTGAATATTCAGTAATCTTCTGATAAGTAAAGTTGTTTTGAGCTGAATAATCAAGGCTTTTCTTGCCATCAAATCCTGTAACTTCAATAGGGTCAGGCCAGCCGTTTACGCCTTTTTTATAAAAACGTTCAACAAGCTGATCTTTTTCTCCGTCTACTCCAGCATACGCGATAATAAGTTCCGAAGATCCAAACTCGTCATCTTTCTTCTTCTTAAAAACATTGAAATAAATTTTACGACTGAAATCGATGTTTTCGTAGTATTTTACGAAGCTCTTAACAAAGCCCTTGATATTTCCTTTTTGATTTACGAGAGGTATGGAAATACAATAGTTTTCATTAAGCTCGTAATCTTTCAACACGATAAGGAAATTAGTAGCAGTATTTCCATTAGAGAAAGTACTTGTCTTTAACCCGATGTAGTTGATGTACCCAACTATTCCATTATAATACTCTTTCCAATATCCTGCCGGCTGACCGTTATTAGGATTTATGTGCTGAACGAAACCTTCTTTCGGTTCGTTACTTTTTTCATACAAGTTACCATCTGAATTAATATACAGATAATAAGTTGTACCAAAACTTCTGTTTTCTCTAAAAGCCATATTATTATTTTTTTTATAGATTATACAATGTTTGATTTAAGACGTATGTTGATTCGTATTTAGGATTGAACATCTTTATCATCTTATACTGATCAGACCAATCCATAACAACATCTCCTTTTATAAGTGATTTTACGGAAGACAGCATATTTTCCTTACCGATAGAAAAATTAAAACACGGGCCTTCCAGCGCATTAAAAGGCATTGATTCCATTATCTTTTTTCTATTTCCAAAATCCTCAGACATTACTGTTATGCCGTTTTCTTCATCTACCTTAACATTGACAACATTATCCACTAAAGTCATGGAATTAAGAACCGATATAAGCAAATCCCTATCGAACTTAACACTCGAAGATTTTTCGAATTTATTACATACATATTCGTAGTTAGGATACTGTTGTTCTACGTTCATATCCGATATAATCACATTATCAAAGCATAAGAACGTCCTAACGCCATCTGTAGAAATACTGATCTCCGTATCCTTATCAGATAGAAAGCGGTATAAGATGGAAGCCGCGACCTCACTTAACATAATCGACCTTTCTTCTGATGCATTAGCATACTCTTTCCTGTTTATAAACAGACGGAACATATCAGTAGAAACAATGTCAATATAGTCCTTCTTCACATTAAGAAGAATCGAGCATATAGCCGGTCTAAATTCATCCGATCCAACAAACGCAAAAGATCTTTTCATAGACTGAATGAAAGACGAGCTCATAACACGAATACCGTCACCTACAGGATAAAAGAAATCAGGGAAAGCCTTATCCTCAATCCAAGTAGAAGAAAAAGATCCTCTATCATATTTAAAAACGATACTGTAATCGTTTTTAATCTCTATCTCTATATCCTGGTTATGATTTTTAAAAAACGAAATAAGAGTCCCGGCATCTACTAAAAGAGAAAACTTCTGGTCACAAGAAATATCAGTATTCACATCGAAAATATCATCCGTATATGTTATACGTTCGTTCATGGCTTGTATCCGGATATGATCAAAATATAAAGTAATTTTTATATTCGATGTGACACAATCCTTTAAGACCTTATCAAACATCTTTGAAATATTTGAAAGCTTCTCATTCATTAGTATGCCAGGAACTCTTACTTTCATTTTTTAAAACTTACGATTATGATTATCTAACACTGCAAATGTATTATTTTAAAATCTAATTTTGAATTAATTGGATTTAAAATGATTTAAAATAGATTAAATACTTCTTCTTGTCGCTTCTGCTATCAGCATTGCATCAACTATACCGTCATGGGCGGTCTTACATCTTTCGTTTTTAACAAACGTATCGTTTGGCCAAAGCCTTTTAGCACAAGCTAATGACGTTTTTTTAGTATTTACCTTACTGGCTTCCATGACCTTATCAGAATGTGTCCAAACCAATTTCTGCCATGTTTTAGGGGCTATGAAATTAACGGAGCAACTTATGTCCGTAAATGCCATACAGAGGGAGAGGAACAGCCCATGCAGTTGGCCTTTGTTCTCCATGAGGGAGGCTGTAGAGGACGTGCTGACCCCGTACAGTGCGTGGACGTCCTCTATGACAAATACTACCCTATCAGGATTGTTTTCTACGATCGTATCCCGGCAAAAAACATATTCTTTAGTCAAGTCTACCGGCCCTGAAGCTGATATTCTTGGAGTGGAGATTCTTGATATTAGTTTGCTGTCTTGATCGATGCAGGCTATAGCTCCATCTTTTCCTGGATCTGCTGCTATATATAGTATCATAATGCACTAATTTAGATTCATGTCAATTTTGCCAATGCTGTCATCATCTTCAAAACCTCCATTGTCAGTAAGTTCGTAATCAATAGCCACAGCGCCGTTGCTAAGGATGTAAAAACCTTTAAACATCTTTCCTATTTCAATAGGATACACTACATTTACGTCCCTTCCAATATCCTCAAACGGCATAGCGATATCTTCTGTTTCAGCTTCTTTTTGTTTTGCTAATACACCAACGGGTATATTTTTACCTTTTATAGATGCGTATGTAACCATATACAGAACATCGTTATTAACAAACGCCCTATCACTACTTACCTTATCCAAGCTAACATATATAATATGTTTTATAAAACTATTGATATCCCCACATATGTTAATAGCTTCTACTTCTTTCGGAATAACGACTTCCACTTCTTCTGGTTTTGTATTTTTCTTTTTCATTGAATTAACATTTTTGTATTTTGTTTTACTTCTTCAACAAGATCCTGATCTTTCATCATCTCTTGCTTAAGTTTCTCATTCTCCTTAATTCTTTTCACCCTATCGGCAAGAATCTTTTTGTATCTTTTATCCGAGATCTTTATAAACCAAGGACAGTTCCTTGATGGAATCCTTTTACATGGATAGTCAGTGAGACCGTTCGGTCCAAACTGCTCGCATCGGTTACATTTCTCTTCGCCCGTCATTGTAATTATATTTTAGGAAAACATTCTTCAAGTTCTCTATAAGAGCACTCTACTACAACAGAATCTCCTTTAGGGAGAAATACTAAAATAGAATCGATAGAAAAAACGCTATCTACTTTTCTTACAAGTTGGCCATGCTTGTAAGAAGACATGACCAACCTAATCCCATACGAATCTGAATAAGATCCTTTCCTACATGGAATTATGTTTTCAACAATATAATCAAAGCCTCCTACGCTAACTTCATCGCCGGCATTGATTTCCATTATGGGAACCATCTTAACCCTTCTATCTATGCTTATTTTCATTTAGCTACTTCGAATTTTATTTGCTCCTTCGGTTCATAATTCCATACCTCAAAATCATCAGCTACAAAATCATAAAATCCTTTCCCTTCCATACGAGACGAGATAGTAACCTGTGGAACCGGGCCGAATAGGGATCGACGAAGGAGCTCGTTTGCCTGCTCTTCGTGCCGGTCATATACGTGCATATCTTGAATGAAGTGCGTAAAAATAGCCGGCTTCAGGCCTGCGTCGTGAGCGAACATCATCATAAGTGCAGCGTACTGTGCTACATTCCATAGGCCGGCAACAATAGCATCCTGGCTGCGCTGATAAAGCGTCATATACAACTCATCTCCTTTAACAGATAAATTAATCTGGAACGCGCATTCTTGAAGAGGCTTAAGACTATTGGTTTCAGGATCGAACATAGATGCCACTATTCTTCTTGATGAACGATCATTCTTGAGTGACCAAAGAATGAAGTCTGTTTGGTTAAGAAAACCGTAAAGACCATCATGGATGTCTATCATACCCTCTGGAGCTTTTCCGGTTCCCATATAAACATGTCTGTTCACCATATCTCCATAACATCCTTCTATCTTTCCATTATCATCAGCCCACTGATCCCATATATGAAGACCAAGCTCTTTTACGTCTACCGATCTTTTTTGCCAAATCCACAAAATTTCTTTTATGGAGTTTTTAAGATTAGTAGGTCTAAGTGAACCAAGAGGAAATTCCCGACGAAGATCGTACTGGTTGCATACTTGCAGGATACGCTTCACCTTTACGCCTGTCCCATCACAGTAGACCGGTCGCTTTACCTCTTCCCACGGCTGGCTCATTATAAGAGCCAAATTATCTTGAAATATTTTATCTACTCTTGACATGTTTATATTTTTTTTAACCAACTACCATCCAGTCATCAGCCAACATATCTGATTGCGAAGCTAACCATCCATTTACAATATTATCGTTAGCATCTTTCATGCACAGATAAGAACAAAATTTAATCATGTTGGTTTCTGTTATGTCATAATAATCGTTTACGTATTTTTTAAACGAATCCGGCAATGACTTTACTTTATTAACTACCATATCAGTAGACAACCAATCTTCCGGTCACTGGAATACGAACATACCTTTACCATTCCATCCTGAACGAGCAATTAACTTACCTTCTTTTACTGCCTCTAAAGCTTCTCCAAATTTCATAACTATATTTTTTTTTATAAATTAAACTCTGCAAAATCTATTTCAGATCCGGTTGACAAATTAATCATTGACTTTTCAAGCTCTTCCATTGGAACCGGTTTCACAATACCTCCATTACCAAGAGTCCTTTTATAGAAGTTTATCACCACCTGATCGCTGGTTTTTACCGTCTTAGGAATAGGTTGACGAAGATATAATCCATCAAGAGACTTTACTCTTGAAAGAGCCGTATATAGCTGTCCTGTTTCAAAAGAATTAGATACGTCCATCATAGCCGCATCCAATGTCAGGCCTTGGGCTTTATGGATCGTGATAGAATAACCTATTTTTATAGGATACTGAATAATAGCTCCTACTACTTCAGATTCTATCTTATATCCGTTTCTTACGTATTTTACTTTCTCAAACGAACATGGTGTTATAACAACCTTAGTATGCTCATCATCTTTCGGTTTATCAAGGACTACTTCAATCTCACCCTTTTTTATAGATAATACAGTACCAAGAGAGCCATTGAAGTACTCTCCTCCGTTTCTTGTTATCATAACTCTTGATCCTTCTTTCAAGAAAAGAGTTTTTTCAACCGGAGCATCTTTAGGATAATCACCGTTTATAACAGCTTCTAATTTTCTTAAAGAGCCTGGTAACGATGATATTCTCATTTCGTTAATAGCCGTAGCTTTTGAGTTGGTAGTTACAATCTCAACATATCCTTGATTATTATCAGACTGAATACATCTGCTGTTTATTGTATCAAATACATCATCATCCATCTGCCCTTCACGCACCTTATTAAGGACACTAATAAACTTCTCATCTTTCTGACGGTATATTTTTTCAAAAGAAACCATTTCCATACCAGAAGCCATTAGAGACTTGGAGCTAAAGAAGTAAGATGTATCGTATATTTCTCTAAAAAAATCCTCCTTAATTACTGGCGGAAGTTGAAATAAATCACCTACCATAATAAGTTTCACGCCGCCAAACGGGTCCTTGTCTCCTCTTGCATGACGAAGTATATCAGCTACGTTGTCAAGAAGATCAGGGCGAACCATAGAAATCTCGTCTATGATAAGATACTTTATATTCTGTAAAATCTTTTCCGAACCTCCGTTGAATTTATATTCGCAGTTATCCATAAACGCGCCTTTTCGTATTTCAGGTATATACGGCTGCATTCCTATTCTAAAAAATGAATGAATGGTTTGACCACCTGCATTAACAGCAGCAACACCTGTAGGAGCTACAACAACCGCATTTTTTAATGCCGGTATAATACGCTTAAGGAACGTTGTTTTTCCACTTCCTCCTTTACCGGTTATAAACAGCGGTTTTGGTGACTTACAAATAGACTTAATAGCCTTTCCTTGTGCGACATTACCTTCGGACATAACTGAACGAAGAACGCACTCCATGATTTTTTTGTCGTAACTTATAGCCATCTTTTTTCTGATTTTGTTCTACAAAACAAAAGTATGAAAATAAAATAAAACCTAAAATATAAAATGAATTAATTAGGATTAAAAAGAAATAATAAGTTGGATAAGTAGTTTTAGATCAGACAGTAATATGATTTCGTATAGATATGGTTATGGCATAGTGGTGGCTAACGGGTGTTTCCGTCGATGTTCTACGAGATTATCGTTTTTCGGCTCTGTCGGCGACTACTAAGAACAGACCCTCTCTCAAGTACCAAACATTACAATGATGAATACTGAGATATAGGATAAAGATAGGTATCATTATAGAATGATAGCTCTTCAAATGGTATATCCTTGAATACAGATTCACCATCTAATTCTTTATCATTGTCTACTGTTGTATTAATGTTAGGTAATGATTGGATAGATATATCCATATTCTCTATCTTTTCCTTAAACTGTTCTGCCTTAACATACGTATAGATGTCTTCGCTTACCGATCCCACCGCTTTAGCCATCTCGCCGGCGAACTCAGCATACATATCCCGTACCTCATTAAAACCTGCCTTTTTGTCAGGAGCGGTATTGTTATAGGTTTTCATTCTCCTACTTACTCTACCGCAGACACCGGCAACGGACGTCCCCACCTCAGCACAGCAGGCTTCCGCATCAGCCATGCCTGCCTTTACCGTGGCTACCTTCTCCTTACTCCATCCACTAACCTTGTCGTATGATTGTTTAAGACGGTTTAAGAACATGTCCATTCTTCGCTTCTTATCTTCTGCTATGATAGCGCGATAGTACTTTCTTATAATCTGGTTTTGTGTACTTCGCTCATATCCTTCCCAGAAGTCTTTGTGCGCTTCTTTAGCCATAACAGAAGCCAATGACCTTGCTTCTTCTTCTTTTGTCTTTTTACGATCTATGCCAAGGATTTCTCCATCTTCGGAAACAACTTCTTCTGCGTTCAGGAAACGTAGGATATGAGTATTGTCTTTTAAGAAGAAATTGAAATCGTCTTTTTTACTCACTTTTTCTTTTTCTCCTTTCTCTATATCCTTCTCTCCAAAATACCATCTGTTTGTTGCTCCTTTTTTATACAAGGTCCAGGTATTTGCTATTTGCCAGAAAACAGCTCCGTGCCTATATACCGGAATCAGCTTACCTATTGGGTAGTTATGTTCGTTTGCTTCAATGTAAGCACGAGGATTATCTACGTATGTTATAAATTGTATGTTTTCGAACCTTTTTACGAGCTTGTCTTGTATTGCCATACCGACAATCTCTTTCGCTTTTGTTAGTCCTACATTCAAGTACAAGGCAATTGTTTTATTACTTATCGTCGAATCAATTAATCCATAATACGAGTGGCTTCCGTCTACGACATCAGCCTGAGAGTTTGTCTCTCCACTGTTCAGTACAGACTCATTATTTCTGACTAAATTAACAAACATCGCCTCTCTTATCCTGTCAAGGACTTTTTCATGGTTTGTTATTTCATTTTTCTTTATCTTAATTAAAATCCTATTCTTTGGAATATTCACTTTCCCGCATCCGAGAGTAAGTTGTACGCCATTAACACGATATCTTCTTGCTACAAACGTACTATCCGTCATACGGAACAGTTCGTCAAACATCGGATGTCCTGTCATGTTCTTGAACTTCGAATACCCGATTCCAAGTTTATGAAGAAGATCTTTCTGGTTTTTGAATCTTATTCTCGAATCCCGGCGGGAGATTTTTATCATACAGTATAAAGCATACAATTCCATGAACAACGAATCATCTGACCACTGTTCCAAAAGTCTGAGACTTATGTTAATATTTCTACCTAATTGTAGCTTCATATCCCATATTCTATTAAATATATTTAAAGCTATTCATCCGTTTTAATACATCCCCTCGGAGACCTTTCGGTCTCCTTGGTAGATGTAAATCCCGTTAGGGATAAGTCAGGAATATTTCATCCTGTTAGTACCCATCGCCAATGTTATAAGAGGTTTTATATAATGGCAACACTGTTTCGTCAAATACACTACTCCTGTTTAATCACCATCCTTAGAGCTACAGACTTGGGTAAACATCCGTAGGTAACTATCTATTCTCAAATAACGTAGTGTTTGTTTCAACACTTAGGCTAATAACCCGATCTCTGAAAGAGATGTATTAAACTTTTATAATAGAATTATATCAGGTTAATACTATTTGGGGTTATAATCTGTAACAAAAAAAATCGGATGGATTTTTGGGGATATCCATCCGATTTGTGTCTTTTTGCAGATAATTCCCAAAATCCCGTTACAGATAAAGAAGAGTCTCAAATCAACAATAAGACAATTAATATTTTATATTCTTATTTTTGATTTGAACTCATATTTATGTCTGTAACGCGCTACAAATATATAAATAAAAATTCAAGAATCAAACAATAAGACCTTATTTTCAAAATATAGCAGTACAAATATCGGGACAAATCCCGAATCCATTGTCATAAAATACGTTAATTTTAAATTTATAAATCCTTAATCCTTATCTTTGTATCAAAACGATAATCTCATGAAAGAAAGTGATAATAAAGATGTTAGTAATAGAGCTTATAGGCTTTTAGTACCTTATTCCAATACGGTAGATATGGCGAAGAAGATACTTCTGTTTTATAACGGATACTTAATGGCTTCCGGCAATGAGAAGAATGTCATAGATGCGAGGCACTTAAATCTTCTTGCCTATTATTTTGTGTTTGGATATTCGTATGAGACGAAGAAGAAGTTTTCTCATTGTTTCAGTACCGATCTTCAATATGTATCGGTTTTGGATACGGAGATGAAGAAGCGTGGTATTTTGATTGACCGTGAAGGGAATTACAGGACCAGGTGTTTGTGCCCGGATATAGAGAACATGCGCCGTCTTTTTGTATTGGAGGGTTCAAGAGATCAATGTGCGTTGGTTTCTTTATTTTACAGAAAAAAAACTTTTGAAGCCGATGGCGAAGAATAATTTCCCTATATCATTTGAGTCACATATTATAGATGATGTGATGGATAAGACCGGGAGCGTTTACGACCGAAACCAAATACGTGACGTTTTTAGAGCCAGTATTTCTTATGCCAATAACTTATGTACGTACACAGATAACGTGTCTGTATCGTTTCCGTATGTGGGCGATATGGTTTGTAACCTTCATGAGATGGAGAGGCGCAAACACAATCTTGAGCGTCTTAAATCCAAGGTAGAAAAATTATCTAAGTATCAGGAAAAAGAACTTCAGTGCCTTGATATTAAGATAAGGATGATAAAGGATGCTTATGACTCAGGTGAGATAAAAGGTGGGGATATGTTGATAAAACACAACAAATTATCTATCTTTAAATCTCGTAAGGGTCATAGTTTTAGTGAAATACAAAATATTCAAGAACAGGAATTTAACAGATAAGTCATGAAAAAGATTTTGCAAGCGGAAGTTATATACGATGCTTTTATGGATACGATATTAAAAAAACTTCCAAGAAAAAAAGAAGATTATCCTGATTGGTACAAGGAACGTCTTGAAAAGTGTGAGGGATGTAAATTCAATACTAAGAACGTCCCTAACTCTATGCTTCCTCTTTCTTTATACGTAAGCAAGAAAATAGGTAAAAATCGTTGTTCGGTATGTACGTGCTTCATCAAGCAGAAGGCCTGGAGCAAGACAGAGGAATGTGCGCTTGGGGAGGGGCTTCCCCGTCCTTCGTGGATGGATCGTCAGTATTCTATTGATTTTTATGATGAGAAATCAAGATGGAATAGATTGGAACTTATCACAATGGATTCTGATGAATTTAATGTTATTTCTACAGATGACAAGCAATACAATATTGACCTCTCTAAAGACGGTAAATCATTTGAAATCATTTTCGAACCGATAGAAAAAGGGAACAGTATAAGGTTTTCATTCGTTCTTGAGTCGAAGCATGATATGAAGATAACAGCATCAGAGACATCTTGTGGTTGTACGTCATCTAATTTGAATATCATAGACTCCCGTCACTTTAAGTTCAATATAGAGATACATACAGCAGGATTTGGAATAGGAAGATTCGTAAAGCACATGACTGTTCACTATCAAAAAGATGGGTCTAAAAAAGAGGAAAAAATTCCGTTTAATTTTGAAGGTACTATAATTCAAAAAAGTTAAGTTATGGGCGGATGTGGTAAAGCAAGGCATTTACAATGCGAGGATAAAAGGAAGTCCTTATTTTCTATGTTGCAGGCATCTTGTGACGATCTCCCCGATTATTCTGCCGGGGACATTCTCTATGCCGTACTTAGATCTTTTGCAAAGAAAAGAGGATTGTCTGTTTCTTTTTTAAGGACGTTGACAGACAGCGAGCTTTTTGAAGTGGCTGATTATAATTTATCAATGGAGTTGATGGACGTTATTATTCATGATAAAAAGGTTCTTGACAATGAAGAAGATTGATTTTGATTCAGATATAAAGCATCTTATTTCTTATTACAACCATCTACTGTCTGCGCAAGACAAGGTGGGGGAGGATATGGAAGAGCTAACTAAGGATATTATTAGAAAGAAGGATGAGGAAGACAACATAGAGTTAGAAGACTTTATTGATCTGGAGGAAAAGTCGTTTATGACCAACTTGTATCAACAAGAGATGCTGAAAGTATCTTCTTCTATAAAGGCAGTTTACAGGTTATCTATTAACGCCGGTCATGATCTTAACATAGATGATGACAGCAAGAAGATTCTTGACAGGATAGTAAACGACGGAGAATCGGATTTTATTATGTACGTTGATAATAATACTGATTCTGTTATGTTCAAGGAAGAATCTATTGAGGAAGGAATAAAAAACATGTGTAAGTATCGTGTTGATCCATCTTCTCTTGAAGACAGGTTTAATATGCTTAAGTCTCAGTATGAGGCTTTTTTAAAAATGGTGAACAATGAAGGTAAGAAAGCCGACTAACGATGATGTCTCTTACGTAGATCGGAAACTTCTTGTGCTAAGGGATCAGATAGATAAGGCTGAACGTTATCTATCTGAAAACCCTTGGGATAAAATAGAAGATTCCGATAAGAGGGAGAAAGAATTTAGGTTTCAAAAGAGCTTGTCTGATAGCTTAATGCAATGGACTGAATCTTATATTAAGATGTGTGGGATAATGGATGTCTATAATCAGCTTGAGGCTGCCAAAAATAAGAAAAGCCTAAAAGGAGGACAAACAGTATCAGGTATTCAGTCTTTTGTTAAGAATGAGGCTAAGAGCAAGCTCGATAAGTAGTTTTGTCATGAATTTTGATAGCAAAGAACTTTATATAAATATGGGTAACGATATCCCGTTATGGAATGACCTTTATTCTTATGAAGAGCAAGACGATGATGTCAAGCAATTCTGGGAGAATGAGGCTATGAAACTCCTTAACGGTGTTACCATAAATGGGGTATTTATACATCCTTGGCTATATTGGCATATCAATTTCTGGAAGATGATGATTGACGTAGGAGATGATCGTATTCCTGGAAATTCTCAGCTTCGTGATAATGAATGGATGTTTGCCGAATTTCTAAAGCAGGCTGAAGAAGAGAATAAAGGAATATTCATGTTCGGGTGCCGTCGTTTTGGAAAAGCCCTTCTTGACTCTGAGATACTTTATCTTGAGGACCGGGAAAAGATGATAGGAAATATCGTTGTAGGGGATAAGATATATGACGATAAAGGTAATTTGGTAGAAGTCGTAGGTGTCTATCCTCAAGGGAAAGTAACTACATACAGAGTCGTATTCGAAGACGGTCGTAACGTTATTTGCTGCGGTAATCATCAATGGCGTGTCAATCATGGAGGAAAATGGCATGTTAGGAGTCTTAGAGCCATAGCCGGATTGGATTATAAGAGTATGTCTATTCCAGTAGGTGAGGCCCTGAACTACCCTACGGCAAAGCTGCCGGTTCCACCGTCGGCCTATGCCTCGATGCTGGCGGCTTATCTCGGTGGCTATGGTGGGGATATGTTTTTTGATAAATACGTTTGTAAGAAGTTTTTAAGATCGTCCATAGATCAAAAGAAAGATTTTATAGAAAACTTCATTCGTTCTTTCAGAAACGTAGTAACCGGAGAAGAAGAGCTTATGTTGTCTCATATTGATATGGATGTCATAAATTTTGTACAACGTATGTTTTGGGCTTCAGGTTGGTATGCTAAATTGGAGGGGAATAAACTTATACTATCAAGGAATCGTAAGGAATTAAAAATAAGATCCATATCGATATACGGAAAGGAGCATGCCACTTGTATAACCGTTGATAATGACTCTCATTTATTTTTGACCACCAATTACATCGTTACTCATAATACGGCCATAATGAGCTCGTTTTTGGCTCGTAATGCTACAATGACGTACAATTTGACGCATAATGTTATTGGGTCAAGTAAGGAGGACCTTATGAGTCTTGGTGAGTATCTTGAGTTTGGTCTTGATAATATACATCCTTATCTAAGAATAAATAGAACAGGTAATGATTGGTTTAAAGAGGTTATTATGGGTACTAAGACGGTGAACAATATTCGTGACGTTCACGCTCGTATTCGTATTACCAATATTGATAGCGGTAAAGCCGGTGCCTCTCTTAAGACCGCATCTGGAACACCATATACATCTATTTATGATGAGGTAGGTAAATTTCCATTTTTAGCAGCATACTTACAAGGTCGTCCTGCCCATATGATGCACGGTAGAATGAGGGGGATGATGATATGCTCCGGTACGGGCGGCAACGTTGAAAAGTCTCAAGATGCTCAAAAAGTGATGAATAACCCTGCTGAATACGGGTTTATTGTCATGAATTATGATCTGCTTAATAAACGTTGTTTAAAACCAACTTGGCGTATTAGTCAATCCGGTTGTTTTGTTCCTGCTCAGATGTCTCATGCTTATGATAAGGAAACAACAACCTTAGATAAGTACCTTGGAATAGAGAAAGCTACAGGTCTTAAGAAAATAGATATTCAGGTATCAAAATTTGATGATAATACTAAGAAGATAAAATCTCGTCTTGATGAACTTGTCAAAAAGGATAGAGCTTTATACGTTCAGGAACGAATGGCATTTCCTTTGTCTATAGATGATTGTTTTCTTAATACGAATGTAAATAGGTTTCCTGTAGAAGATGCTTTGAAGCACAAAAGCCGTCTTCTTGAAGAAGGAAGACCAGGGAAAACAGTAGACATATATCAGACTGATGGAATGAAAATGGGCTATCATTTTAGTGATAAACAGCTCGCTGATTATCCGTTCCAAGGTGGAAATATAGATGCTCCTATTGTTATATACGAAAATCCGCCTGAAGATGGAGGTATTTTTGATTTCACATACGTGAGTGGATGTTTACTTCCAGGTGAGAGAGTATTAACAGATAAAGGGTGGAAATACGTTGAAGATGTAAAATATGAAGATAAGCTTGTAAATAAAGATGGAGAATATGTTTTTATTAACAAAAGACTGTTATATAATAAAATAGATGAAGATGTGTATGATGTTAAAATGTATAATGGAGTTTCAATAACACGTTTTACGAAAGAGCATCCATTGTATGTTAGTGACAATAAACTTAAAAATGGTAAAATAATATGTGAAGATTTATTTAGCTTTGATTTTGTTAAAGTATCTGATGTAAAGAGTGGAATGTGGATTAAATATCCAAATATTTACAGAAAGGAGATATATCCTTGTAAAGAATTATTCCCTTATGTAATGTCTGATGATTTATGGTATTTAATAGGAGCTTGGATAGGTAATGGGTATTCAAGGATAGACAAACATCATGTAGGCATATATATAAGTACACATAAAAACAATGATAAGTTTATAAAGAAAATAGATGATATATGTAAATCATGTTTTGGTAAATATACTAATAAAAGATTCAGGGATAATAGTTGCGAGATATTTTGCAGTGTAAAGGAGTTTGCAATATGGATGGACTCCACATTTGGTAAATATGCCAATGGAAAATTTATACCAGAATGGGTTAAGTATATACCTCATGAGTATAAGGTTTCTTTTTTGTGTGGATATCTTGATACGGATGGTTGTTGTTATGCCGTTAATGGTAAGAAATTATATACTATTGAATATACAAGCTGTAATTTAAAATTATTAGAGAGTGTACAAGATATTTTGTTTTCAATAGGAATAGTTTCTAATATAAAAATTAATAAAAACGATAGATCTGATGTTATTCAAGGTCATTTTAAGAAAAGTAATTGTTTATATTATTTATCTTTTGGTACAAATGGTATATTAAAATTACTATCATTTGGTATAAGCAGTGTTAAGCTTGATGGTATTATTATTTCAGATAAAATAATCAAGGCTAAGAAAAAGGGGTGTTTTATAAGTAGTGATGGTAATTATATTTATATAAGGATTAAAAGTATAGAGAAGGAATTGTATTCTGGTCCTGTGTATAATTTTGATTGTGATACGCATACCTATTTATGTCATCACATAACTACCCATAATTGCGACCCCTATAAATCAGACAAGGCTGATACTGATTCTGTTGGTACGTTTTATGTACTTAAAAGGTATGTAAAAATCAACGATCCATTTGCTTATTGCATAGTAGCATCATACGCATCACGTCCTCCATCTTCCGATGATTTTTGTAGGAATTGTGAAATACTTCAAGAAGCGTATGGGGCTAAGTGTCTTATGGAGAATGCCGATCGAATGTATGAACTGTATCTTACGAGACGAAATAAGCAGCTCATGTTACTGGAAGACGGTGAACGTCTTGCCGGTAAGATTATCCGTGCTGGCGCCCGTCAGAACAACAAGCTCGGTTTGGCTCCTACGGTTCCCAATCAGCGCATGCTTTTCAATACCGTTATTCAATATTGTTGGGAGGATGTTGTTGTCGGGTATGATGATGATGGTAATGAAATAACACAGAAAGGTATTTACCGTATCCCTGATATAGAACTTCTTGATGAGATCATAGCCTTCGGCCCTGGGGTCAACACCGACCGTATCATAGCCTTCGGCCACGCTCTTCTTCTGGCTAAGTATTATGATGATATGGGTTACATGCCTGAAAGTACGACTCAGAAGGAGAATCAAAAGAAGAGGGAACGTAAGAAGATGGAACAGGTTAAAGGATTTACGGTAAGAAGACATAACCCGTATAAAATGAGGTGACGAGAACAAATTCCTTATCTTTGTGAAAAATAGGATAATAGGATGGAATATTTCAATAGAGATCAGGCTTTTCCGGCCAGAGGAGTATTTTCAGGGTTGCCGGTACAGGCTATACCTACCAAGAGAAAAACCAAGGAGTGGTTTAAAGCCACTATGGATTCTCTTGAATTGATTGGTTTGAAGCAGCTTGATGAGAACCAAAAGTTCAAGGATTTTTATAGGATGATGGAAGGCAAGCTGTCATTTATGGAGCTGAAAGACGTAATTCCTTATCTTAAGGATGTTCAGTCTATAAGGGACAATGTAAATATTCCATCATTCTTACGTCATTATGATATAATAGGTACGATCGTAAACGCTTTTGTAGGATGGTTGGGAAATCTTTCTGACAAGTATAATGTAGTTGGATTGGACGAATCTGAAGTGAATCAGTATTCTGCCACGAAGGAGAATCTTCTTTATAATTACATTAGAGAGGAATTGGACAGAAGGGTTAGGCAAGAGTTATTAAATAGAGGATTGGATCCGGATTATAATAATTTTGCCAGCGAAGAAGAAAAGCAGGCTTATGCTCAGCAGATACAAGAGGTGAAAGCATCTATGACCCCTCCTGAGATAGAGAACTTCATGAATACAAAATGGAAGACTGCCGAGGTTATATGGGGTTCTCATACGCTTGAAGCAGACAGGGGGCGTTTTTACATGGATGAGATAGATACTGAGAATTTCATTGACTATCTTCTTACTGGTCGTTGCTTTAGAAATTACCATGTAGGATACGACTATTATAAGCCGGAGAGGTGGTCTCCGTTGAATACGTTTTATTCTAAGACATTAGATAGCAAGTATCCTCAATATGGGGATTATATTGGTCGTGTTCATTATTATACTGCCAATGATATTATAGTAAGGTGGGGGCATCTTCTTACGGCAAAAGACAAGCAAAAGCTTATAGGAGGTGCTGATAATTTCAATGGCACTTATAACAATGGTGATAATGGGAGCTATGTAAGTTTATCCAAATCGGCGAGTGTAGGGATGTTATATCAGAATAAGGTAATACCTTGGAAAGGATATAATGATTATGCTTCTATAAAAGCTTATGAGGATTATTACGGTATTTCAGCCGGCACATATACCGGATACGACAGTAATGGCAATGAATATCACAGAACCAGATTCATGCCAAATTTAGAGCATGGTAATTATTATAACCGCGCCCAGAGTTTGAGCGACGAGCATGTTCGTAGTGATTTGTATCAGGTTACTGAATCATATTGGGTATCCCCGGCTCAGGTGTATGTAATTACCTACCAAACTGAAACCGGATTAGTAACTACCGAAATGGTAACCGACGAGCTTCTTCAAGACTTTTTACAGGAAAATGGTATTAAGAAAATTACCAGGACCATGAGTAAGGGCATGGAGAACCCGGAGATTAATACCTATTTTGTAGATTACGTTCCACAGGTAAGGTACGGAGTTAAAATCAGTGGAGGTGCTCTCGCTCAGGACAACCTGTATCTGGATGGAGAACCTATCGATCATCAGATAAAAGGTGATAGCAACATCTATGACTTTGTCCTACCCGTTGCAGGATATATCGGTACTTCTATGGCGAACAGGATTCAGCCATATCAAATATTTTATAATTTCTCCATAAATCAGATAAATAATATTCTTGAAAAGGAGATCGGTAAATTCTTCTTAGGGGATATAAATCTGGTTCCAAGTGAATACAAGGATTTGGGTGAAGATGTGGCTGATATATGGGCTAATCTTCTTGATGTAGCTAAGTCTGTAGGTGCTCTGACATTAGATACCTCATCTCAAAACACGAAAGGCGGTGTTCCTTTCAACCAGTTTGCTGTCTATGATTTATCCCAGACAGAGCAGCTTAAAACAAGAATGGAGCTTGCTGAATGGTCGAGGATGAAGTGTTTTGAAATGGTTGGTATCACACCTCAAGTAATTAACGGTCCCAACAGGTATGAGACCGCCACCGGGGTCCAGCAAGGCGTTACAGCATCTATGTTACAAACACAGATATACTTTGATAATTTCGGTTACTTCAAGAAACGCGCTTTGGATCTTCATCTGGCTGTTGCTCAACAATGTCAGGAAGAAGGAAAGGATATTTCTGTAATGTACACAAAAAGTGACCTTACCAGAGCATTCTTATCTATAGGAACCGACGGTCTTAGTCTAAGGCATCTTGGTGTTCAGGCATTATCTAATTCCAAGAAAAGGGATGAGCTTGAGAAATTTAAAACTTTCATGTTGCAGCTAAATACGGCCGGAGGAGACATTTACGATCTTGCATCTATCTTCACATCAGATTCTATGGTGGAACTTATACAGAATGCAAGGAATACTCGCGCATACAACGAGCGTCAGATGCAGCAGCAACAACAGAATCAGATGCAGCTTAACCAGCAACAGATACAAGCTGAAGCTGCTGAGAAGGATAAGCAACGTCAGCATGAACTTGCTTTGGAAGACAAGAAAGGTCAATACAGGATACTTCAAGAGAAGATTCAGGCGGCAGGCAGGGCGGCAGACGCCAAGAGCGACGCCACCTCCCTCAACTTCCTGGCTTCTGTTTCAGATCAGACCGTAAGGCAAGCTGATATAGAAAGCAATGAAAGGATAGAGGATAAGAAAATTGAAAACGATTCCAAACTTCATGATGATGAAATGAGAATGAAAATGGAAGAGTTAAAATTAAAATCCAAAGAGCTTGCTCAACGAGCGAGGGAAGATGCCACCAAAAGGTATGTAGCCGGAATCAATAAGAATTAAGGATTAAACATCCCCAAATTTCATTAGAAAATCTCTAATAAAATTTGGGGATGTTTAATTTTTAGTGAAGATTAAACACTTATAAGTTTTTTGTCTGAAATATAGGTATTTAAATATTTTTGCAGTATGGGAAAATTAGAAAAAAATGGAATAGTAGAATTGGACGATATTTTTAGTATCGGTCCAGTTGATGATGTTTATAATAGGGAAGAAGATATTCTGCCTATTAATGGTAATGAACCGGCTAAAAAAGATGAGAAGCCTGTAGAAGAAGGTTCTCAAATTAAAGAAGAGCCGGTTGTCGATCCTACTCCTGATCCTAAAGAGGATAAAAAAGGAGAAGAGAATGTGGTTGACGTTAAACAGGATCCGGTAGAGACCCCGGTTGTCAATTACAGAAAAGTATTGGATGCCCTTTCTTCAAGAGGGATCATTCCCGATTTGAAAGATGTGGTATTTAGCGGTGAAAACGGCGAAGAGATTACTATCAATGATCTTGATTTTAGTAAAGAAGATTCGTTGTGTGACATACTATCTACAGTCCTTGAAAGCCAGAAAGAGGATATTGTTAAGGATAAGATAGATGTTACTTCTGTTTCTGATATTACCAAGAAGCTTATTCAGGCTGATAAGGCTGGCGCTAATATCGTTGATATTCTTAAGCAATATGATACGAATGTCGCTCCGATAGAAAAGCTTGACATTGAAAACAAAGCAGATCAGATAAAGATCGTTCGCCATTATGTTGATCTTCTTGGGTTGCCTAAAGATGAAGCTGATGAGTTTTTCAAAGGCATTATCAATAAAGGAGAAGAGTATGTTGAAGCAAAGGCTATAAAGTATAAGGCTGAGCTTGATAAGAGAATGGATGATATTATCCAGCAACGTACTAAAGAGGCTGCCGAAAAGAAGGCGAAGGATGCAGAAGATTTTAGAAGGTATAAGAAAGACCTTAAGTCTTCTATCCAGGCAAAGTATCAGCTAAATGACACTATGGTATCTAAAGCTCTTGATTTTGCCCTAAAACCTTCTGAATCGAATCCCGGAATTACCAAAGCATTTAATAGGGTAAGGGAGATGATGATGAATCCGGAAGAAGCGCCAGATTTGATTATGTTTCTTATGAACCCAGGAGAGTTCATAAAACAGAAGTCGAATCAAGCTGTAGTTGATGAGAAGAAGAAAATTTATAAGCTCATCAGCCACACAAATAAAGACAAGAGGGTAGCTCCGGTAGATGATAAAGGTGATCAAGTTCAAGGTGTGAAGTTCGATGAAATCAGTATAGATTAAAAATTAAAACATTTTTTCGTTCATGGCTAATGTACTTTTAACAAAAAATTTCCCGGCCACCATGAATGGTGACACGGTGATTGGATATACCGACGCTAAAGTCGTTAAGCAAAGTATCGTAGAGCACGATCTTAGCTCTTTAGAAGATTGGTACTACGAAAATCCGGATAAGAACCATCTGGGTATGCTTGAGTTGTTTTCTAACATTACAAACTATCCTCTGCCTATGTATATGGGTATGATTAAACAGGATGCTACTATTACCGTAAATGGTATCAATGGTTCATTCCGTTATGATCTTCCGGTATCAGAAACGTATGAGGTGGTTACAGTAGAAGACACGTCTTTGAAATATGCAAAACCTGGTATTGATGAAAGCTTCTTCGAAATTGTGTTGAATGCACAATTCAAACAAGGAGATGTTATTACTTACGATGTGATTAACGGTTGCCAGGCTCTTATCTCTACAGAGCGCCCTCCGAAACAAGAAGGTGAAAACTGGAGATATTGGTGTAAGCTGTGGGGTCGTTCTCGTGCTAAATACTTCCCGAAAGACATGCTTCGCGCCGGTATTAAATACTGGAAGGTAACAAACGTTCTTGGTGAGTTCTCTACTCAGTTCTCTGGTGTAGGAGGTGCTTCTAAGGCCGGTTCTATGACTTGTGAATTTACGCTTGGTGGACACCGTGGTGTTGAAGGTGAAACGACTATGTACGCTGGTATTAAGTCTTTGGCTTATGCGGACGAACGTACACAGAATTTCATCGACAAGGCTTACCAGAAAGTTCGTCAGCTTTCTGAAATCAGAGGAGGTGATGCAAGTTATGCCATTATCGGTTCTCGTCTTGGTGACGGAAGCATTGATATGCGTACGGCACGTGTAGCCAATACAGTGTCTTTGTTCTGTTTGGCTGAGTTGGCTAAGATGGAAGCATACGAACTTATGTTCATGCGTGGAGGTAGAGTTAAGGGTCATAATGGTGTTTTGATGAAAAACGAAGGTTTGTACCATCAACTTCGCCGTGGTTTCGTTATCTCATATGCACGTCCGGGCGGTATCAAGCGCGAACACTTCCTGGCTGCTGCTGACTATATTTTCCGTGGTCGTAGCGATATGCCGATTGAAAATCGTGTAATGAAATTCAAGGTAGGTGCTATGGCTTACAAGAACATCGTTGAAATCTTCCGTGATGAGTTCTTCTCTCAATTGGGTGCCTTGGCTCCGCTTATGGGTACAGAACGTATTATCAATAATCCGGTAACAGGATCAAACGATGCTCTTGAATTAGGAACTGTAAAGATCAAGGGTGTTACTATTCCGGGTATTGGTAAGGTTATTGTAGAACACGAACCTTCTTTGGATTACGTTGATATGGTAGATAGAAGCCAGTTGGTAGACGGTATGACTCCTATCACATCATATTCATGTATTATGGAAGACTTGACCGCTCCTGAATATTCCAATGCATTCGCCGGCATCCCTGCTTCAGCCGAAGCTCGTATTGGTAATATCAACAGCAACGTATTCTACGTTAAGCCTGATATCGGTTCTATGTGGTGGGGTTACGAACAAGGTAGATGGTCATCCAGAGTATCGGCTCAAGAAATTGTATCCAGCCATCCTCGTATGTCAGAACAATTCTGGTGCCATTCTGTATCGGCTTGTTGGGTAAAAGATACCAGCCGGTTCGTAACAATTGAATTGTTACCAAGTTCTTTGTGATCATAACTTTTAATATTAACTTGCGGTCGGCTTTAAAACCGGCCGCAAATTTTGTTTTCATAGGATATATAAAAGATGGGAAAAAAGATTTTTGAAGAAAGCCATGAGTCTAAGAAACTGCTGGCTACCGTAGGAGGAATGAAGATATATTCCGACTCTATTTATGTTATAACAGGTAAGATGGATGAAGAAGCTCCTTCCGGATATCAGGAAAGAGGTATTTCCAAGACTCCTTTCCCTGGGAACAAGACAGTATCTTGTTGTGGATGGGATAAGGATCTTAGGGTGTATGATACCGGTTTCTTCATCAATTCAGCATGTTATAAAGGTTACTCACTTGAAGACAAGAAGAATGAAATGGATATGCGTATTAAGAATATTCGGTATCCGTTTGAAGAAACTGTCAATGAGGACCTGGACCAAAAGAACTTCGATTTCTGGGATTCTTACAGAATTGACTTGTATGATGGTCGTTTGTTCTACACTAATGACGTTCGTGATTTATTTGAGTTGTATATAGCTATTTTGTCCAAGTCTCTTACTCCTAAAGAGGAAGACGGTAATCCGATGTATGTCGAATCTTATTATTGTGTAGAAGACAAGACTACGGCCGTAGATATCAGGAAACAACGTCAGATTGACAAGGCTGATATTTTATACGAGTTCATGAACAAACTGAAAGGATCTGAGGCTGAAAGAAAAAGCATCTACGATCTGCTTTTGTATCTTGACATCATATACAGCGTAGAGCTTGATCAGAGCATGGTTCAATACATATTCACTAATTGGATTGACGCCAAGAATACGAACGTTGACATGTATAAAGAAGCAAGCTCAAGGTTTTTATCTGACGACGAATCTTCTGAAGGGATGCAGGTGATTAAATTCCATCGTATGATCAGGGAAATGATTGAGGGCTTGGCTGTCACCGTCAACACCGACGGACTGTATCTGAATGGCGAGCTCCTGGGCGCCGACGCCATCTCTGCATCTATGGCTCTTGTTTCCAATAAGTCGATGTTAGAAACTAAGTCACGTGTTCTGGAAGCGTATAACGCTTTAAAGAACAAGCATAAAAAAATAGAAGGCACTAAGTCTGACGAGAAGAAAAAGAAAGATGAGAAAGGTTTAGATGTTGATCAATACGCTGACAAAAAATAATAATTTATGAGAATCGTTGATTGTTATCTCCGGGCCTTACAGAAGGCTGAAGAAAACATGACCAACGGTGGTATAAAACTTGACAAGGCACGTTTTGTTCAGCTTTTTAATGACGAACAAAACCGCCTTGTTCGTCATATCCTTGATAAGAAAAATGAAGAGGATATACGTTATATCCAAAAGCTGGTTGTGTATTCAAAAGAACTTGACGAGAGAGGAGACAAGGATAATCCGGAAAGCACTTTGTTTTCATTGCCTTCTGATTTCTTTTCTTTTTCAAACATATCAGGCGTATTTACCAAAGGTGAATGCACGGTCACTGATTTTACCATGTGGGAGGCTAAGAACGAAAATCCGCATGAGCTTCTTGCCGACTCTTTTAACAAACCTGATTTTGATTTTAGGGAAACATTCTATACAATAGGAGAAGATTCGGTAAGGGTGTATAAGTCTGGTTTTGATGTAGACACCGTTTACCTTACATATTACCGCTATCCGAAGGAAGTTGACATCGAAGGATATATTAAATCCGATGGTTCTAATTCAACTGATATAGATCCTGAATTAGATGACAAATTAATCGGTGTTATTCTTAACATGATTGAAAAGCAATTTGCTTTGAATGAAAGCGAATACGGACGTTATCAAATAGATTCAAACAACGTCCAATCTCCTTTGTAGCAGAAAAAAGGCACATCCTAAATTAAAGATTATCAAAAAGCATTAAGAATTAATTAATTCATAATGCTTTTTGTTGCTTATATGACTATCACTATTTTTGAGACAGATAACAGAATATTAATTTTTAAAATATTATAAGGCTATGGCTATCCATAAACCGTATGACAGACACATTATCTGTCCTCCGCACGCTAAGTTGGCGGACGTAGATTCTTTGTTGCTTCAAGAAGGTCAGATCGCTATCTATGATTTGGATGGTGAGCAGACTAAAGATGGTTTGAAAGCGTTGAAAGACTTGAAAGGATATCGTAAGGACGAACAACGTTTCCAGATCAGAATCGGACGTAATGAGATGGTGAACGACCGTGTATCTGATGATAAATCATTCTCTACACCTACGTTTGCTATTGATGAAATTATAGAAGTGTATGCTTCTGCTCCGAAGAGTAAAGAAATTAAAGTAGATGAGGTTATTTTCGGTTATAACGGAATTGACGACAGTACCGCTATTACAGCAAGAAAAGGCGATCGTATTCCTATCCATATTAAGCTGACAGGACGTTTGTTCGAGCTTCGTGGTTATCCGATGGGTGAGGTAAATATCGATGATTACATCATTTTCGAAAACTGTCCAGGTCGTGAGGATATGTGTTCAGAATGTGATCCTTGTGAAGATGTTGATATTTTGGCTGCTATCTTGAAAACAATCGAACGTATCAAGAATCAGCCGATTGCAGGTGGTGGCAAGGTAGGTGATTTTGTAGAAATCCATCCTATCCATTCTTGCAATGAAATGGAAAAAACTCCGGTGGAAACCGACATGAATTTCTATTGCATGGAAATGTGTGATACCGGTGATGCTTATGCCCTGGCTCAGCTTAAGGCTGCTTATCCTGGTTTGGATATCAAGAGAGTCGGACGTCATCTTTCTACATCTAAATATCAGGTGATGAAAGAAGGTGGTAAGCCTTCTGATTATACTCAAAAGCTGTCTTCTATCATGAAAGGATGCGAAGAGTGCCCTGATGGATATACTAAGGTAGACGGAGGTTTGATTTATGCCGTAACGTTAGAGGATGATGGGGTTGATCAGTCTACTGTAGTAGAAAGCATTAAGAATGCCGTTAGTAGCACTGCCGAGAAAACAGCAGCCCAAGATGGCGGCGTAGGTATGTACACTGTGGCCGTAAGCAAGAAACTGACGAAGGCTGATATCGATGCATTTGTAGAAACTAATCCGACTGCTACAGTAACGTTCGTTGCTAAAACAGCAGATATGTGTAGCAATCCTGCTGTTACTACCGTTAGCTGGGAAGCATGTGGTTCTTGTAAGATTTCGAAAGAAGCTTATGAAATCACGTTGCCGGATGATGAATGTGGTAACAGTGCTAAAGAAGAATTGCAGGCAGCATTCCCGTATCTGACAATCGAAGATTACGGTACACCTGGTGGATGTCAACACAAATTCAAAACAACGGTCGTTACTAACATGGTTTGCGACGAATGCGATAAAATTTTCAAAGACTTCTTCGTATCTAAAGCTCCCGAATCTTATCGTGGACGTAACTGGAAACGTTTGGGTACCGTAGCAGGAGATCAGTCCATTATCGCCGATCCGATTCCTAAGAACTGCAAATGCGGTATCTTGTTCCGTGGTATTGACTACATGATTTCTCCGTCCGACTGTTTGATTGACCGTCTGACATTCCAAGAAGGATCTGTTCGTATTGCTGTAAATGGCGGTTATCCGGATGAACAGCGCGAGGCTATCAGCACGTACTTCAACCCGATCCATACCGAATACAAACAGCACTGGGCTCCGCGTACTCACCTCGGCGCTGAATTGCTGGATAAGGAACGCGAACAACGTATGTTCTTCGACTTCCGTAAGACTCACCAAGAACTTATGGAACGGATGTTTACCAACGAAGAAACCCGCTTAGACCTGTTGGCTCCGTATGCTGATTATTCAGTAACGTTGAAGCCGGCACGTTACTCTAACGGCTTCGGTAGGGTAATTGATGATCATATTACAGTACACTTCCATGTACCGTATGGCGCTCACGAAGGTATTCAAGACCTTATGGACTTGTTAGCTGCTTCGGCAAATATCAAGCCCTGCAAGATTTGATTTTCCTTTTTTCTATATATCCCAAGGGGGAGGAGGCTGGTCCTCCACCCCCTTTTTGTAATAAAACAATTTGAAATAGATCGATTTCATATGAATGGCGTGGATTCTTTAGTCGGTGCCTTAGGTAGGGGCATTGACAAAATAACCAACATAGTTGGAAAATGGGGTTCCTCCCAACCGGTAGATGACAGCAAATCCGGTATAAAAATAGGGGACAAAATCTACCAAGTGGTTGTGTCCTTAAATGGCTGTTATTGGTATCTTGACGAAGAAGGTAAGAAGCATCCTGTTTCTGGTATTCCGGCCACAACCGAATGGGAGTGGATTAACATAGCTGAGAAAGTTATCAAAGATTTCAAAACCTGTTACCGTACACCTGGTGGAAAGGTCGAAGTATGGAGTTGGTATCTTCTTAACGATCAGATGGATGTTCTTAAAGAAACCCATAGAATTACCGACAGTACCGATATGGATAATCCGGTAGGTAAAGTTCTTACTAAAATACCGGACGAGTGGGTTATGATCGACTGCGATCTTCCTGATATGACAGAACGCGACATTACGTTCGTCAACAGATGTTATAAGACTCCGGATGGTAAGGTTGAAATAGAAGGATTGGAGGCCATAGATGATAAGATAAATATCAGGGAATCTATTTATACCGTTATTCAATCGACGGACGATAATTTCCCTGCCGGCCATGTTTTTAAACTAATTCCAGAGAATTGGGTTCGAATGGTTTGTGACTTTCCTGACATGACAGAACGAGACGTAACTTACGTTCTTGAATGTTACACTACTAAAAAAGGAAAAGTGCAAGTAGAAGGTTTGGTAGCCATAGATAACATCCTTGGAGCCAGGGAAGAGGTTTATACCGTTCTTCAGTCAACCGATCCTGATATTAAGGTAGGAACCGTGCTGGATTCCATTCCCGAAGATTGGGTGAGGATGGTCTGTGATTTTCCTGACATGACGGACCGGGAAATTGTTGAAGTAGACGAATGTTATAAGACTGATGGTGGTAAGGTCAATATAAAAGGTTATCAATCTATTGATGCTGTTCTTGGTGTAAGGGAACAGTATTATTATATTGTTAAGACAACGGATGCCGCCTATCCTCAGTGGACGAGAATAGATAAGATACCTAACGAATGGACGAAAACCGAATGCGATTTTCCTGATCTTACGGAAAGACATATTATGTCCGTAGATGAATGTTATACTACTCCTGGTGGTAAAATACATCTTGGTGGATACAGGTCGGTAGATAGCATAATAGGTGTCCGGGACGAGTATCTTATTGTTTTAGAAACTACCGACCCTGATATACAAAGAGGCGCCACATTCAGCAAAATACAAGAAGGATGGCAGCGTATTGTTTGTGATTTCCCTGATGCTACTACATCCGATACAGAAATAGTAGAAAACTGTTATAAGACGGAAAAGGGTAAGGTTCAGATCCGAACATACATAACAATGGACGGATACGGAAATACGAGGGAATTAAGACATATGGTTCTTAAAACAACCGATCCGGATTACAATATCGGATCCAATATCGATCAGATACCGGTAGGGTGGTTAAGTATCGAGTGTGATTTTGCGTCTGCTACACAGCGCCATATAAGACAGGTCAAAAACTGCTACGTTTCTGATGCAGGGAGCATTTACGTTGAGGGAGAAATCGTTTACGACAACGACCTTGACGTGGACAAGATGGCGCTGACGGTCATGGAAAGCACTGACCCGGCGATAGCCGTAGGGACGGAGCTGGCTACCATTCCCTCTGGCTACGTGAAAACAGTTTGTAGATGTAATTGTTGCAACCACTAAATCTTATTGTCATGAGCTGTAACGAATATTTTTTAGTAACACTGGAGTCTAAACCGACTCCAGTTCGTCATAAATACACGAATTTAACAGACGAATGGTATGATCCTGATGGTGTTAAGTACGAAGATCCTGATACGATAGCCAAAATCGAAGAACAAGCTACAGATAAGAATCGTATAGGAGATAACACCTTATATCATAAACTTATTGAAATACATTCTCAAGGAGAGTCAATAAAATCAGACATCGGAGACATAGGTCAGGTATTAGATTACATAAATGGGGAGGAAGTGTAATGGGAACCATATCAGATAAGTTAATGAGGATCATAAATACCAAAGAGGACATAAGGCAAGCCCTTATATCCAAAGGGTATGATGTACCTACTTCCATACCTTTTAAAGAGTATGCGAAAATGATATTAGATCTGCCATGCAATGCAGACTCCTTCCCGGATATAGAAGGTATCGTAGCCAGATATTCTGCTTCCGGTCTCACCAATGAACAGATGGCTGCCAATCCCGTATGGGCTGATAAGACGGGAAATGGACGAGATTTACAGTTGAAAAACTTCTCTTGGAAGAGAATGTCAGGGGTTGGAGGATATGTTCAGGATTTTAATGATTTTAGAAATAATGCTACTGTAGATAAAATAAGAATTGATGAGCAAGGTAGCAATTCTATTAAAGTAACTATTTTAACTACAGGAATAAATAACGCTATTTATATACCAAAGAATATTTACCAATTTAATAAATCTTATTTCATAAAAATATCAAGTGAAGGATACGATGAAGGTGATATGGCTTTATCATTTTATGCGCCTTCTACATCAACAGCAACAACAGTAACGGTATCATTAAACCCTAATGGCATCACTGAAATTCCTGCAATAAAAGAAGATGATTTTTTAGCTGTTTATATTAATGTTAGCGGCAAAGTAGGTTCGTTTACCGTTGAGCAATTACCTCTCTATCCTGGCGCACTCGTCTTTGACGGAGTAGACGATTACGGTGTTTGTGAGAATTTTCCTATTTTGACTAAGGAAAAGGGATATACGGTTGTAGCGTTGAGACAGTGGGATCAGGATTTCTTGAATACAACTTTGACAGGAGGACTGTTGTCAACCTGGAATTATTCCACAGGAGAAGGTGTAGCATTTGAAAAAATAGAATCCCCAAATAAGGGTTATTGGAATTTAGGTGCTGGAGGTATCATAGATCTTGCAAAATCACCATTTACATGGCAAACTTCAAAACAATATAATAATGTTGGTATTTTAAAAGGTGACAAAAATCATGGAAAACCATTATGTGTAGGATGTGGATTGTCTGGAGGCCTACAGTGTGGTAGATTTGCTATCTGGGAACTTGTATTTCTCGACCACGATGCCACCGAAGAAGAACTGACCAAGATCAAAGACTACTTCGTTAAAACCTATCCCTGGCTCTTCCCCGACCAGGCATGGACTGTCACCGGCAAAACCAACGAGGACGAAGATCGTGCTACTATTGCCAACATTACGGGCAATGGTAATGATCTTGTGCTGTCGAATTTTGGGTTTATCGAAGGAAGTGGCTACAATAAAGAAGGGGAATATGCTGGCTATCTAGTTACTGATGGGGTGGATGATAAGATAACTTCGTCTATATTTGAAATGGGTAATGATTGGACTGTAATAGGAGATTGGGAGCTTATAAATACAGGGAAAAAAGACAATGCTGGTATTGTAAAATTTGATAGTATAGTCATTTATAATTATAATCCAATACTCATTAATATAAAAAATGGTAGAAATAATTTGATTCCCGATCAAAATACCGTTAATGCAATTTGTTCTGATGGCAGGATTTATTCAAAAGACTGGAAAGAATCTATTTATAATGAAGAAACGGAATCTACCAGTAAAAATTTCTTAACTATAGGATATTCAGGTAACAGTTATACTAAAATTGCTTTCAAAAACTTAGCGATTTATCCTACAGTCCTTTCCAAGGAAGATTGTATAAAAGCATATAACTATTTACAAACTTTAAAAGCAAAATAATATGAAGAAGTACAAAGTTTTATTCTGTGATCTGGATGATACGTTAATTGAGACATTAAGTGGCAAAACATTTCCTAAAGGAATTTGGGATATGAAAATCAAATTTGATGTTTTGGATGCAATTAAGCAGTTTTCTCCTGAGTATGTTTTAATTGTAAGTAATCAAGGGGGAATTGAAGCTGGTTTTGTGGATCATCAAAGATTTCAATCTAAAATAGAATATGTATCACAATGCGTAAAAGAATATTGCGGAGTAAAATGCTATTCGGAATATTGTACCACGAATGATAAAAATGATTTGTATAGAAAACCAAACGTAGGAATGCTTAATCATCTTTGTGAAAACTATGTTGGCGATGATTTTGATTACATAAAATCTATTACACTTATGATAGGTGACGCAAGTGGACTTGAAGGACAGTTTTCTGATAGTGATAAAAGAACCGCAGAAAATTTCGGGATTGACTATCTTGATGTAAATGAATTTGTTAATTTGTATAATAAAAAGAAATAAAAATAGATGAAATACGCGATTGTAGATTTATTATGGGCAAAATCACATGGTATTGAAATACTGCCCGAAATGAGAACAAGTATAGATCAGAGTAAAGTTATTTTACATGAAGAAACGTTAGTACCTTTTGAAGATGAATCATTTTCAAGAATTTATGTATCTATGATAATCAGATCCTCTCCAAAGACGAATGTATCAAAGCATACAACTATTTACAAACTATAAAATCGAAATAATATGAAATTCATTATCATACCAAAAGAAGTATATAATTCCGTATCTGAAGAAAAGAGACGTGAATTAGGAATAGGCAGCCCAAGAGCGAGCGTAGATGGCTCTAAAGTTATTTTACATGTAGAACATTATGACCTTCTATTTAAGTCTTTAGACATGCAGGCTGATGACGAACCTCAATACCCGTATCCGGTATATGACAGCCCTTCTTCTGAGCTTGAATCTGTTCTTTCATCTAAAGAATGGGTGTCTGATGTTAATGACGAGCGTCTTTGATCTTGTTATGGTTGGGACAATTGCTATATTTGTGAAAAGTTAAATAATTAAAGCGTGTGGTAGCGTTATCTACCATATAATCATCATGTTTCAGATAATAATCGGATGCGTTTTGGCTAATATCCTTACGATAGCAATCATCGGTTTAGCCCTGTATTTAGTGTATCGTAAAAACGAAGACCGTTTAAAGGCTTTGGACTCTAAGATCGATCAGAAGGTTGAGGACGTAAAAAACAAGGTTGGGGCGGTGATGGATATCGTAGACCAGATCAAGAAATTGTTGGACAAAATCAATAAAAAATAAAAAATGGCAGAAGTAGGTTATAACAGTAAATTCGAAGGTCAGGAGGTTGATTCCAGGCTTGAGAATGTGGTGCAGGCCGCTCCTGGGACGGGCTCAGAGTCGGGCAAAGGAGGCCTTATCCCGGCTCCCCCTGCCGGAAGTCAAGACGGTAGCAAGACTCTTCTTAGTAATATGACATGGGGAGATCATGTAACAAAACAGTACATAGATGATGCTGTTTCGGCAGCAGGGTGGAAGAAGCAGATTGTTAGCAAACTTCCTACTGTTGAAGAAGCGAAAGATAATGTCATGTATCTCGTAAAAGACGATGTGGCATCTACAGAAACTAAAAACATGTATAACGAATATATTTTGGTTACTGAAGAAGGTGGTGGCAAGGTGCTTGAATCGCTTGGTATGGTAAGTACCGGAGTAGATTCGACTTATCTTGATCTATCCATATTTCCCAGTACTTCTGGAACTCTTGATGAGGATTCGTATGCAAAAGTTATGGATGCTTACAATAACAGGATTACATTAGGTAAGCTTAGTTTTTATTATTTTTCTTTGGATTATTTTTTAGATAATGATAATTCTGAATTAAAAATAATAGCTGTTTTATTTAATAACACCAACTCAAAGGAAGACGTATCTGGATCTTATATAGATATTGAGATGGTAACTTATATTGTTGCCCAAGATAAGACATATAGGGCTATAGCTAATACGGCTACGTTGTTTAATACGATGTTGTCTTATTTGAAGTTTATGGCTAAGACTCCTAAGGTTGTTACAACATTAGCAAGTTTGCCAATAGATGCTCATAATATCATAGCTAACGTAGCTTCCGCTACGAACCTGTCTATGGCCGTATCTTCCGATGATGTTGGGCGGGAATGGCAGGTGCGGGTCAACAACACCACCGGCACAGACATCACGCAGCCGCTTCCTACCTCTGGCCTGTTCCAGAGCATGTCAGGCGATAGCGTAGTGATACCTAAAAATAGTTTTATAGAATTAAGTATCTGGTATATCAATGATAAGTTGGTTATCAGAGTAGGTGAACAAGCTTAATAGAAAGGATAGAATATGCTTTATGTAAATAAGAATATAAAAGGTTTTTATTGGGAAGGATACGAGTTGGACTCCTCTTCTTACGAAGTAGGGTATTCTTACCAAGATTTCTTAGATGGTAAATGGGTTTTCCTTGATTCTGGTCAAGAAAAATTCCATCAAGACAATCCTGATGCGAGTGTGAAAGAAGTTATTGCCATGCAGCTTGACCCGGAACCTCCTGGACCAACTGAAGAGGAGTTGCTTGCCAAGGCTAAAGACAAGAAGGTTTCTGAGGCCAGGGAATATGCTTATTCTGATACTGTCCGTTCTTATAGTTTGGATGGTAAACAGATATGGTATAACAGCAGCATGAGACAGAAGGTTAAAAACGATATTGATGTAGCAAAAGGAAGCGGGATATACACCGTATCCGTAGCAGATTCAGAATACGAGCTTGATATTGCTAATACGGCAATGAATGAAATGCATGTATATGAATCTGAGTGCAACGATCGTACTGCTGCCATAGAAAAGGAAATAGCTTCTAAAACCGACAGGAGTGAAGTTGAGTCTATGAAAGTAGATGAAGGCTATCCTGAGAAGTTGGTAAGAACAAAGGATCAGATCATAGAAAAAAATAAGATCCTTGAAGCTAATGATCCGGAGAAGGCTACAGCCATGTACATGAGGGCGATGATCAACACGCCGGCTATGTTGGAAAACACTGACCAGAATCTTGCTCTTAAGATAAAGGGATTGTACCCTATCTGGGATAAGGATGGAGTTTACGGAGACAAAGGTCTTCCTATGGGTACGGCTGTTGTAAAAGGGCAGCGTTTCCGTAGCAAAAACAAACCTTCGGATTTGGATTGGACTCTGTTTGAAGTAAGGCAAAATCACAATCTACAAGCCGACTGGGTTCCTGGTCAGGGAGGTGGAGCTGAAAGCCTGTATATGGTTGTTCAGGAAAAGCATTCAGGTACGATAGACGATCCTATTCCTTGGGTATATAATTCTATTTTAGAGAATGGAAAGTATTACATTGACAAAGAAATTAAGTATCTTTGCATAAGAGATTCAGGCATCCCTTTGGCTTACGAGAATCTTTCTGATCTTGTATCAGCAGGATACGTGAGGGTTGTTTAGGTCGTGATTTGTTGTTAATGTTATGGATAACCCCTGTATATTTATTTATGCAGGGGTTTTTCTTTAATCCCGACTCTACTTATTTATCATATCGGTAAGGTTCTAATTATCTTTGTGAAAAAGGTTAAGTTATGGAAAGAAAAGATATTATAAAAGAATTGAGTCAGTATTTTAGTATTGTTGAATTAGTTGGTCCTAAAGAATACGGTAGAGACAAAGATCTTTGCTGGAGGTATTTAAGAACTGAGTTGCTTCACACGATACTGGTTTTAAGGAAAGACATCTTGAAAACTCCGATGACGGTTAATACCTGGAAGTCGGGTGGAAGGTTTGATGAGCGTGGTTTTAGGAACAATATCTCGGATATAGTAAAATCCAAGACCGTATCAGGGTCTTTGTATATCAGTCCTCATATGCTTGGGGCAGCCATCGATTTTGATGCCAAGGGTATGACGGCAGAAGAGGCAAGGAATAAAATAATTCAGTCGCAGGATTTACTTCCTTGTCCCATTAGATTAGAATCAGGTACCAATTGGGTCCATATTGACGTATATGACTCTCTTGGAAGTATCAAGAAAGTAACTATGTTCTAATATGGCTTATCGTTTTGTAGGAAGGATGAATTTAGAAAGTTTCTGGGCTTTTCTCATTTCCGGATTATCAGCGTTGTGGATGAATTTCCAGGAGATTCACCACCTTATATATTCTATATTGTTTATATTAGCTATAAATCTTTTGTTAGCTACTATAAAAAGTATCAAACACTGCTATATCCGAAGAAAGAGAAAGAGGCCTTTTAAGATATTGACATGCATAAGCGAAATGGGAGTTTTGAAAATCCTTCTTGAGTTCGCGGCCTGTTCTTTCGGGTTGTTTACCATATCCGGAATGGATCTTATTATGTCTATGGGAGGGCATAAATCCCCAGAGTTTATAGACATGCTTCTTCAGTGGATTACGATATTCGCCTTAATATTATACGGTGGAATGGCATTCAAACGCCTCGGCGACCTTGCACCTGATTTGATGATAGTAAAAGGCGTTAAGTATTTCTTTAGCAAAGTAAGTTGGTGGCAGAAAGTTCCATTCGGAGAAGAGCTTAAAGAAGGTATTAACAACGGTGATATACAAGAGCTTTTAGACGAAGATAAGGAGGGTAAAAGATGTGTTTGCAAAAAATGAGAGCCAGGCATGTGTTAGGAGTTCTTCTACTGTGTTTTATATCTTTCTTGTTTGGTAAAACATGCAAGAAACAAGAAATAATACACGATATAGAAATAGATACTGTAATAGATACCATTATCCAACCTGTTCCTGTTCCTCAGTATATAGTTGACGTAGGGGAGGTAGAAATACCTTTCCCTATGGATGCTATAGTTGAAAAAGATACGATAAAAGACACTGTCTATATCAATATTCCTATACAAAGAAAAACATACAACACAGATGATTATCGGGCTGTTATAAGCGGATACAGACCTAATTTGGACACGATGATCATCTACCACAAAAAAGAAATAATATACGAAAAGAGCCGGCGCTGGGGCATAGGACTGACGGCAGGGTATGGGGTTGGGCGCGAGGGCTTCTCCCCCTACTTAGGCGCTGGAATCTATTATAGGATATGGTAATAATCACGTCCTATTTTATTTAATACGCAACATTTTAAACTTTTATCACCCCATTTACTTATCTTTGTGGAAAAAGGTAAGTTATGAATTATATCGATATTTTACCACAGATAAGAAATAACATTTTCTATGTCAGGATAGTAATGACCGACTACGATGTGGAAAATCAGATGGTTATTAGAATAGTATCCAGAAGAAATGACGGTCTGTACAAGACGGAAGTAGTACAGTATCCAAATGAAGGAACTGATTACAACGGAGAAATCATTGTTCCTATGTTTGGTATGGCTAAGTCATTGGTGGCCCAAATAGTAGGAGTTAAGATAAATGGTACCGAGGTACGTGTTAATAGTACTGAAGTAGAGGGAGCTGATATAACAGCCAGATACGATGATTCCCTTACCAGAATGGGATGGGAGGAGAGTATGAACAACATCCATCTTGATTTTGAGGTTATAAGCACCAACAACCCTAAAACGCTTCGCATAGCCGATCAGTCGGAATGGGGGATACTTGCAGACAGACCGGCTATTATAGAGATCGTGCCACCTGAAGACGAGAATAAGTATGTTTATTATCTTGGTAAGAATCAGTTGAATGTATTCAACAGTAAGACTCTTGGCATAAATCCAGGTCGCGGAAATGATTTTGAAAACCTAAAAGATGGTATATACGATATTACCATAAAAGGCAGTCCTTCCTCTTATTCATTTAATAGAAAGTATTTAAAAACAGATCTGATCCGTCTTAACATAGATAAGATATGGGCCAGGTCAACTGTGTTATGTGATCATGAGGATGATGACGTTATTGACAAAATAAAAGAAATAGAGTTTCTGCTGGCTGCGGCTGAAGCTAATATGAGATTAGGGAATTTTGAAAACGTAAAACAATTATACGAAAAAGCATCTAAATTGATTTACGTTCTCAATAATTGTGAAAATTGTGGTTGCAAAATGTAATTAATTAAATATAAATAAGTTATGGGATGTGGATGTGGAAGAAGTAATATTACTTCTGTTAATAGAAATAGGGCTATAAAGCCTCAGTCGAATACGACACCTAAAGCTGATTCTAATGCGGCTTGTATTCAGAAATACGATGAACTTGCTGTATTGGACAAGAAAATCATAGACCTTCATCGCAAGTTCAGGTTTGTAGGAGGTGTAAGTAAAAGGTATGCTGATATTCAAAAGCTGGTAAGAGGCTGGATTGTTAATTTGAAGAACGAGTGCCCGGATCCGGATGATCTTGCTACTTATTCTGAATACATAAATAAAGAATACGCCAGGTATTTTACCGTGAAGTGATATGGCAGTTACCGGAAGTACACAGCAAATTCTTTTCCCTTCATCTTACTTATGTGAGTGTGCTGATCGTTTTATAGCATGTAAGGCTGATCAGTATCTACAATATCATAAGTATAAGGTAGGTATTAAGCCTGATATGGATACGGTTCTTAAAATAGATCGTATGAGAAGAATCGTATGTGAAGGGGAATGCGGGTTGTGCCCGGACGAGATTCAGAAATTTAAAGAAGAACTTAATAAGATCTTGTCATGAAAAAGATGTATTACAACAAAGAATACAGAAAAGCTTTCAAGAAATCGGATTGTCTGGAAGATCTTGGTTCTGAAGAAACGTTTATCGTTCATGAGGCTGAATTTTGTTCGGATATAAGCCAGGATGATGCAGATAGGAAAGCGGAAGAGTTTGCGGAGAAAGAAGGTCCGTTGTATGCTAATAAAGTAGGTGGCTGTTGCGAGGTATATTATAACACAAGACAGGAAGGGGATTTCTTTAAAAATGATTGTCCTGATGGTCAAAAACAAGAACAACCCACACATCACGTGGTAGAGGCCGGGCGTGTATGGTCTAAGTTCAGTACCGAAATAGCCAACTACGAAGCTGCGAAGATTCTTGAGCAAGAAGGGCAGGCTGCCGCTAACGAATCTGGAGTATGTAAAACCGTTTATTACAACGAAGATCAACATGGTTGGTTTAGTAAACGTTGTAAGGAAGGATGGAAGGCCCCTGAGAAATACAGGAGGATATACGCTGGTACCGTAACGTCTTTCATTAGCGTTGATGATGCCAATGAAAAGGCTAAGAAGATACTGGAAGAAGAGGGCATGAAATGGGTTAATGAAAATACCAAATGCGAGCCTGTTGTTGATGAATGCAAATTTGATTTTTGAAAATGAGCAACGTAAAATTTAATCCGACAGAAGGTGAGAACGATAAACTGGTGTCGGTGTTTTCTGAAATAAATGAAGGTCTTGATACGACTTTGAATTACACTATTTCCGATGAAGGGAATAAGGCTAAGAAGAACATCGTCGTTAATCAAGTTGGTAAAAGGGAAAAGTTTTTATCGAAGAAAGGGGAGGAATCTGAGCCTTTTGTTTTGTCTGATGGTAATACTTTCAATGTTCTTAAAGAAGGTGCTTCAGGATCGGCATCCGCTTGGGCTGAGGACCAACTTCCTCCAGAAGCCACGGAATCAGTTGGCGACAAAAGCCTTCTCCCTTCTTGGGATTTTTACCTTATAGACATGACTCAAAATACCGGAGACAAAGTGCGTCCGGTCGGGAAGCTTCGTAAGAATAATCTCCTTAGATTTGAAAACGGAGATTTTGCTCCTACGGTGGGTATAACCGAGGAAATGAGAGCCGAATGCGATGTGGAACTGTATTTGGATAACGGTCATAAAAATAAGTATTGTGATGCCGGAGCATTTGACGCCAAGGCTTTTTACGAAGAGTATGGTATTGGTCAAAAACTTTATAATGTATCAGGATCAGAGGTAAGGATTTTAAGACCTTGGGAGACTACTTCAAAGAATTATAGCATATTCTTAGGATGTAGCAAGAGTCTGTATGTAGTTGATAAGGTAGTTGGCAAAAGCGGGAAAATATGGTCTGGTGTGTACGACGCAGACACGGTTCCTATGCTGGACGGACTTGACCTTCGCCAGACGTGCCCTGTGCTGCCTCCCACAGCTTTATCTCCTGGACCTGTATGTACAGTAGACTCCAAGGCAAGATCTTTCTTTTTCTTGTATGAAGGAGAAACAAATTGTAAATCAGGAGCCGGAGTTGGTAACGCCTGCACAATGTTTTTAAACGGAAGAACTTATCCGAGAGCCAATGACGTAAATCAAATCAATATAGCTAAGTATTCGAGGGTTAATAACGTAGATCCTGAATCTTCTTATCCTTTTTCTGAAGGTGGGTTCTTGACCTTAAATGCTTATATCATATACCTTGAAATGCTGTACGGTACTAAATACTTGGTTAATCCAGATACTTTTGGATCAGGGATATCAAGTAACTTCGGGGTAGGTAATGATGTTAATTACCATAAATACGGAGGATTGAAATACCGTAAAAAAGGAGAAGATACATGGATGTATGCCACATGGGACAACAGTTCTTCTATTATCCATTATGAACCTACTAAAAAAACTCACTTCTCTTACCTCATAAATTCAGAGTATCCTAAAGAACAGTGCATGGAAAGCCAGATGGCGGCTTCTTTTGCATTCGAGACAGGCGTAGAAGAAGGATCAGAGTTTGATTTTTATGGAGGAAAATACTGGTATAAGAACGTCCAGGGAGCCAAGAGTATGGCTGAAGGTCATATGAATGTTATTGTATTTAAGGAAATGACCGGCACTATATCAGCCTTAAACGAAAATGACGAACCGGCAGAATTTGATTTGGAAGTTATTTTAAGGATGTCTTTGTATGATGGCATGAATTTGTCTGGAGATGTCTTTAGGTATTGTGGAGGAGGATACGAACAGGTAGGGACTTGTTTAAATGATCCTAATGTCACTCGAATAGGTAATACTATTGATATTTATATAGAGCCAGATCAAAAGAAATGGACATATGAGAAAAGGTCTACTATAAATAATGGTGAGGTTTTTAATTTTGAATCTAAATATAAAAAGATAGCAACTACCCAGAATTTAGGAGATAGTTTTGCTTTACACCGTATTCCTTATACCGGATGGAAGGATAAAAAAGGGGGAAGTATCGGAACAGGAGAATGTTTTTATACATGGGACAATTGCTACTGGGCTTCATCTGTTGGTATAAAGTCCAGAGTGGCTGCTCGTTTCGGCGGTTCTGCGGACCATGGCGCTTGTTCGCCTCGTCTTCTGAATGCGACTCACGCCGCTTCTACTGCGAATCGCACCAATTGCGGCCTTGCCCAGTTGTTATTAGACGTCAGTCAACCGCAGGTTTGATGGGTGTAACCCATTGATGGCGCAGCCATCATAAGCGCAGCGATAAGGCGCAGCCTTATATACTATATCACGGCGCAGCCGTATCTTGTTAATATAATATTTTATAGCTACAAAACAAAAATTTAAAATATTTAATACAAATTGTTTTGTAGCTATAAAATATTATACATACATTTGCAATATCATTAGACAACAGAGATAGTTAACATTATAAACAATAAAAATCTATTCAATGAAATCCGTTAGTCTGCTAACAAGTTTTACATTGGGATCTGACCTCTGAAATAGCAAATAACGGTTGAGAAAAAGGTTAAAAAGAATTGGCTGCTCGTTTCGGCGGTAATGCGAACAATGGCAATTGTTCGCCTCGTAATCTGAATGCGAATAACGCCGCTTCTAATACGAATCGCAACAATTGCGGCCTTGCCCTGTGTGGGCTAAAAAATTGGGTATATTCTTTTTAATCTTTCCCAGGAGTGGAGAATCAATAAAAGACAAGCGTATGAGGTTATATGATAAAAATATGATAGAGATGCGCGACGGTCGTAAGCCCGTCATTAGCCCACAACTGAAATCAGTTTCAAACTATATAGATATAAGTTTGGATGATATTAGAGAAGCATGCGAAGCAGCATTTAAAAACCATTCTAAAAAGAATGATGTTGTTAATTTCAATTCTGATTTTGATGGTAATTCGTTAAAATTGTATGAATGGTATTTAGATGGTACTTATGTTAGCAAAATCAAATATCGCAAACTTGTAAAAGAAAACAAGAATGGTAAGGTTCGTGAAATAAACAGCCCGGATCTTACCACCAGAATTTATCAGCATCTTGTTTTAGTAAAGTTAGGTCCTTTGTATTATGAGAAGGATAATATGAATGGTCTTAATTGTAAGCCGGGATTTGGCATAACAGCATCGTCTAAATCAAGGTCTCTTATTAAAAAGATGAAGCATGTTTATTATGATAGACTTGATTTGAAGTATTGTTTGGTTATAGATCAACGTAAATGTTATAACCATGTAAAAGACAAAGTGTTTAGAAAAGTACTTAAGAACTTTATTTCAAATAAAAAGTTTATAGATTTTGTAATAGACGTAAGTTTCGTATCTGGAGAGCTGCCTATAGGGACTCCTACAAGTCCTTTCATTCATCATCTCCTTATGAAAGATTTTGATGATCTTGCAAAGAGAATAGCTCCTTTTTCATTGAGATATGCCGACGATAATTTCCTTGCTTTCTATACTAAGGAGGATGCTAATACTGCCAAATGGAGGATTAAGAATTATTGGTGGTATGAGCTTAAGATAAGATCTAAAAGGCATACTTGTATTATAACAGACATGGATAGACCTCTTGATTTTTGCGGGTATGTTTTCCACCGTAATAACAAAGGCGTATCTGAACACAATAAAGGTTATGTGACAATAAGGAAGAGGGTAGCCAAAGACGCGAAGAAGTGTATTACAAATGAAAGCTGGTCTTCTTACTTCGGTCTTTTAAAACACTGTGACAGTTATTCATTAATGTCAAAAATAGAAAATATCATGAAATTACGAGATTTAACAAGCACGATTCGTATTGATAAGAAAATGGATGCGGACAGCATCGATGTAAAGAACCTTGAAGGTATTGTATTTGATATCGTGAACTACGAAATACGAAGCAATAACAAGAATGAACCAAACTGGATAAAGTGTTTGATAGGTATTCCTGAAACCAATAAAGAAGGGATTCCTACTGGCAGGAAACTCGCAAGGGAATTTCATGGTAATTATCAAGGTATAGTAAATTTTATTTCAAAATGTGAACTTACTTATGGCAAAGATGCTATTCTCCCTATTACCGATGTAGAGATAGAAAACAGATGCGGATACGTTTTTAAAGGCAGCACTAACCGCTTGGAATACATTGATTGACTTCTCATTGTGATGGTGTGGATAAAAAAATGCTATCTTGCATGTTATTAAAATTATTCATTTTATTCATTAGATTAAACATTTATATTACAAAACATTCAATCTAATAGGATTAAACACAAACCCACTATCGATTATCTTTCCAATGAAAGAATCACCGATTACTTTTCTTGCTATCCCAATTACTCCATTGATATCAGAATTAATTAGCTTGCCAATGGAGCTTTGGAATAGTCCTCGTTTTTTTCTTTTACCTAAATAGGATTCCTGTTTCTTTAGAGGTTCAAAAGCAAGATGGTCAATCTTTGATGTATAAGACTCTTCGTGGATAATAACATTGATTCCTAATAACTTTGCTTTGTAAACAATCTTATTGATTAACTTAGAATGAGGAATAGAAACAAAATGTTGGTTGTTTCGTTTGCCAATATTTATTTTGTTTTTCCATCCTTTGTTTAATCCGATTATGATTGTTCCAATATTGTTTGATCTACAGAAGTTGACAATGTATCTACTGATCTTATGCAACTTATCTTCTATCCAACAGTTTCGTAATAAAGTAATCCTTTTAATCTTATTTGAAGTTCCCTTATTACCGACAAAAGACATCAACTTAGCTTTTTTCTTATTGTACCATTGATTTACAGATTTTGCAATCTTCCCATTTATAATGAAAGATTCAACTACATTACTAACACATGCACAAAGATTATTTAATCCTAAATCAATCGAAAGGAAATTGTCTTTATCTAAACCAAGATCAGTTTCCTTTCTTTCATAAACGATTTCAACTATAAAACATGTAGCTTCAGGAATTATTCTAATTTGTATTAGCTCATCTGGTTTTACTTTTGTTCTAATTGGTTTTATTATATTTTTTACGAAATGAACGCAACCATCTTCCTTTATTCTGCAACTCAATTCGTCAAAGACTACTATATTCAATTTCTTACCATTCTTGTAATCAGGAAGCTTTGGTCTTCTTTGAAATTTATCAGGATGTTTTTCATATTCTTTCTTTGCTCTAATCCATGATTTTATGTTTTCACTTACTTGTTTTATGACGTTACGAGAGACATGACATGGAAGATTACGAAAATCATATTGATTTTCTTTTCCTAATTTCGTAGAAAGTTCATATTCTTTTATATAGTTTCCAGTAAAGACTCCTTGTCGAAAGGCATAAAGACAATAGTTATAAAGAAGACCTGATTTATGGCAGATCTCTTCATACCTATTGTCTTTTATGACATGTCTTTCTACTTGATACATCGTTTTTATATTTTATGTTTTCAAATTTGCAAACAATCAACGAGATAAACAAATTATTGGGCTATTTTATTTACTTAGCAGATATATGTTTTATCTTGCAATAGAAATAGTTAATCAATCAGAAAAAAATATCTATTTTTGAGAACGGATTATCTATCCTATGAAATTGTAGGGTGGGCATTCTCCAAGATATGGTAAGAAAATATATTGAAAATCAATATAGCGTTTGATTATAATCTGGCGCATAGATGATAATAGCATTCATATTAAAAGATATAAGTCATGAACTCCTGTAACACTTGTAAAGATGACAGACCTGATATTCTGAGATCTAATATTTGTATCGGGTCTGATCCATGTAATGACTGTACGGACAATTGCGAAATTCTTCCAAAAGAATGCGATTGCCCGTATGGTCATTTAAGCGATCATTGCATTCATTATACAGGATGCAAGACATTCATATCCAAATTAACTCCAGGTATGCCTTATAATGAGGTTATGCATAATATAGAACTGGTTTTTGAAAACATAGATAAGTTTTTGGATAGGATGGTAGAAGAAAATACGCTTCTAAAACAAAGGGTTGAACAACTTGAAAAACAGTTACAAAATGGAAAAGAGTGCACAAATTGGTAAGGACTTAAGTGGCAAACACGTATATGTTCCACATGTGGACGAGACGCCGGTGCCATGCCCGGACGGATACACCTGCACGAACTGCGTGTACTGCGCTGACGGCATTAACGCTGGCTACTTCAGTCTGGCTCAGAAATCTGATCTTACGGCTTTAATCAATGCAATGATATGCCGTATGGAATATCAGGATAGGGAAATAGAATTTTTAAAACAAAAAATAAATATTTTAAGTAACAATGGCAATAACAGGTAACGGTTGTTTTGGCAGTCATGGTGGGTGCGAACGCCCACATCATTGCAATATTCCTTCTTCTAACATATTCTATGATGGAGAAACTATAGAAGAAGCTGGTTTGTATCATGGTATGCCTTTAGACGGGGCTTTGGCTAATTTAGCTAAATACGTTTCAAGGGCTATTAACGTAAGTGGATCTGTTAATACAGAAGTGTTTGACGGTACTTCTCATGTGGTTCTAAAGAAAGATCCGGCAGAGATTTTGCTTGTGTCTTATTGCGGAGGTGTCGTGCCTTCTGATATGTATAAAGTCCAGGGCCGTACTGTTAGGTTCTGCCGGGATATGTGTCAACAGGATGAACTTGCTGAAGTGAGGGTCGTGTACCGAGAAGAGGCAAATAGTTCTTATGGGTTCCATTGTTAATTTAGGAGGATGAGAAATGGCAGAAAAATGCAAAGGATTTATATGTGGGGGTAATCTCGTTGATGGCTCTGTGCCTTCTGATAAGTTAGATAAAGAAACCATTATCGAGCTTATTAAAGAGATTCTGAAAGAGGAAATGCACGAATCTTGGCTTAAGGAAATAATAGAAACCATACTTAAGGAATCCATTGATTCGGATTGGCTTCGTGAGTTCTTTAAAGAGGTTCTTAAAAAATATGCTAAAGAGGAATGGTTTAAGGACATTATCTGTGGTTTAGGATGTGTAGGGGTACAAGAGATATTTGACGTTATTCCTACTGACATAACATTTGAAGCCACAGGTGGTACGGCCACGGTACAGGTTGTGGTAGATGATGGCGTTGAATGGGAACTGACACTTTAATGAAGGAGGGTTATTATGAGCAAAGAAAGAATATATAAGATGGATGATGGTTCTTGGCTTACCTCGGACAAGAAGGAAGGTGTCGGTCGTGATAAAATGAATTTCGATGCTCCATCTTGGAAAGGAAGGGAAGACAGGATCACTATCCGAATTGTGAAGAAATCCGATACTGAAAGTATGAAAGCTATTACTTTCAGGCAAAAAGGCATTAAGATCACAGAAGTCTCGGTTAGCAGGCTGGAGTTCCCTATATCTGGTGGAGATAAGCAGATCCTTATTACTACCAACGCTGCTTCTATCAATGCCCTTATTACGGGTGAGAAAGATATAAAGGGTGTCATAAAAGCATTTACTACCGCTTCCGGTCTTAATATTGACGTCAATGATATTAGGCTTGATTATGGTTTCCCTGGTGATCCGGGTCTTGAAGACACGTTCCAGGTTTCGATGATTGTTTCCATGCCTGGCAATGAGGATGGGAATGAAGTTAATGAGAACATAACTATAAATGGTGTACTGATTCCTATTTATCAGCCTGGAAAGGTCGTTCCTTACATTAAATTGGATAAGGAATTTGAACAAATTGAGGGTGATGAAACAAGTACGCAGTTAAGTATAGAAAGTAATATAAAAGATTATGTTATTGAAATAGTTGAATGCGAGTCTGTGGATAAGGAGGAGATTCACCTGGACAAGGATGTTGTTGATCTTGATTCAGATGGATCACCGGAGGTAATCAACGTAAGTACAAATCCTGAAAATTTAAGATGGAGGATTAGGAATGAAAGTAGATAATTGTTGGGCGAACATAGATAAGAAAGAAGGCGGTCTTAACAGTAAGGTTAATATTTACTTTGATGAAAATGATACTGGTGCCAACAGAAGTGTCAAGATAAGGGTGTCTTCCAGGGACGGTAGCGTATCTGAAGAATGTACGTTAGTTCATAAAAAAAAAGAACAGGTAGTTTATAGAAATAAAAGACAATCGGCTCTTTTCACAAAAGAAGGATGTAATTCTGAGACAGAGAAAGGGGAAGAGCTTGAGTACGTTGTTGAGGCCGGAAAATACACATCTATCATATCTCAGTCTGATGCTGATGACAAGGCTATGAAAGATATTGAGCAAAATGGTCAGAACTGGGTTAATGAGCATGGTCGTTGTATAACCATATTATGGTACAATGTCAAGAAATCAAAGTCGTTTAGAAAGAACGATTGTGATCCTGATACCGAAGAAGGAAGTTTGGTTACGATGACAATCGAAGCCGGGCAATTTTCTTCTACCATAAGCCAAGAAGATGCCGACCGTAAGGCTGAAGCTGAGTTGAATGCCAAAGGTCAAGACTATGCTAATTCTCATGGTACTTGCAATACCATAAAATGGTACAACGACAGGAAATCCAAGATGTTCCAAAAGACAGATTGTGAGGTGACTGAAGTTGGATCTATGGTAGAGTACGTTGTAGAAGCCGGCCGCTTCTCTTCTTCTGTTTCTAAGGAGGATGCTAATCAGAAGGCTTTGGATGCCTTGGAAGCTGAAGGTCCAGGTTATGCTAATGAGCATGGTACATGTGAAACAAATTTATGGTATAACGTAGAGAAGTCAAAAGTATTTTATAAAAATGACTGTGAAGATGGATTTATCGGAGCGCCTTACACTTACACAGTAGAAGCCGGTAAATACACATCAGACGTAAGTCAAGAAGATGCTGATAAGAAAGCTCTTGATGATATAGAGAGAAACGGCCAAGAACAAGCCAACCTTAATGGTGAATGCATTGAGGATCCTAATTATTTTATAGGAAAGGCTTCGGCTCGTGTTCAGAAAAATGATTGCGATGCCGAATCTCAGACCGGAAGCTTCGTTGATTTGACTGAAAAGGATCTTGCCGGATATCCAGATGCTTTTGTATCAAGGGAAAGCCAGGAGGCAGCTAACGCGTTGGCTGAAGCAGCTATGGAAGAACAGAAACAAGATCTTGCAAATAAGAAAGGTACTTGCATAGATAAAAACCAATTTGTTGGTGTATATAGCAAGGTATTCACAAAAGACAATTGTGAAGGAGAAGGCGTAGGTTCGCAGGTAACGGTAGACCAAGACGATGTAACTGGTGGTCCTTTTACTTCATACGAAAGCCAGGAGGCGGCTAACGCGCTCGCTCAGGCTGCCGTCGAGCAGCAGGGCCAGGCCATAGCCAACCGGGACGGCCATTGTACGTGGACTGGTAAATACAGTGAGGAATTTACCAAAAATGATTGTACTGAAGGTCAGGTAGGATCTAAGATTACGGTAACCGAACAAGATGTTGTTGGTGCTCCTTTCACATCTACCGTAAGCCAAGATGATGCTAATAACAAGGCCAAGGCTGCTGTCAAAGAGCAAGGTCAGGCTATTGCCAATAATAAAGGGAATTGTGAAGATATGACGGTCTATACCGGTCATTACAGTAAGAGATTCGTTCCAGAATGCGAGGATTGTCATAAAGGTGTAGAGATGGAGGTTACGGCTGAGATGGTAAATGGAAGCCCTGTTACATCAACAGAAAGCCAGGATGCAGCAGACGCAGAAGCCCGTAGGATCGTAGAAGAAGGCGGTCAGGCTTATGTTAATAAGAACGGAACTTGTACACCATTAAGCACCGATCCTGTATGGGAGGACGTAGAACCGGAAGAACTTAGATGTAATGAAGGTAAGTCTCAGAAAAAGCAACGTGATACCAACGAATGTTCTGAAACTCACAATCAAGAACGTTGGGTAGATGGCGGGAATAAGGTTTGTAGCTGGACCGGTCATTATACAGAAACGTTCCAGAAAAACGATTGTGAGATACCGGATTCAGGAACGGAAGTAGAAGTAAGTGAAGCTGATGTTGAAGGCAATCCTTTTATTTCTTTCGTAAGTCAAGAAGATGCTGATAATAAGGCCAAGGAAGCTGTTAAGGCTCAAGGACAGAATATTGCCAACCAAAAAGGCAAATGTAGGTTCGTAGGCGTATATAGCAAGGAATTTACGAAAGACAATTGCGGATCATGTCAGCATGGTGTTCCGATGAGCGTAACACAAGACATGGTAGGTGGACCGTTCTATTCTAATGAAAGCCAGGAAGAGGCAAATAGATTAGCTCAGGAAGCCGTAGAAGCCCAAGGTCAGGCTTATGTTAACAAGAACGGAACATGTGAAACGGACAACACCGATCCTGTATGGGAAGATTCGGAACCGCTTGAAACTAAATGCGAAGGTGGTAAATCCTATAAAAAACAGGTTAATACCAACGAATGCTATGGTGGAGAAAATGAACGTTGGGTAGAAGGTGGAGATAAGGTATGTACCTGGACCGGAACATATAGCAAGGTATTTACAAAACAGTGTGCTGACGGCGGTGTCGGATCTAAGGTTACCATAGATCAGGATGATGTAACCGGTGGTCCTTTTACGTCTACCGTAAGTCAGGAAGACGCAAATAGCAAGGCTCAGGCTGCCGTCGAACAGCAGGGACAGGCTCTTGCTGACGCGCAGGGAACTTGTACCTGGACCGGTAAGGCAAGTAAGGTCTTCACCAGAAACAATTGCGGAAGCTGTCAGCATGGTTCGTCTGTTATCGTAACCCAAGATCAAGTAGGTGGTCCATTTACGTCCAATATCAGTCAAGCTGATGCTAATAAGAAGGCTCAAGATGCTGTAAATTCCCAAGGTCAGGCAGTAGCTAACAAAAACGGTGATTGCGTAGCTGATAGCACAACTCCTTCTTGGTCGGATACCGGAAGCACCCGTTGTGACGGTTGTACGTCTCAGAAGCAACAACGTGACACCAATCTATGTTCTTCTTCTTACAACGACACAAGATGGGTTAATGGAGGTGGAGAATCTTGTACAGACTGGTCTTATTACGGAACAGGAGATTGCGTAGGTCATACTCAGTATGATGCTTATCGTGATAGTTGCTCTGGTAGCATAGATCGTCAATATTCTGTAAGTTGTAGGAATTGCTGTAATTGCGGATCTTACGGTTCTTGGCAAGAAAATGGATGTAAGAATGATCAAGTGAAATACGTTCGTTATGATGATTGTGGTCATGCCGAATACAAATACGAATATGAAGTTGGAAAATGTGGATATGCTCCATATGAGTTTCATTTCCATGATGGAAGAACGAGCAAGTCGAGGTCTGTAACTGGAGAATCCCAGGATATTGAAGAAGTTATCATAAGTACTAAGAGTAATTCATATATAGGTTTTTCTGTTAAATCGAAACCTTCTTGGTGTTCTGTCGATTACAGAGATCAGACATCTGAAAGTATGAAGGTTGTGGTGACGTTATCTGCCAATACAACATCTTCTTCCAGATCCGGTGATATTGTTTTTGTTCAAAATGAATCTGGAAAGACAGTTACTCTTAGTATTTCGCAGGCAAGACAAATGTTGTATAAGTTCACATTCGATGATAATACTACTTCAGATAAATCTTTATCTGTTCAAGCTGCATCTAATGATGCTCAATATACAATCAAAAGTACATTGAATGGTTCTTATCATGGTTTTGCCACTACGTCTAAACCGTCTTGGATTACGACTGAGTATAAAAATCAGGCTTCTGATAGTATGGTTTGTGTTCTTAAGATAACTGCCAACACAAGTACATCTTCTTCTCGTACTGGATCCGTTGTGCTTACTCAAAATGACAGTGGTAAAACATTGAAAATAAATGTTACACAAGCTGCGGCTGAGGTCAAGCTTGTACCAGCACATATTACATTAAAAAACGGCTCTTGGGCTACTTATAAGAAGAATAATGTTTCTTATAACCCTGGTGCCGGCAAGTGTATTGCTGGATTCGAGTGGACTGGAGATGAAAATGGAGATATACGAATTTATACTTGTGATATTAAGGTAGTAGATTCCAGTTACCGTGAGATACCTGGAGCTACTATAAGCATTGGAACTACAACCCAGAGAAAACAGCCTGGAAGCTCTTGTTCGTATTTCGGAGCTGTAGCGGGAGGTATATTGGCAGGATATGTTCGTGTTGGAGATGAGAATAAGGAGACTACATGGTATATACGAACTATAAACGTATCCTATGACGGCAAATTGTATAAGAGTGCTACTGTTAGACAATTTGAAAAAACAGGTATTTCCAAGAATGGTGGTATATTTAATGTCTATAATGAGTCACCTGCTTCTTACAACTTTATCGTAGATGGAGCTGAGTGCGGTGATGAAAGAGGAACTTTAAAATACTCTTATTCTCAGATGAATCTTAATCCAGCATAATTAACAAGGGAGGGGATTTAGTTCTCTCCCTTGAATGTTTTTTGGATTATATTATTTTGTTTTAAGTATTGTCTATTAGAATAAAAATGATTAATATTGCATATCATTCAATTTTAAAATTTTAGTATCATGGCTTGTAAAAAGAAAGCTCGTCAGGGTGGTGAAGTCGATAAGAAAGACAAACCTAAAATGCGCCAAGGCGGTAGTGTTGGAGGCAAGATGAAAAGAAAGAAGACGAGCACTAAAAAGTGATTGAAAACCAGGGGAAGGTGCTGATCACCTTCCCCATTTTAGTAACATAACAACAATTTATTATGAGCAACAAGTTTATTAGCAAAGGGCAAAGGAATGTCTGTGTGACGTTTGTGAAGTACTATCCTGTATTGATGCAGGTTATTATGTTAGCCAGCATTTTTGATGAGTTTTATCCTTTTAGTATCACTAATTGGCTGTATCCGATATTAGGTCATTCTCTATCATGGGACCTATTTCTCTTGGCTTTTTCAAGAATGTTCAGGTTTTGTATATGGCATAGGTTATTGATCTATAGCATGATTTTTAATATCTGTGTAGAACGGGTTACGGTTAATATTGAGATGCCTATTGAGCACAATATAGTAGTGTGGTCTGTTATGGCTGTTACTCTGTTGATAATCATTGCCTCTATTGTTTTAAGATTTAAAACAGGATGTTTTGAAAATGAAAGAAATTCTGACAGAGACGCTGCGTAAAAGTGGTGCGGCGGTATGCGATAAGATAAAGGAGATGTTTTTAAGCGGGGAATGCGATCATCTTACAGCCAACGATCTTGAGACATGGACGCAACTTGCTAATCCCGCTAAGTATTATACTGGCGAGGAAGCTATTTCTTATCTTAATGTAACTTCTAAAAGATTTTATGAATATCGGAAGGCGAAGTTAGTTCCTGATCCGGTTAAGATAAAGGGATTCCCTAAACCTTTATATACGAAAGTTATGTTGGATGATGCTATAAAAACCATATCCGGCATGAGTGAAAGAGAGATTTATATGAGGATCTTGAATGCCAAATCAAGAGAATCCAGAGCAAAAGAAAGGAGGGGAGCATGATTACAAATGGTGAATTTGTATCAAGAGTCGTAAATGGCATTCATGCCCTTGATAAAGACTCCCATGTTAGCCGGAGATGGATATTGAATATCGGTAGAACTAAAGCCGAATCTTATACAGCCCAGAGGTGGGATGATGGGACGTTGCTCGGCGATCACCGGCTCCTAACTTACGTTACTTGCCTGGAGATGATTGAAGTTGACAAGATAGTTTGCTGCGATGCTGAATTTGCGTTATGCAATACTTTGATGCGGTCAAAGCATAAACTTCCAGGGCTTCTTTATTCTGCTCTTAGACCGGCTATTACTAAGGTGACTAACGTAGATAACACTATATTTTTTAAGTTCGCTGAAATAAAGTCGTATCGTAATGAACAAAAAAGACCGTATGCTAAATACGTTAAAGAACGGCGTCCTTTTTATTATGTAGAAAACGACTATGTTTATATACCGGATTTTCATATAGAGCTTATTAACGTAGAGTTCTTTACAACAAGAAGAAAGAAGGCGCTGGAATTAATGGCCTGCGATCCTACACCTAAAGGGTGCGAGTCTGAATGGGAATACGAATTTATCTGTCCTATCAAGCTAATTGAGTATGTGGTAGCAGAGACGATAAAGGAAGTAGCGTTCAGGCTACAGATTCCTGTCGATGAAAATCCGAATCTTGATTCCAATCAGAAAAGTCAAATTGTTCAGTAGCTTAGAGGTGGAGATATTTCCACCTCTAATTTTATATATATTATTGTTTGAACAAATGAAAAGAACATCAATACAATCACCGTATTTTGCAGCTTACTACCATCGTCTTATGAAGAGAAAGAATGGTTTTAAGAAAGGCATGATAAGAGACAGAGGAGAGATTTTAAGACTGTTGTCTATTATATGGAAAACCGTATCAGAACATTATGTGGAAGCTGATGCCGGTGTTTACGTAGATAACGTAGGATACTTATGCCATGTACTTATACCGGGGCAGCGCTTTGCCGTCAGGCGGGACCTGGACATCGTGAGCAGGCTCGGCACCAACGGCTACCTCTACAACCACCTGGCTATGGATTTCGCAGACTCCAAAAGATATTACCATTTTGTAATACAAGATAGCTTAAAAAAGAAGTTAAGGGTTAAAATGAATAAAGGACGAAGATACCGATTTATGTACAATGAAATACTTGCCAAAAGAAGGGTGTTTAAAGATTTCCAGATTAAGAGAGTTTTCGAAGACAAGGAATTAGGTCATAGAAATAAGTAGAAAAAAAGTAGCGATCATCCTTTGTGTATATAGAATAATCGCTACTTTTGCATATCCGTCTACTTTCTCAAGCGGGCGGATATAATGTTAATCAAATATCTTTATATAGACAAAGTTCTATGGAGACAAAGGTAAACAATTTTCAAAACAATGCGAAGAACAGTAGCATTATTTTGACGCAAAAATCCAGCGAAACGGAAACTAACGGAAGTGTAACAATCTTTAGAAATTCAGAGTTTGGAAACATTAGGACTATAGTGGACCCTAATGGTGACGTGTGGTTTGTAGCTGTAGATGTAGCTCGATCGCTCGGTTATGCTACGCCTAAAAATCCAGTAAAAAGACACGTAGATGAAGAGGATACCATTCTTTTGCAACTATCTGATTTTCAGAGAGGCTCGTTTTGGGCTCCATTGGAAATCAATGAGTTAGATAGCATACGGGTAATCAATGAATCCGGGTTGTATTCTCTTGTTTTGTCTTCCAAATTAGAGTCTGCAAAGAAGTTTAAACGATGGGTAACATCAGAGGTTCTTCCCTCTATAAGAAAAACCGGTTCCTATTCTATAACACCGAAAGACTATCCGTCTGCATTAAGAGCATTAGCTGACGAGATTGATGCCAAAAATAGAGCCATAGCCGAGAGAGCACAAGCAGAGACGGAGAGACAGCAGGCGATTAAGACCATAGAAGAGCAGCGTCCTGATGTGGAGTTTGCAGAGTCATTTAAGAAGGTTGATCATGAAAACATGTGGTTGATTAGAGATATTGCGAAGAAGCTTGAACAAAATGGGATCATTATTGCCGAAAAGAATCTCCGTATGTTTCTTGAAGAAATGAAATTCATGTTCAGGAACGGGCAGGGTAAATGGGAACTATACAGTGATATCGTTAAAAATAAGTTTGGTGTTTATCGATCTTACTTTGTGGATAAGTACTCCGGTGAAAGGATCAATCAGCAAACAATATACATGACTGGTGCCGGATATGAAGTTACGCTCAATGGTATAAAAGGGAAATGTAGAAGCACGTTTCTAAAGTACGGTAAGTTTGAAGATCCTAACTTTTAAAACAGCAAAATAGGGCATTAATCAGATTATTAATATCTTTGTGGAGGTCAGGTTCGTTTCCTGTCCTCCATTTTTTTTAAAAGTAATGACAGTCGAAGATTATATCATAGAGTTAAAATCGTCTTTAAGATCATTTGACAAACGTGATCTGATAGATGAGGTATCCATCTATAAATGGGTAGAGATCGCCCTGAAGAAGTTTGGAGGCGATATTACTATGCGCAAAGAGGCGGTAGTGGACGTCAAGCGAGGACAGGCTCGTATGCCGGGAGATTACTTTGATCTTATTCTGGCATTTAAATGCGATTTCAAGGGATATGAGGTGCCGGAAGGTGATAAGGTAATACCAGAGCTTCAAAATACAATAGCTTGGAAAGAACGCACTGAAAGAAGTTATAGGTGGTGTTCTTGCGATGAATGTTGTAAAGACGAATGCGAGAAAGTGATAGTTGAAAAATTTTATATCAATGTTCATGATCGCGATCATGAAGTTCGTTGCTATTATGACCGACCGATAATGTTAGGTCTTGCTAAGCCTATGCTTCGTGATTCTTGTTTGAGTAAATGCCGGAATAAGGTAATAAAGGATAGTCCGTATGAGATAAACATCGTAAACGGATTCCTGTATGCTAATTTCGATGGTCCTATTTACATGCAGTACCGGTCTCTTCCTTTTGACGGAGAATCTAACATAATCATACCAGACACGCCGCAGGGTCTGGTCCTGGATTATGTCGATAATTTTGTGAAGATGAGATTCTTTGAGGAACTGATGTATAATGCAGAAGCTCAGGGTGCAGCCGACTTATTTAAGTTGTATGCACAACAAGATTTGGTTAAGTTGAAAAATGCGAAGACCGAACTTAAGATGATGGGTATGACATTGAAAGGCATGTACGAACCTCTTAGACGGAGGCGTGCTGAGTTTGAGATATATGCTAAGGCGTATCCTGTAATTGACAACATACTTAAATTGGTATGATTGAGGTAGCCTTATTTATATATTTATCTGGCGTTATCGCATCTATGATTGTTTGGTCAATCAGACAATTTAAAGGAGATGCGAGTTTGGTAGAAACAATGTACTGCCCGGTAGTATTTTTGTTGAGTTGGATATATGTATTTGAAATTTTAAAGATTAAATAATATGTTGGAAGTTCAAGCAAGCGAAATAGTAACCGCCGACAAAATGAGAGGCGTAGGACCGGCAAACATCATTTTCACAGCCGGCCCTAATCCGGTAGCTGAAGATCGTAGAGGCGTAGCTAAGGTAACGGCTGGTGGAGAGAGTAAGAGTGTTACAATCACACAAGCTGCCGGAGAGCAGGTCGTTGTAATTCCTGAGTTCGATTATCTTGTTCTTAGATACGGATGGGAATCAGAAGACGGTTCTGATTTTGATACTGCAACTGGGTTCACCAATACAGGCATCTCGGATGTAGATAATAAATACGTTGGATGGAGTAAGCAGTGGGCTACTACCCAACAACAGGTAGGTGATTACCTTATTTATGGTGGTGATAACATGCAGTCTGGCCTTGAAGGGGCGCTTATTAAGATGAAGACCCTGCTATCAGCGCCGGGCATGGACGAGTCTGAGCCTAATATCAATGCCGATATCTATGGTAATTGGTATGGGAATAGAGGGCGAGGAAATGTCGTTGTGTCTTTTACAGCCTACCTTGGAGGAGAGATGGTTAAACAAGGATTTAACTTCATTAACGAAGGTGGCGAGGAGGTTTACTCCGACAGCATCACTACCAACGTTTCGGCTCATGGTGAAACCAATTACCAAAATATAAAAGGTTTGTACACTAAGATGGGTACGATGGTTTATAATAAGGAAAAGCGTGATTGTGTTATTGTTATAGGTTAAGGTGATGGAAAGTCTTTGGGATAAATACAATAGGATTAAGGAGGTGTTTTACCGGGATTTCGTTTATGATTCCAGCTACACAGAGCAGGCCTCGTGCATCCCACTGTCGTCGGTGAAGAACGGGGTAGGCTGGGTCGGCGACGGAACCATTAACCTGGCCCAGTATCTTCAGTTTGTATATACGGAAATGATTCTCGGCAATAAGACGGAAGATGATGTTCGTAATGCCATACTGGTGCTTACTCGTCTTGCCGATACTACTTATGATCTATTTTTTAATAACAATAAAGGTATTTATTTCAAATTCGAAAAAGGATTTTTCTTAAGAGACGATATCCATAGCGAAGATGCAAGCAAATTTGGTCTTTCCAAGATAAGTTCCGGGTACACTAATGGTATAGAGTTGAAAGACGAAGATCCATGCTTCTCCCCATTCACTTCACAAGATCAGATCTGGAATCTGGCTCCGATATTAGCTTTCTTATCAGAAAAAGGATTTGAAGAAGCCAGGCAAGTAGGATACGATATTTTTGAGTACGTTATTAGGAACAGACACAAGATATACAATCCTTATTACAGTGCCTTGCTTCATCATTGGACATTCCTTCCTGATATGGATACCGATAAGGTCAAGCCGTGGGATAGGGTTAGCAACCGTAACAAGAATCTTAAATACAAAGTTAAGGTTAAGAGAGGAGCCAACAACTGGTATTTTTCAGGAGGATTCAGATGGGCTTTTAAGAAGTTCGGAGGCGAGTGTAGTACATTCTGGCATTGCCTATGGTATAAGCCATTTATATTCTTAGCAGATAGAGTATATCATCCATACGTATGTAAATGGTTTGGTATTAAAGTTAAGAACAATTCTTACTATTGTCTTGGATCCACAAATGAAAAATCATGGTACGGTCCTGGATTTAATAAGAGGCTGGTTAAGTTCTTTAATAAGTCTTTGGAAGGATCGGAGTTATTTATGCCTCATCTTGTCTTCTTGCAAGAAGCCGAATGCGTTGAAGGAGATAAACTCAGGGCCTATTTAGATAAATGGGAATGGGATGGTGTTAATTCACCTATTGAATTTTTGATATTGTGTAACTGGTACAAAATTAAATTCGGAAAATGAAAATCTATTACAATTCTAAGATAGCTAAGTTGTTTACGTTCATTGACGGCTATAAAACAATTATGCTGTTTGGAGCCGTATTTACCGAACGTGATGCCATATCATTAAAGGCAGAATATCATGAAGGGACGCATTGTAATCAATATCAGGCGTTGTTTGCTACGGGCTTTATAATCATCTCAATCATAGCATTAGTATCTGGTCTTAACGGCCATGCAGGATGGTGGATGTTGTGGCTGCTTACTATCCCGGTATTTTTGTACTATGTATGGTATCTGGTTGAATACCTAATAAGATTGTGTATATACCGGAATCACAAGAAAGCATATCACAATATCGTATTTGAAAGAGAGGCCTTCGATCTTGAAAATGACTGGAACAAACCTGGTATATTTAGAAGAGAGTCTGAAGGGTTTAGTTTCTTGAAATATTACAGAAAGGAGTATTATCGTGAGTAGGAGAAGATATTTTGAAGAACAAAGATCTGGTAATGGAGCTATTTATCATTGTGTAAAAACAGAAATAGAACCTGGAGATAAAATCAGATTATTTAATTTAATGAATAAAGTCAAATCCGATACAATTAGCCAGGATAAGATAAATAGTGTACTGAATCAACTTAGAGAAGGTACGGCTTTTAATATTCATACCCAGAGTCCAGTTTCTTTTTCGTTTTCAAGCACCTCTACCGGTTATGAACCAATGTCAATACGGATTACATTTGACCCGTATCCTACAAGTGAACAACAGGGTATTATATACAAGTTTCAGATAAATGACCAGAGGTACGTTTTTATGTTTTCTAATAGATACGATGGAATGAGAGATCTTATTAATAATGCAGATGAAGATGTTGATTGTATTACTTCTGCAACAGAGAAGAGTAGTATGTATCGCAATGATTCTTTCTTTGTATTTGTTTGATTATCTATATTAAATATAATTATATGATTTACAATAAGTTATTATATATAGGGGGGGGGGTAATTCCTGATATATTATGAGGCGTCGTTTTTTTGATAAAAATAGGGAGCTTGAGGACTTTCTTATAAGGTTTTATCCAGCCGGGAATTACACATGGATAGTTCCTGATGGCTGTTTTCTCGTAGACGTTTTTTTAGTTGGAGGCGGAGGTAGCGGTAGCTCTGCCGGCGGTGGAGGTGGTTATACCAAGACCTTCAAATCTGATAGCAAAGGTTGGAAAGACGGAGAGGCTATTGCTGTAAAACCAGGTCAATCTATTTCTATAACAGTAGGAAAAGGAGGAGCAGAAGTTTTTCAAGCTGAACAAAATTCCCCTGGTAAAGATGGGGGTTACTCTCAATTTATGAACTCGTCTTATAGAGCAAATGGAGGAAAGGGAGCTAATAAATGGAAGGGAGGAGATGGTGGTAGTGCCGGCAGTTCATCATATACACAAGATGGTGCTTCGGATGGTGGAGACACTAATGGAGAAGAGTATGGAGTAATCAAAGGTCAAGGTCATACCACCAGAGATTTTGGAGAATCCGGCGGTAAAAGAAATGCCGGTGGTGGAAGTGGAGAAACTAACACCGGAGTGGTATTTCAAGGCGGAATATCTGATTACAGTGAAGGATCTGGCACAGGAGGATTAACAAACGGATCTGGTAAAGGAGGTGGAGGTTATGGCGGCGGAGGCGGCGGCGTCAGATACTTTATGGTTTATGCTGGAGCTGGTGGTGATGGCACTGTTTTGATTAGGGGTAAAAGATATGTGACAAGGTGATTATCTGCCATTTTACGCTCACTTTGAAAGCCCATGATTAAATCTCTTTTGCTATCTTTGTGACAAACAGTTACAAAGATGGCATCAGAAGATAACAGAAACATAGCGGTTCCTCAAACAGGTATGAACCGCGATCTGCATCCGTCGAGTCTTACGGATCAGCATTATACGTTTGCCTTGAATGCCAACATAGAATCCGAGGATGGTAATGTTGGGATGAGATCTAACGAGCACAGTAACCTTAAATGTATTGATTTCGATGGGTTTAAGGTTATTGGTTATAAGAATGATCTTACTTCAGGCAATATCTATTTTTTTATAACAAATCCTGAAACGGGCGTATCTAAGATAACTTATTTCAAGCCTGAATCCGATACAAGTATCTTATCCGATTCCGATATAGAATCTATGGTAGAAGGATCGGAGTCGTTGTGTTCTGGCATGAAGACCTTGCTGGAAGACAACGAGCAAGATCCTTGCCTTAAGTTCTCTATCTACCATCCTATAAAAACCATAGAAATAAAGACAGAGAAATGTGGAAAATGTATTTACTGGACTGACGATTATAATCCTCCCAGGTATGTTATTGTAGACAAGGCTCTGACTCCTGATGATGAAGGTGATATATGGTATCATTATCATGGGTATAAGATATGCGATAAAGAATACGATAGGAAAAAGTTCATGCAGGAGAATGGTTGTTTTCTGGCATGTGAGAAACTTAGGGTGTTTCCGCTACTCAAACCCATGTGCATAGAGCCGGCTCAGATAGAGTACGGGGGCAGCCTGCGCTCAGGCGTCTATCAGGCCACTGTGGCTCCTTGTGACGAGTTTGGAAATGAGCTTGGAAGTTATTCTAATCCTACTAATCCTGTACCTATATTCGATGAACAGTATATTACTCAAAAAGATGGCAAATGGGGAGAACGTACTAATTTAGGTATTAGATTCGTCGTATCTAACATAGATCGTCAAGTTGAATATTTTAAGGTTGTTATCATTCAAAATACAGTAGGATACAACGGAGAAACTCAACCGGTTGTTGATTACTTTGTAGAAGGTATCCATCCTGTATCAGAAAAGACTATATTGTATTATTCGGATCTTAATAACAAACGTACTACATTCGAACACATATCCTTGAAAAAACCTGTGTATAACACATCAAGGGGGATTGTGGCTGTCGGGAATCGTCTTCTTCAATATGGTCTTACGGCGGAAAAAGAATGGAATTTACAGCCTGTAGTTTCCCTCATGGGACACTTCCTTCAATGGCAGGCATCGGTAGCCCACGAAGATCTGTATAAGGATGGTAATGCCTGTTCATTGTATGTGGGGTATATGAGAAATGAAGTGTATCCGTTTGCTATTTCTTTTAAGTGCTCCAACGGTTATAAAACTCCGGCATTTGTGTTAATACCTCCCCCTTATAAAGATGCTGCGGCAGAAATAGAAAATAAGGATACTGATAGAGTATATAAGTCCATAAACCAATATGCTCCTCCTTGCTCAGGGCAAGAGCGTAAATTCAAGTGGCAGTATTATAATACGGCAGGAGATCCGAAGGATTTTGATGATGAAGAAACCGGACAAGAAGAATGTAAGAATCCGGCTACTATCGGTCAAACTATAACATTACAAAATGATTTTAAAACTTATACGAACGTTAGTTTTACATTCAGAAGTCAGATTATAATAGATGAGGTGATTAATTATTTTTCATCTAATATAAAAGACATCGCATGTAATACCGCTACAGAAGAACCTAATAATGCTGCTGCCAACGAAATATGCGATATATTCAACAGCTACGGAGACCCTGACGATCCTAATACGGAGGAACAAAAAGAAGTTATAGATGGTATCGAGGCTCCTGAGTTTGGAGCCGAGTGTACTGATGCGCATCGCCAGTATTCGCTTATTACAGCTCCGGTAGATCGTATTGTGGGTTTCCGTGAAGAATATACGTATAAGGAGCTCGAGGATATGGAGCACGTATCCACCGACTACCTATATACTACCGGCGGTGAAAAGCAGGATAAGTATTCTGTGTTATTTAACTGGGAACTACAGGAGCAAATGATAGAGTTCATGGACAAGTATTTCTTTGCCGATGACGAAGATGGCGGTCATTGGGCTGGATACTGGTCGGGTGATGACGGAACCAAGGCGTGTGCTGTATATGATTCTCTGTTACAACCGTCTGTTATATTACAGTCTATAGCCGAAGCTATTTATGTTCTGGATTCTATGCCGTGTACTTGCGGATGTTTTATAGAAGAGCCTTGTCTTAATCCTACTGTTGCCAGAAGCGATTATAACTCATTCCAGTCATCTTCTACACTTCTTGGAGCATATCTTCTTATGAATGATGTGTGGAATGATGATAAAGGAGAAAGTAAGGTCTGCTTCCCGGACAGCAATCACTGTCTTCCAGATTGGCGTGCCGGACGTTCTTCGAGCACTATCCACAATGACGCCTACAGGTCAAGGATAGCGCCTGGAGCCTTGATAAGGGACACCTGGCCTGAGATAGAGAAGAAGATAGATGATTATTCATATAATTTCCTTGATACCGGTTACGTTCCAGAAGGAGATTACGGAGATGGATGGACCTGGGATTCTTATGCTAATTTAGCTGACAATAACGTAGGCGCTCTTATTCCTGAAGATGTTAAAGGTTCTACGATGTTTACGTCAGAGTTGTTGGTATGGAGGTTTACGAAATGCGTGCTTCGTAACGCCCGTTTCCTTCATATTACAAGACCTAAAGAATGGGATGATCCTGATTTCCCGGCCAAGGACAAAGTTCTTTATCTGGAATCTTTGGGTAAAATAGATGGTCTTATGGATGCTGTGTCCACACAATATGTCCGTCTTTCTTTTTGGAAATCATTAGATCCAAGATACAAAGGAAGCAATAGGAAGATAGATAAGGATGATCTCAACTTTGATTGGGAGAAGATTATGGATGAAGGTGATAATTATGTTATTGTTGGAGCATCCCGTCCTTACTTTGGGCACATAGGCGAATCTTTCTTCGATAAGTACCCTGATGGATTGTATGTAGCCATAGACTGTCCTATAGTATCGTGCCCTTGGATTTTTACCGTCCGACAGATTGATTTCTGTAAGGTTAAAGACGATGGAGAAGAGGAGAACAGTAAGAAACCGTCAAGAGGTTTGGTAGGCACATCTTACGTCCTTGGTAAAACTATATACCCCTATATTTTTGGTATCAGAGAAAAGGAAATAGACAGGATAAATGTACGGGCAAAAGAAATATCGTTAAGGGCCACAGTAGAATACTCCAGCCAGTGTACGATATGCGGGGATCGCCCCATAAACTGCGCTCCAAGGAAATACAAGTACGGTGATTTCGCTTACTGGGAATCGTCTGAGAAGTATCCTGCTAATTTTGAACTGTATGACAGCAGCAAGGTTAAGATAAGTGATCATGGTTATGAAGGCAATTCCAAGAAAGCATACGACAATATCGTATCCAAGCTTACTGAATACTACGGTTCCCCTTCTACGGATGATAAGGGGATGATGTCTTTTAAAGGTCATAAATATGGTACGGTAGATACCAGTACCGTCTTTTGCCAACAACCTATCCGGCATTATAAGTTCCCGGACAACGATCATATGCTTTTCATGAACCGGGATGTTAGGTCTTATGATGTTCCTTCTGATATTTATCCTATAGGAATATTAGTAGACGAGGATATGATTAACGTCTTCCTTGATTTTGCTGTAGATTCCGGATTGATAACCAAAGAGCAGCGAGATATGGTTACAGGCTATGAGATATATAGAGGTGACAGACGTCTTAATCGTTCTGTCATAGCTACTGGAATAGCTTATGACATGTATAAATATTCGGGTCAAAATTCGAATCTTAATCTGTATCCTAATTATCCGTATAATGATTTATCGGATGACTCTTTTAATTACGCAACTGAAAAAAGGGTATCGTTTATAACCCACCCATTTTTCAGAAGAGGAAACGTGTGGTATGCATTTAGTTCTCCTGATATTTATTTCAATAAGCCTGAAACCCCTACGGAGGTGGCTATAGAAGGTTTTATAAGGGGAATGTCTGTAGGAAACTTTGATGAGGTTGAAGATCATCCCAAATGGACGATATTAGGGAAACAATCATATAAGATGGCGGCTACGTTGGCTAACATCGAATCTACGGCCACCATAGCTTCTCAGATAGCGGAAGAGCTTATGAACCGTTCTACGTCTGCGTATGTAGGTGTGATAGGTAATATCAATATGGCAATGATATTTGCTTCAATGATTGCCACCATATCTGATACGCTTGCTAAAAGACCGGTATTGTATGGTAAGTATAGATATGATTGGCTCACGACATTCATAAACAATGGCCCAAGAAGAAACCATGCTTTTTATTACACGTCTGTAGGTTACTACAATAGCATGATGGGCTTCGATGATACGGCTCCATACGAACAAAACAGATTAAGGGGATTGGCTAACACCAAGAGTCTTAAATCAGGTATGTACCCCATATCCGACCCGTCTACGACATCATCTTGGATTACTGGAGAAGATGTGGGTGATGATAGCCAAAACGCTTCAAAAGATTTCTTGTTTATAAATAACATAGATAGAGAATCTTCTATGTTCTTGTCTTTTGGAGATCCGGGGGAAAAGGATCCTGATACGAGTATCTTAAATTCAAAGTATCTCGTATCGTATCCTATGCAGGCTCAGGTATATGATACAAGTCGTATCCATGACCCTGTTATCATGGCTTCTGATGCCGGGTCTAAAGAATCTTTTGAAAGAACGAAGATGTTGTCTTATATCTGTTCTCCATATATGAAGCTTATGCGGTACAGGCCCGATCAGTATGGAGCTATAGAAGACATCAAATGGATATCAGTCGGAGGATGTGGATTCTTCCAAGGAGGGAAGCAACCTTTGTTTGGCGGTGACACCTACATATCGAGGTTTTCCATGAAGCGAAAATTCCCATTTTTTTATAATACTGCTTTTGGTATAGGGGATATGATACCATTTGCTTACAATGATTACCGGAATGTTGGATTCCCTAAGTATTTCGTTAATTACGATACTGGAGAAGATATGCTTGAGCATACTGACAACGAACGTTTTAATAGCTGGACATCATCAAGCAAAGGAACGTATTCTTTTTATCCAAATAGAAAAAGTTTGTATAATTTAAATGGTGAGAACGAGGCTAAGAAATATGTGGATGGTAGATTCTATTTGTGGTCTTATGGTATTCCTCAATTCCTTGTAGAATCGGAAATAAACTGCAATTTCCGATTAGAAGGAGTAGAGCCTCATGAATGGTTTTATCCGGCTCATGGTGATTTTGCTTGGTGGACACAAGAAAAGAACGTATCTATCCATAGGGACAATGATTATAAGATAAGTCCTATATACTCATCAAGAATGACATTGACACCTAATGTATTGCCGGCAACATACGAACGTCGTTTCTATGACTGTGCTTACCAGCGACCTAATGGTGTTATATGGAGTAGGGCTGACGTATCTGAAAACAGTCAAACAGATCCGTGGCTAACGTACAAGCCTATGGACTATCATGAGTTTCCAACCAGCAACGGGAAGCTTATTCACATGAAGCGTATTGAATCCGATCAGATTCTTGTCAGGTTCGAGGATCAGGTTTCACTCCATAACGCCATAGACGTAATCAAGGAGCGCACCTCCCCGGGGCAGGCTGAGATGGGCACCGGCGGTCTGTTCGCGTCCCGGCCTCTGGAGTACAACACGACCGACCTCGGTTATTCTGGAACCCAGAGCACTGAAATAATTAGTTCAGAATTTGGTCACTTCTGGGTAGATACTAAAAGAGCACAGGTGTTCATGACCGATCCAAACGGACGTAATCTTAAGGAACTTAGTGTAGGTATCAGGCATTGGCTTAAGCGTCATCTTCCGTTTAAGATTCTTAGATACGGAATAACTAATATCTTAACCGGTACAGAAATGACAGAAGAAGATACGGATAATAAATTTATCGGTCTTGGTCTGTCTCTTGGATGGGATAATAGGTATAAGAGGGTACTTATCACGAAAAAAGATTATATACCTGTTAAGAACCCGGCATATTACAAATATGATGGTGGAAGGTTCTTGTATAATGAAACAGAGGTGTTGTCAAACGATAAGGAAATATCCTTAAAAGACGAACAGTATTTTAAAGACGTGTCGTTCACTATCGGATATTCGTGTCTGAAGCAAGAATGGATATCGTATTACTCATTCTGCCCTGACTATTATATAGAACAGCAGCAATATTTCCAAACAGGAATAAACTTCCCGGCATCAGATGAAGAAGGTGGCTTATGGAGTCATTTGCTGACGAATAAGAGCTTCCAAACGTTTTATGGAACAACATATCCATTTATATTAGAAGTGCCGATAAAAGAGAAATATAATGGCTCTACGCTGGCTTCTGTAGAATACGAGCTTGATGCAAGGAAATACGTCGATGATGTGAATTACACTCTTGACAGGAAAGTAGGTTTAGATACGATAACTATCTACAACGACACAAACAACTCAGGTGAAATTCATCTTGTTCCAGAAGAAAAGAATAATTTAGCGCAACGTATATCGTATCCGAAGATCGTAGGCGACCATACTGAGGTCCTGGATACTGAGGTATATAGAAGACATAAGTTAAATGACTTCTTCAACAGGGTTGACGATGACCGGTCAGAGACCCCTATTTGGATCAAGGACGATAACGATATAAATAAGTCAGTTAATCCTGATGCTCTTAATTTCAGACGGTCATGGCTGGATAGGTTGCGTGGTAGTTGGATGCTGATGAGGATAAAGAAAGTAATTAGCAACCGGAAAATCATATTTCAGTGGTTGATTTCTGAAGATAAGATTAAGAATAGATAAATTACAATATTTAATAAGTTGAAAATAAGTAGTTTTTATTTTGTGATTTAATAATAGTTGAATATGTTTGTAGCGCCTATTGATCCATCTCGGACAGATAGGCGCTTATTTATGACAATTTAACCAATAAAACCACCATGCTTTAGTAGGTGGATGAATTGGGTTGATTAATTTTGAATCAAAATTACAAATAAAAAAATGATTTCATACAAATACAACATCTATCATTCAAAGAAAACGAAGTATCTTGACAAGATGTTTCGTGAATGTTGTTTTGTGTGGAATCATGCTTTAGCTCTACAACGTAGATATTATAGACTGTTTGGGAAATACATACCAGTTGGTAAGATGCAAAAACATTTCTCTAAAAGAATTAATAGAAATCTTCTTCATTCCCAAACAGTACAAGAAATCCTTCAGAGATTAGACTCAGCATACAATCGTTTCTTCAAAAAGTTAGCCAAACGACCTCCTAAGTTTAAGGGAGCTGATTGTTTTAACTCCTTTGTTTTTAAGCAAGGAGGGTTTACCCTAAATGGTAATAGTCTAACAATTAACAAAGGAAAGAAACGATTTAGATTTTCATACAGTAGAGTCTACAAAGGTAATGTTAAACAAATTAGAATAGTTAGAGAAACCTGTTCCCGTTTTAGTTTGATTATAGTTACAGATCATAATCCTTCAAACTCTTATAGAAAGACACATGATGGTGCATCTATAGGATTGGATTTTGGGCTGAAAACTTATCTAACTAAAAGTGATGGTAGCAAAATCGATTCTCCATTATTCTTCAAACGATATCAAAACAAGATTAGAAAACTAAACAAACGGTTTTCTAATGCAAAGAAAGGATCCAATAATAGGAGAAGGAGACTGTTTGAACTACAACAAGCGTATCGTAAAATAAACGATCTTCGATCGGATTTTCAATGGGGATTAGCTCATCAGTTATGCAAACAGTATGATTATATTTTTATTGAAGATCTAAACATTGAAGGAATGAAACGTTTGTGGGGAAAGAAGGTTTCTGATCTTAGTCATTCTTCTTTTATTGATAAACTTACGTATGTTGCCTCAAAGTATGGAGTAACGATACACAAGATTGACAAATGGTATCCTTCTTCCAAAACTTGCGAATGTGGCTGCATTAATAAAGGACTGTCGTTACGCGACCGCACGTGGGTATGCCCGTCGTGCGGCGCAGTCAACGACCGTGATGTTCTTGCAGCCCGTAATATACTTCGGAAGGGCATTTCCGAATTGGAGAGCAAGAGTAATTCCAGCGATAGTAATATCGGGGTTTCTTGCGCTTGTATCCAAGAATCCCATTCGCTTTAGCGATGGGAGTATGTCAAATTCGTACTGTTTTCATAAGAAGAGATTTATCATAACAAGCCGGAGAATGAATGGTGGCATTCTTCGGCTATTTTATTTACATTTGTTGAAAAAAAAAAGAATGAAAGAAAAAGAATTTGATTTTGTGATATATCCACTAAAGTTGATTATCACCGTAGGGTTAGATTACAAAACATTGTGTGATCGTTTTGAGAATGCAGAATTGGATCATGAAGGAGAGTGGGGAGATGAAGGCGATTTAGATTCAGAAGTCTCTTTTATGAATCTTGTTCGTGATAAGGGGGGGATGATAGAGCTTTTAAGTTATTATGGAACTTTCAAAGTGAGAATGATATGACTATACAAAACATATGTCATGAATCATTTCATGCAGCTATGTCGGTATGCCAACATTGTAATATGTCTCTTGGTTTTAAGGTGGGAGAAGATGAACACGCAGCTTACATAGCTGGATTTGTTGGTAACTGCGCAGGTGAAATGTTTGGATTCTTAGAGGAGGAAAAAGATGGCAAAGAAGAATAAATCAGATTGGAAGCCCTCAGAAAATATCCTAAAATATTTGAAATCGTGGGAAAAGTTTGAGCCTGAATTATATGACGATAAGAAGGGAAATATAACAATCGGGTACGGATTTCATCTTCCTCATCTTCTTAAAAAATACAAGAATGGTATAACAGTAGAAGAGGCCGATAAGGAATTTGAAGGTGTAGTTAATACGTTTGTTCCGGAATTTATACGAAGAACTCCTAATTTCAAGAATCTAAACAATAATCAGCGAGATGCTTTGTTTAGTTTGTTTTACAATACAGGAGGACCAGAGTATTCTAAAAGCCCAATGCTTTTCAAATACCTTAAAGAAGGTGATTATGATAAGGCAGTGAAAGAAATAAATCACAATGAAAACGAGAAAGGTATGGGCGGCCAGAAGAAGCGCCGTGCCTTCGAGCGCCTGGTGTTCACTACGCCGACAGACCAGCCCTGGACGGTGGATGATGACAGTAACTATGTCTTGATTGAAGATAAGCCTGTAGAGAACGAATCTATAGAAAAAAATATTAATGATTCAAAGTATGAAGACGCTCGTCATGTAGCCGCAAAATACGGTTATACAGGTTATATAGGTGGAGGATATGACGGAAATAAGGTCAGGGTATCTGATTCGAATATGAAATCAGTTGGCATATCCAATAACGCTGATCCTGATAAGTGGTATGAATCCGTTAATCCAATATTAGACACTGATCCTATTAGTTTAATTGCCGATTTTATTCCTACTGTGAAACGAATGTTGGATCCTAATAGGGAGCGATCCGGAGAAGATACAGCCACAGATTTTGAAGAAAAAATGTGGAAGGCTTACACGGATGGAGATATAAGTAGATTACCGGCAAGCAAGTATCGTTTTGATGACGATGATGATAATGCTCAGTACGTGGGATTGCCTCAAGAACAAGCCATTTTGATACAATCTTTATTAGATAAAGAATATATAAACAACATGCTTGACGAGGCATATAAGAATGCTGATGAAAAAAGTAAACTAAAAATAAGAGATTACAAGAAGGTCCTTGATAAACTAAATAAAAATATATTTGAAAATCCAGGAAAATGGATTTTAGTAAATGAAGGCGTAAGTCCATTTAGAGAAGAAGTATATGGTGACAATTTTGAAAAAGTGAACGAAGCTTCCGGATTAGGTGCGTTGAAGAATTTCAGTGTAAGATGGGATCCTGATGCCGGTATGTTAGATGTGAAGGATGATTATGATTTTAGTCGAAAGAAGATAGCGGAAGACATCATACCGGAAAGGGATGTCCCTCTTAGAATAAGGGAACGTATCAAATACGATCCTAAGAAAGGTAGTGTGCTTCGAAATAATGACAAGGCTTTACCTAAAAGGTTTGTAAGGAAATACGAAGAAGGTGGAGAAGCTAAGTATTGGTGGAGCAATCCAGACAAGAGAGATGAGGTTATAAAAAGACAAGATGACAATGGGGAGTGGCAAGAAAAGAGGAGGAGATTACTTGAACAAGCTCATTCAGATCTTGAAAAAGGTGAAATTGATGAGGACGAATTTAGAAGAATAGCCGGGTTTTCAAATAGTGAAATAGGAAATTTGATAATATCCAAAGATGGAAACGGGGAAGAAATAGGAGCTATTATAAATAATCTTTTAGATTCCATAGATATAGATAAGGTAAAAGAGGGAATTGATGATGCTAAAGAAGAGAGGGAGTACAAGAGCAGGGAGGATGCTTACCCTTATAAGTTAATGGCCGAATCTTTGCTTACACTTGCGGACGTTGCTTCTTCTACACCAGGAATGCTCAGATTATATAACAAAATGGGATTAAGGTTGATGCCGATTCTTAAGACAATAGCAGAAAGTAGCAAGATACAAACCATAGCAGGATTGTCCAATATAGGTATTGATGGAAGTCAGATTGCCTTAGATCCAGAAGGTGATAATGCCTTTAATTATGCCGGCATACTTGGTGGAGCGGCAGAAGCAATAGGAGGAACGAATGTGGTAAGGAATATGTCTTTTATGGGAAGATATGGAAACAAAGTGGATGATATACTTGATATTGCAAATCCTGTTATATCAACGTTGGGTATAGTAGATGATGTAAGTAAGATGGAGGAAGGCGGCGTGATTGGAAAACAGCGTGAAGCATATGAATACTTTACTGGAAAGAGAGGTATGTCTAAGATACAGGCGCTTGCTATCATAGGTAATCTCATGGCTGAATCCGGTCTTAAAGATGACATATACGGAGACAACAGAACATCATACGGCATACAGCAATGGCATAATGAGCGTATGGATAAGCTATTCAAGCACGCCAAAAAGAAAGGTCATTCTACACCAACATTCAAAGACCAACTTGAGTTCTTGGCTGATGAATATGAAGGGAAAACCGGATATTCTAATTTCTTATACACAAGAAAAGGAAAAGAAGGACCAGGGTATTACAACTACAGCCGGCAGGACTTCATGAACGCCGATAACCTTAAGGATGCTGTAGTAGCTTGGAACCAAGGGGCAGGACGCCCTCATAAAAGTGTGATACGAAACGATGACCGTTATAACTATGCTATGGAAGTTGCTAAAAATCTTGGTTTGGATATTGAAGAAAATTCCGTATCTTCGTATGGTCAAATGGGATTCGGAGATGATGGAGAAATAGCAGCATCGGTAACACTTCCAGAGGTAGAAGTGGCAGCCGCCCTCCCTAACCCGGAAGCTCCGTCCCCGGAGAGACAGTCCGAGGAAGAGAGATTTCGTACATGGACTGAAACGTATGGTAAGGACATCGTAAATCATTTACTGACGTTAGACGGGAAAAAGGATGGTGATGACAGTGATTACAGCATGATGTATAAACAGCATGAAAAAGAAAGCGAAGAGGATAAGAAAATGGCTTTGATTAATGCCGTGCTTCCCAATATACAACTTCGCATTAAAGGCGTCACTGATAATTAGAACAATATTATTTTATTTCTCATATTAATAAAGCGAAGCCGGATTTGAGACTCGTTATGCGGATACCGAAGGTTGAAGAACGATATCAAGATAATCCGGCTTTTTTGTGCGATTTCGTGAAGGATGGAACTATCATCGCCTTGGTTTAACAGAACAGACCTACGTACTTCCACTGTCCTGACGGGCATGGGCGCTCGTCTCGCCTACCAGCCTGCCTAATTCTCCACTGGCTATCTAATATAATTATTAACGTCACTCCATCACCTATCTCCCTTCAGTCGATAGGTTCAGTCGTTTTTAAATATTATAAGTTCTTTCGCATCGTTCCCTTCGGTCACGATACTCAATCTTTTAACACAATTAGGCGAACAATACAATGACGGAAAAAGTAATTTGTCAATCCGTTCACTCACTTAACTCCCTTCGGTCGTTAAGTTCATTCACTGTAAACAATTATATGAATAAATGGTAAAGTATATAAAATAATATAAATAATATAATGAGTAAGATCATTGAAAATGGTCTTAATATTAAGGAAAACGGAGACTATTCATAGGCGTAGTTTTAATTCAAGATTTGTTGTCCCACCCCTGACGGTCAGGCGGTTACGTTCAGAGTCGTTTTCCCGTCTCTTATCCAAACCGTCATAAAACAAAAAACCTTGTATCCTATTTCTCTCAAACCGGATACAAGGCAGTGCATTTTCTTCTTTTTATATAAAATCATATATTTGCACTAAAAACAACATTATGGAGACAAAAATAACTGAAATAATGAATCCTCACAAGTTACACGACAAGCTCTTCAAGAAAGAGCAGGTCTCTCCGATAGAAGTTATATACAATAGCTTCAGCAACTTAGGGTACAATGTAGTACGCCGTCCAGCCGGTCAGTGTTTAGGCAATTTGAGATATTTTAATCTATTTTATGACAAACATACTCATCATTTCTATCAGAAAAACAGGAAGTTGAGATATTGTAGTAATTTTCTCATATCTGATTACTGGAAAGATAGAGTGCGATGTTTCATAGTTTGGAACTTTGGATTTGGAAGATTCTTTCCGTACAATGACTTTATTGAGGCTATGGTTTATGATTATCTTCGATATGGGAGAAAGTCAGTTCCTTATCTTAAAAGCGTGCAAGAGGCTGAAGAAAAGTGTGTAAGGTTCTATATCCGGTCTCAGATAGATATGCTTCGTAAGGAAGGATATGCCGCTTATCGGGCTAAGTTCAAGGAAGAACGTCCTCAGTATTTCATCGGAGACGATAGGACGGTGTTTAGATGCCTTGACAGCTCTTTAAAAAGAGAAGAGAAGATTGCTGCATGCGTAGCCCACAAAAGGGCTTTAAAAGAAGGGATAATGACTTCCTTCATCAATCACCTTAAGAAACATCCTACCACTTTATATTCGTGGTTCTCGTCAGAGGTGGACAGTCAAGGAAAGAATAGGCTCTGTCTATCTGAAAAGGCTGTTTCGTATTTGAATAAGAGACTGGTTCGCAATGGGTTAAAGTCTCTTTCTGCATCATATCTTTTTAGAACGTTTAGAAAAATGGTTAAGACCTTGTTCGGTTCCAATGTCAGGTCGTTCTTGAATAGCTGTCTGATGTCTGTTTCAACAGAAGAGGTTTTAACCAAATCTATGAAGAAAATAGTTTCCAAGACGGTGCTGTTTTTGTATAGGAGAGCGCTTAAGAACTATCGCCGGGCATGCGGTCTTAAGTACGATCCTGATTCGGGTGGTTTGTCTGCCGTACATGATTGATTTTTAAACGTATCCCATAACGTTGGATTTTCTCGTTCGTTTCTCTTATCTTTGTGAAAAAAGATAGTATGAAATTACGAATCATAAAAAATCGTCCGATATTCGCTCCTGGCGGTAGTGTTCAGGATAAGAAACATGATATTAATGTATCCTCTACTCAGTCTATTCTTGATTATGGAACGCCTGTTAATAAATGGGGTGAATCTGATATTCAGAATATATATATGCCTTCTGATGTGATTTTAGAAACAGAGGAGGGGGAGATAAATCCATTTAGTAGTATGCCTACATCCGATCCGTTTTTTGAAAACAATGATGCAGGATATGCAGGATATCTCGCTGATAATAGGGGTATGGTTAAAAACGTAGAGAAATCAGTCGTTGATAATACAATGAATGTAGGTGGTGTTGATGCTGATTCCTCTAAAGAAAAACGTTCCCAAGATGGTAATCCTCTTGATCCTATGACTACCCCATATTATTCACCCGATCTAACCGGCAGAGCTCAAATGTTCGGTACAAGTCTTGGCCGGATAAGAGCCGGTAATAAGGTCGGTGCTAATGTGGCTCAAGCTGCCTTGTCTGGTGTTAGTTTAGGATTAGGTCTTACCCGTAATATCATGGGAGCTTCATCTGCTGCGTATGCAGCCAGCAGAGACGAGCAGGCAGCGAGGGAAAAACTTGCCAAGGAGCGTCGTCAGCAATTCATCAAGTGGGAACGTGAAGGTGGTGGCGTGAATTTAGGTAACGGTCAGAAGATGGATACGTCTGATATGACCGGCGAATATATTTATCCTCTTCCCAAGTCTATGGAAGATGCTGCGAATGTAGAGATAGAGAAAGGCGAGTACGTGCTGACTCCTGACTCCGTAGGGCCTATGGAAGCCAAAGGGAACAGACATGAAAATGGTGGCACTCCGGTTGATTTGCCAGAGGCTTATATTGTTTCCGATTATCGTAAGATAGATGATGAGTTTGCCTCTTACGTTAGAGAAAATTATGGTATTAAGGCAACGTCAAAAGATACGTATGCTACACTCCTTGATCGATATAAGAAGAAGATTGGTTTGTCTGATAAGTACGAAGATCAGGAGCGTGTATATAAGAGATTAGAGAAAAATGAAGATGTAAAAGACAAAAACACATCTAATCTTAATGCTTCTATTCTTTCCAAGTACGTCAATGAAAACCAGAAAGAGATAGACGAGCTTGAAGCACAATTTCGTTCTTTCGCTGAAATCGTTTATGGCAAACAGGAAGAATCTAAGCGTAACGAGAAGATGGATGCTTTTTTCAGGGATGGCGGGGTTGTTGATCTGAATCAGGTAAAGAAACAAGCTAAGGCTTTTAATATTGCAGAATCAGATGCTAAGAACTGGATATATGACGAGTATGTTAAGCAAACCAGGAAAATGGCTGAAGGTGGACCTACTCAGAAGGAGCTGGAGGAACTTAGAAAGAATGCTATCGGCTACAATAAGCTTATCAATCAGTTATTTGGACGAACTCTTAATATGACTGTATCTGATGTTAGTGGTCGTGAGCAGATTCTTAATCCTGATTCCAGTGTCAATGCCAACCAGAATCTCCAACATAGAAGCAATTTAGGATACGGCAGGGTAAATGATAAGGCGGTATCTAATTTGCTCGACATAAACCGATGGGCTAACAAGTACAATACGGATGGTGATTTTGATACAGAAGGTTTCCAGAAAGGATACAACAGGCAATTAAATGCATTGTGGGCGTTAGCTGATGTAGGTGCTATCACGAATGCTGATGCAGCCAAGAAATTCAGAGATGAGTACGGATTCTGGGGCCAGGATGCCGGAAGCTACGGAGGTAATCAGGCTTATAATTCATTTGCCGTAGATGATAAGTTTGGTCAGACAACAGCCACCCGTTCTTATTATGGATTGGACGTTGTTTCGGCAGAGCAAAAAAGATTGTTAAACGAAAAAGGGATAAAGAATTATGTTGACTTATTTGGTGATAAATCTGATGCCGCTAAGAAGATTCTGGGCTCCGATTATAATAAGTTTGTTGCTTTAAGAGATAGTGGGTTAATGCCGGAAATAGACTTCGTTCTTGAGTCTGTTAAACCAGAAATGAAGCCTATTGAGGCCGGTCCCATAGCACCAGACCTTACACCGCAAGCAAGTACGCCTGCGACTGCAACCGACACCGATACAGAGGAGGTGGTTGAAGACAACGGACCTAAAGGACAGGGCAGACCGGCGGCGTTCGGTCCTATCTTCCCGGAAATGCTAAGAACCCTTGACACTGGCTTGGAGATAGAAGGCCTGGAAAGACATCAGGCTCCGAGAATAGACCCGGTTCTTCAATCTGCTGATCAGTATATCAACGAGCTCAACCGTGCGACATCGGCTCAGTTAGACGCAGTAGGTGACGTGCCCGACTCCCAGCGGGCTGCTATTCTGGCTAATATGAACGCCATAGCTGGAAGCAATATAGCCAAGTATGTTAATGAAGTAAATTTCAATAACGCAAGGCAAATAAACGAAGCTGATAGGTTTAATGAAATGGCTTATGTTCAGACAGATGATAAGAACATAGCAGAAAGGCAACGTTATGAATCTGGGTTGTTGAAAGCTATGGCTATAAGGGATGAAAATCTTGCTCGTTATTATGATAGTATAAACAGCGAGATACAGAATAAGTTTAATGTTCGTACATCGTTGAATACCATAGCTTCCATAGCCCCGAATATGAGAATGCTTCCAAGTGGTCAAATTATTTACGTTCAAGGCAATCAGGATGTGATGAATATGGGTGATTATTCTACACCTTATTTGAAGAGCTTGGAGGATGATGAAGAAGATAAATATAAAAAGAGAAGGAGAAATAGCTGATGGCTTCACAATATAGTATTTTAAGGCAATATGCCCCGTATGTTAGTCCTTACAACATAGATCTTGTTAAGGACGTCATGATGTACAAACAGCAGAAGGTTGATGCTGCTCGTGAAAAGATCTATACCCAGGTAGATTATCTTATGGGTCAAGAGATAGATAAGCCTGAAGCCCGCGCTTATATGGAAGATAAGATGTCAGGTGTGATTGCTAACATCAATCAAAAATTCAAAGGCGTGGATCTTTCTTCTGATGGTGTTACGAGAGCCATACAAGGAGAGATAAGTTCGGTGTTAGATGATACGGTCATTAACGCGATTGCCGGCACAAAAGAAGGCAAGAGGGTTATGAAGGAAATAGAATCTATAAAACAGAATCATCCTGAACTTTATTCTCCTATTAATGAATGGCATGCTTTGGACCCTTATTACAAATGGAGGTCAGATGGTAAAGCAGGATCAAGGTTGGGAGGTCTTCATTATTCTCCTTATGTCGATTATACTAAGGAGATAAATAAGCTGGTCAGTGATTTTAGGAAAAACAACGAAGGCAAGAAGATTCAGACAACAGAATATGATGTTAAAGGTAATCCTACTGGTGGAATCATAGAAGTCAACGTAGATGAGCTTACTGATTCCCAGATAAGGAATTTTGTGTCTGCTAACTTATCTGAAAACATGAGGAATCAGATGAGAATAGAAGCATCATACATGGCAGCTACCAATCCGGTGTTCAGTAATCCGGATTTGGTTAGTCAATACATTGGGTCTTATGTCGAAAGATACGATAGGCATATAGGAGCATTGGAAGCAAAAAAGAAATCAGTAGGGGATAATAAGGATATTATTGATCGTATTGACAGTCAGATACAGGAAGCTAAAAATCAGAAAGCAGAAGCCAAGAGGGAGGCAGATATGATAATAGCTTCATCAGATCCGGTAGCGGCTGCTAATTTTGTTGTTACCAATAATCTTTTCGATAAGATGACTGATGCATGGAGATACGACAATACAAGTTTTGAAAGGAAGAAAGATGATCTTTATTTTGCAAGGTTGGCAGAGGATAGGGCTCAGCAAAAGTTTTTGACTGACAATGCCAAGTCTATGGTTGAAATATCATTGGCGAATGAGCAGCTTGCTCAGGCTAAGATTGAAACCGAATACATGCGTACTTACGGTTCCAAGATGGGCACTGAAAGCTCATCCGGAGGCACAAGAGGAGCAGGCGGTGTAGGAGTGCCGATGGCTCCTATGGACGGGCCTACGGCTATCAATTCTGGAACGGGTAAGATAGGATCTGTTAATTTGGCTAATATCCCTTATGAACAACTCACATCTTCTTCCACAGAGCGTAGAGCAAATTTATTGAAATTATATAATTCATTATCTCCTACAGACAGAAGCAATATCGTTGCAGCATCATACGAAGAAGAAAAAACTGACCCAGGATTGTATGCTAATATGACTCCTGAAGAACGGATATATTCTTATTTAAAAAATAATGGAGGTCAGAAAAACGGATATTTCGGACAAGGAAATAACAGATTGTCTGAAGCTTATGATGCTTTACTTCTTTCTGATTCTAAGGCAAATGGAGCTGCAAAGGCTATAAATAACATAACTGATTATCAAATAGATAATATAGTTACTAAAAAAAATAAGGATATTATCAGGAAAGTTCGTAATGCTAAGTTTATGAAAGGAAATTCTTTTATGAATCTTACCAATACAGATGATAAGGCTGGAGCCTTCCTGCTCGCCACAGCCATAACAACTGGTGTATCTGATGCCGTAGGGTTCAGAGAATACATGATGGATCCTTCAAGAGGAATAGATATTCTTAGTGCTATATCTCCGTCATTAGGAGCTAAGGTGAGTGCCGGCAAGTTGGGGAAAAACATATCTGATGCTATTACAAGCGAGAATAATGGTTCTTCTACTGGTACATTGGCTCTTATTAATGGAATGAAGAAACTCAATGGCGATCCTGATTTTAATATATCTGATTATATGACCATAGATAAGGATGGTGATATAGATTTAAAAGATTATCAGGAAGGTGAACCATTGACTATTACCCAGCTAAGATATGCTGAGAAAAACAGTAGGGTGTCTGATATGATAGCAAGTCAGATGCAGGATGAGATAAAAATGTCTGTATCTCCCGATCAGATTTCTGATAAGTTATCCCAGTATCATTACCTTGATTCTTACAAAAGATACAATTGGAATGCCGATTCGCCGGAAAAGTCTTTGCAGAAGGCTCAGTTTAGAAGATTGTCTGGTTACATGGCAGGAAAGGTAAATAATCTGGATCCTACTGCTATTAATGCCATTAATATGGATGCCGAGATAGATAATGGCACCGTTAGAAGATTCTTGACTGCTCAAGTAGGTTTCGGTAAAAATTCTTATGTTACAGAAAGGGTTGAGATTACGAATGACGAGCTTCTTAAGGCGGGTATAGATCCTTCGGTCGAGGAGCGCAATTATCCGGTAGATGGCTACAAATCAAGTTTTGAAACCTGTGATTTTGTAGATACCGGAAAGAAGGAAGGTTATTCTTATGATAAGTATCTTATACGTAATGGCCTTCCTCGTTTGGCTTCTAAGGCTGATGTTAAGAATGATCTTTATGATATAGTAAAGGTTCATGGTTCTTACCTTAAGCCAGAAGAAATGAATGTTGTTAAAACCCTTGTTGATAATTTTATTGACATGTCTGATAATATATCAGTTCAGTTGGAGGGAATGGACGATAGGGGTTCAAGAGAGGTAGCGGTCAATTTCTATGACAAAAGGACTAAAAATTCTAAAAATCCTGCATTGTTGTTCTCGGATTTTGTTCCTTTGGATCCAGGTAATGATGAGTATGCGGATTACTGGAATAGCATTCACCAGAAGTGTCCTCAGTACTTCTTTGTAAAATACGTGAAGGAGGCTGTTCAAGAACGTCTTGATCAGATGAGGGATCCGTATATGAGAGGAATAAATATCACGCCCAACATGAATGACAAGTTTAGTAAGTTGAACGATTTTTTGCAGAAAATTTATGGCTGACAATAATATAGATAGATATAATCCTGCTGCTAAAACCACTTACGAAGATGTGGCAAGGCAAAGAAAATTAGCCGAAGAAGAGAATTATACTCCGGCTACACTACCAGAGACGACAACGCCTCTGGTTCCTAATTATATGCCTGGTGAAGGTGTGTATGCCCAACCTAAATTTCCGGATTACGCATCAAGGATAGCTGCTGCCGAATACGAAGAACCGTATATAGCCAAGGAGATAAGCAACAGCTACTCGGAGGCACTGGCTCGTAACAGCTACAGGGGGGCTACACCTGCCCCGCCGCCTCTTAATCCCTATGGACCAAAGGTAAGTATCCGTGAAAGTCATCAGATGGGTAATGATGGGGTATGGCGTACAAAATATCCCAACTATATTCCGGGTATAAACAATGAGGATTATTATGCCAGGAGACAGAGCGGATGGAGTAAGTTTTGGAATGGTGTAGGCAAATTCGCTTTAAAGTCTGCATTGTACGGTGCACAAGGAGTTGTGTCATTGCCTGACAAACTTATCAATATGGCATCTGAGGGAAGTTATAAAGCTGCGTTAAACACTAACATGGATAAGTTTGTAGGTGATCTTGACCAGCAAATAGACATGCTTCTTCCTCATTATTACAAGAAAGAGGTAGAAGATTATAATTTTGGTCAGAAGCTTTTTAAGGATACCGGTAATTTCTTATGGAATGATGTCCTTGGTAATGGTATGTCTTTTACCGTAGGAGCCATGATATCAGCGTACATGACCGGAGGACTTGGAGTTGGATCATTGGGCAATATAGGTGCTAAATTAGGTGGAAGAATCGGAGCTAAGTTAGCAGCAAGGCAAGCTGCCAATAGGGGCATAGGAAGCCTTAAAGGTGTGTTTAACGACTATGTAAGAAAAGGAGTTGCTACCGGAAGAAATGTAGGGGAGGCGGCTAAGACCATGACGTTGTTGGCTACCAGTGCCGGATTCGAGTCATCGGTTGAAGCAAATTCTTTTATGAAGCAATCCGAGTCTGATTTCAAGGATTATTATCGTAAGATTTATGGTCGTGATCCCAATGCAGAGGAAATGGCTGTTTTTCGTAATTCTAATGCTGATGTAGGTAGTGCTATATTTGCCGCCAATATGGGTATAGTAGGATTATCTAACTGGCTTCTTTTTGGTAAGTATATAGGGTTAGGAGGAAAGGCTATACCTGGGTTGGAAAAGAGGCTCAACAAGCATTTATTTGGATTAGGGACGGAAGTTGCGAAGCCGGGAGAGATGGCTATTAAAATAACCAATCCTAATATAGGACAGAAGATAGCAGGCAATGTTTTCAATATCATGAAAAGACCTGTATCCGAAGGCTTATGGGAAGAAGGATCTCAAGGTGCTGTTCAGAATACGGCTGAGGAATATGTTAAGTCAAGATATGATAATGTAGCCATGAACGGAGCCGTTGATGTTCTTGATGCTATTTCTGAAGGATTTAAAAAGCAATATACGTCTAAAGAAGGATGGACTGAAATAGGAATCGGTGCTATTATCGGTTCTTTGTTTGGTATGAGGGAAGGCTTCTTTGGGGTGAAAGAGTATAGCAATAGTCAGATCTTGCTGGAAAGGCAAGTGAATGAATATAACAAAGCATCTTCTAATCTTAACACGGCGGCTTTGAATACGTTGAAAAAATCAATGAGTTTAGGGCCTCAAGTTCGTTCCGATGCCCAGTCTATGACTGGCAAGGAGCTTGATGATGCTATGTTTGAAAAGATGTCTATTGACAACCAAATGGGAACCTTAGAGGATTCGGCTGAAAATTTTAGGCAGATGATTGATATGATGCCTATTTCGGAAATAGCCGAAGCTAATGGAATGTCTTTGGAAGAGGCAAAGAAATACAAGGATTCTATTATTGATAATTATAACAATCGTCTTTCGGATTTCAGATCTGCCCAGAGTTTTGCCGAAGATCTTATAGGTGATGATTCTAAGATTGAGTTTAGGAAATACGTGGCTCGTAATGCCTTCCTTGGTCTTCAATCAGAATCAAGAATGAAAGACATAGCTTCTGTCATAGAAACGCTTTCGGGGCAGCCTCGCGTGGCGGATGCTCTAAGTACGTTCTCCCGGCTGTCGGACAGGGCAAGGGAGCGGGCGATGGCTATCCGTGGCATACGGTCAAGAATAGAAGAACTTGAATCCGAAATAGAAGATCTTGCTACCCGCCCTCGTAACGTAGAAGGGAAAGATCCACAAGCTGAATACATACAACGAAAAACCAAAGAATTGGAAAGTCTTAGAACCAATTACAACAATTCGTTGTCTGAGTTATCAACGTTAATAGGAAAAGAGTTTTCGATAGAAGAGTTGGTAAGTAAAACCGAATCTGTTTTATCATCTCCTCTTTCTCCCATAAGTTCACAAGATGTGATAGAAGCCTATGATACGCTTGTGGCTTTTGATGATTATTTTAATGTAAAATCAAGACAGGAAAAGAAGTTTACAGCCAAAGACAAAGCCATGAGATCCTTGGTAAATGAATACCGAAGGAGTTTGATGGGCTATAGGAATATGAATAACTTCTTGTCCAAGATGCTTGATAAAAGATTCTTAGCTGAGGAAAACAGGGGATTTTCAAAAGCGCTGTCTTCTCTATGGTCTACTCCTTATAAGGGGGATGATAAGGTTCCTGATTTTGCAGAGCCTAATAAAGTTGGTGAATATGATACTGATGAGGTAGTAGATCAAGCTGTGTCAGAAGGTAAGATTTCGGAAGACGAAGCTTGGACTATCAAGGCTTTTATGCATGCTCTTGATAAAGTAAGGGAAGATAGGATGAAGGAAGCAGAAGATGATATAAAAGAGTCACCGCTTACGGAGTCTGTATCGGATGAAGATTATGAGGCTGCTATGGATAATCCTATTATGGTTCCGGCCGTAAGGCAGTCTATAATTGATAAACTATATACAGGCAATGCCGATCTTCTTACTGCGAGAGAAAAAGATGTGTATGATAAATACAAACAAGATTTTGATGATTATGTATCATCTTTGGGTGACAGTCCTGTTAATCTCATAAAATCATTATCTGAGAAGGCTGATAGGCTTACAAGTCCGAGATCTGTGTATGAGGATAATAAAGCTATTATTGATATGGCTAAATCCAATTTAGAACCAGATCAAAGGAAGGAACTTGATGATGCTATTTCTTCGTATGTTGACATAATGAACAGACGGGATAAAGGGGAGAGGGTTGACGAAGATAAGCTTGCCGATTCGGTATTTACCATAGAAGATCTTGGCCAGGTTGGAAACATCACAGATCTCCTTCCTTATATCGAACAAAACAGGATTATTGATAAAGGTCGTATTTCCGAATCTACGTTAAGTAATTTTGGGGAGGATGATGCTAATATAGATTCTCTTGTAAATGAGTTAGACGAATCCGATAATACGCCGGGAGCCAATATAGATAGCGCCCAGAATCCAGAGACGTTGATGGTTAGAAGAATATCCAACGATGGCAACGAAAGGTATGAAATTGCAGGTCTTAGAGCCGATAAATTTATATCTTCTATAAAATCATTGGTTCCTATTCAAATAAGCTCTGAAACGAACGCTAATGGCACTAAAAGGTATTCTCTTAACATAGGTGGAGAAACGGCTACCGTGATAGAACTGCCTTATCATGCGAGATGGTCTATAGACAAAGAATCGGCTCGTGTTCTTAACCGTTACACAGATGTGTCTATTCAGGACGTGGGTAATTCCTATTCTTTGGTTTATAAGCGTCTTGATTCAGATGAGTTGGTTCCGTACAGAACGGGTGTCGGATTCGGAGAGAATGAGGTAGATAAAATAGATCAGGAAGCATTATCTTCTTTGAAAAAAGGAGATAAGGTTAATCTCGAAATAGATGTAAATGATACCTATAATCAGTCTCTTTTTGCCGAATACAATGATGCTGTTCAGTCCGGAGATAAAAAAAGAATAGAATCTGCTGAAAATAAACTGGTTTCCAATATGGTTATCAAGGTCATGAGTGGAAACAGATTCGTTTCTGTTGTAAAAGCTGACACAGGGGGCATAGATGGTATAAGTAAGATAAGAAGAACGGCTTTCGACAAGTGGAAGAAGGACGCCGGCCGGTCGGCTACCATCGGCGTCGGCACGCATGTTGTTGCCCAGACCCTTCCCGGAAGACCGGTGTTTAACATGAAGGTGAACGGTCAAGGATATGGCCAGGTAGAAAATCTCCCTATTACCGAAAAAGGTGCTGAAAAAGTATCTGATGTCGGATATGTATTAAATGGCAAAGTCGTGCTTAAGAACGGATCTAAATACACAGGCTTCCCATTTGCTTATTCTATATTAAATGACAAGGGGAATAATTACAAAAATGTAAGAGTTCCGGTAGTTGTCATCAAAGGTAAAAACGGTCTTAATTATCTTTTCCCGGTTAGCCTACGTTCTGTAGAATCAGAGGAAGGGCGGAAATGGATGTCTTTTATAGATATGCTGCTTGAATCCGGTGATTCTGAATTGCCACAGATGGGTCAAGATGATATACAAGATCTTAATGCGTATCTAACCAAGTTAGGTCTTGATCCGGCTTCGTATCAAGTATCGTATTTGAATCCTATTTCAGGTCTTAGAAAAGCTCGTGAGGCTATAGAAGAATTATCTACAGTTCCTGATGTTGTTAAGTGGGTAGAAGATGGAAGTAGGAGTGTGAAAGACATTGTGACGTCTGAAGTAGAATCTGGAATAGATTTCGAAGGTGAGATGTTTGTCGCTCCTAAGATCAGGATTCAGTTTGGTAAATCATCTTCCAGCCCTAAGTCGCTTATAGAGGATGATCTTCCTTTCTCTGATGAGGGTAAGACCGTTACTTCTAAAGAATACGTGGATGTTTATGAAGAGGAAATGCCAGAGGAAGGGACTATCCTGGGGACTCAGCCGGCGCCATTAGCTCAGCCGACTCCTGCGGCACAAGCTGCGCAGTCTTTACCTGGCAAGAAGCGCACCTCCAGGAAAAACTTCTCTCTTATGTTAAACGAAATAGAATCTCATATAGAAAAAGAAGGATTACCGCCTTATGCTAATATTTTTGATTTTATAGCAAGGAAGATTGTAGGAGGTGACTTGAGGTTTCTTCGTGAGAGAGGTAATCCTAAAAGTCTTAAGGAAGAAATGGGATTAGAACCTAAAGGAACAGTAGGTGATAAAATATCCACTCCTTCCAGTAAAGGTGGTAAGACCTTAGAAGAATACGTTTCTTGGCTTCGTTCTCAAACAGATCAGGTGGTGGTTGATTATGTTGGGCCAAGATCTGACGAACAAATTATATCAGAGTTGAAAAACTTTTTGAAATATATTAATTTTGTTCCAAGCAAGGCTTTGAATTATTCTCTTAGAGTCAATGGCATGGATACCCTAAAAGAATATGGCACAAAAGAGGAAGTAGAAAAAATGGAATCTGATATCAATAGTTTGGTTTCTAAAGTTTTGCCTACGGTGGATAACCAAACTATAGAAGATGTTTCTACTGCAATAAAATCAAACAACTTGCCTGCTATATGGGAGCCCGTGGAAAGCCTTAATATGACAAATGAGGAAAAAATAGAGTTTTTGAATAACATAGCGGATTTCCTTAGCGGCATACCAGAGTATGATGCTGTTGTGGAGTCTATAGAGTCAGAATCAGATAATATTTTAAATGATGGAAAAGAAGGAAGTGCAGAAGGCGGTGCAGTACGCGCTGAGGAAGATGGCGATAAAAAGGGAGATGGAGAAGGCAAAGGACAATCCAGAACAAATGTCGAAGTTAAAGGAAATATCGAATTACCTGGATATGAAGAAGGAAGAGTAGATAACTATAGGAAGAACGGAGATAAGTTCTCTGACATTGCTGAAGTCACTTTATGGCTACTTAGAAGGGCTGCCGGCATAACCTCTATCCCGGAAGGAGAAGAGGTTTATGTAGAGGGAGATGAGGTTAATAGTATTATGACCGATATGGAATCAAGGTATGGTATAGACACCATCAATCACTCGCATACGACTAAGGCTATAAGGGATCTTAACGGCGTATCAGGTTATAAAGTAGAATACGGCTTAACCTTTTTGACATACGATCCTTTTATTAGGATATCCAATCCAAGGGAAGAATATAAGGCTGCGAAAGACGAGCCTCGTATATCCGAAGGACCTCTTACTCACATATCAAGGGTGACAACCCCTTATTTCCTGTACGGCGGTGATGAAGCATATACATCTGTTCCGGCTAAGGTAGAACCTATACCGGAGAAGATAATGGGTCGTAATGGCATTAAATTTGGTATGAGTGTAGTCGAGTTAACCAAATTAGGGTACAAAAAAGCTGGTGGAAACTGGATATATAAATTCTATATGAACTCAGGTGTGTATGATTTGTATAATATCAGTACCGGTGAAGCGTTTAGGGCAAAACCGGATCTTGGAGTTAAGATAAGTTCCAGTGCATTCATCCGCTCTTTATCTCAATCTGGTAGAAAAATACAAAATATGATGAGTAATATGAGCCAGGAAGAGATAGATAGGAATAAGAATCTCGTAGAAGGTTCTGATAATTCGGATTCGATAAATGAGTTAAATAAGGAGTGTTGAGTATGAGAAGGAGATTTTTTAATGCTGCGGATAATTTCGTGGGAGGATGTTATAATAAGTTATCCAATGAAGATATAAAAAGGCTTGGAGGAAAAAGACCTTATGTATGTCAGTTTAATAAAATTCATATACATATAGGACCTGTATTAAAAGATCATGATTCTGATGTTAGTTACATAATGTTTAATAGTAATTGGAATTATGGTGGTTATGAATCTATGGTTTATAATCATAGCAATAATGGTATTTTTATATTAGGTGAAAACAAAATTGGTAACATAGAAGATCATATACAAGATCTAACATATTGGTACGAATATGATCCAAGCATTAATGAAAATTATTGTTATTTTTATTATGAGGCTAATAACAGCGGAAATGCTATCAAGTTGAATGGTGAGTTTGGTGATACCAGTACTGTTTTCAACATTCCCAGCTTGGAAGTCACCACTCTTCGTGATGGCAGTTTGAGTTTTCCGGAGATTTATATAGAAGGAATTTGGGATCCGTCATTGTATAAGTCGGTTTTATAATTAACTTTGCAAAAAAGTTAATTACAATGGGTGTCAAATGTCAGATAGAAAAAAAGGAAAATGAAATAAAACGGGTTAAGGCTCCTAACGGGGAGCCTTCCGTTCTTTACGAAAGTGCTTTAAAAGTATTAGGAAACAGCGAGCGGGCTCTTCAGGTATGGGCTAAGGCTTACACTCCTGGTTTTTTGTCGTATTACGGTCATTGGAATAACCCGGCTCCAGGAGAGATGTTTAATACCGATCCCAATGGTGAACCTCTTTTAGAAGACGTGCTGTCGTATATGAAGCGTCAGACTTATTTTGCTGATCCTTTAACGGCTCAGGATGTTAAGGATGTAAGGGATTTCCTTTTGTCTACTCATTATTTTTTCAATGCGTCTTCATTGTCTAATGCTATTCTCTTCGATTTTTATGTAGATGGCAGTTTGATACTGAATGAGCAGAAATTAAGGAGATCCGGTTTGTATGATGAAACAGAAATAAGTCGTATTTTATCCGATCCTTCTGTTTTAAACGAGGTTTCGACTTCCATGAGAAAGTTAATAGATTCTTCTATTAACGAACATGATAGGGAAAAAGATAATTATTTTATGTCTATTGACTATCAGTATGGTCCTATTGTTTACAAGGAGGGAGTGTTTAACCAATTTGGTAAAAAAGTACCATATAATCCTTCTGAGCTTTATTATGCTATGCGTAAAACAGTAGCCGGCATAAAAAACTTTTCTGAATTTTCATCTGCTTTTGAATCGTTGAGAAATTCATATCCTGAACTGGTTGAGAAATTCGTTTCTGATAAAGAATTTGCCGAATCTATGTTTGATGAGTTCTCATCTACGAATAAGATTCCGGTAATAAACATAGAAGGGGATGATGTGGTGGAAGGCAAGAGAAGATCTTTGTCTAAGCTACAAGATCTTTCTTATTACAATTCCGGCAAAATAGAGTTCCTAAGAGCTCGTATATCAGCTTATTTACATAGGGCTAATGCCGACACCGAATCCGATTTAAGAAGCATGATATGGGATATAGAAGAGGCTTGTACGTGGTTTGGCATAGATATAATAGGGACATCGGAAACTTATGATGGCACAGAAGAATCTTTGAATAAGATAGATAATTTGATGCTGGATCTTGATATTTATGTGGCCAGGCATAATGATGTAAATTATGCTCCAACGCTGGCATCTTCTATAGATGATGTTCTTGGTGATAGTACAGACTATTATTTTGGATTATTGCCGGAGTATATGGATAATTTGAATATCGTTTATTCTGAATCCGATATAGACCCAGTAGAGGCATTTGAGAAACATTCATTGCTTAAGGTAGGAGATAATCTATATCAAAGGATCAGCAAAGATGATCTTAACGAGATGTATCAAATATCAACAGTATTAGCCAAGCACAACCTAACTCATTTTTCTACTAAAATATATCCTGAATCTTGTTTTAAGAACGGCGTTTTGGATAAAGAGAAAGTACGGAACGTAGATAATAATACGCTCATGGCTTCCATTAAAAAATACGTCAGATCGTTCATGGATTCTCAGAACACAGAGGACATGATAATGACCAGGATGGCGTTTGGGCACCCTGCGGTACTTGACGTTCCTTACGTGGATGTGGATCGGGAGTATAGTCGATACATGAACAAAAAACAAGATAGCGAAAACCCATTATCCTTATTCGATTTATACCAATCTTACCTTGACAACAAACTCCATAAAACAAAATTATATGATAATGCCTATAAGTATCTTGACTTCAAACCTGGTCCATCTTTGGGTCTTATTTCTGATGATCCTGATATTTTGAAATCAATAGAATTATCTTTATCTGGAAAAGACAGGTTGATGTTGTTTGATTATAGCATGACCAGTACCGACCCTTCTTTATCAGAATTGTTTTATTTGGAGAGGTATGACCCTTCGTATGCTGGGAATGATTTTGAACACTATTTTTACACCAGGCACCCGTATTTGTTAAAAGAAAAATCGGGTTCTAATATCGTAGAGCAAGATGGTGTTATAACAGCAGAAGGTATTTATGATAATTTTATAAGAGTAGGTAATAAGATATGGTCTAAAGTAAGCGAGAGTAGTTCCGGCTCTATCTACCAAAATCTGACAGGAACCGAATCGGAGGTGAAATACGATTCTACTCAGAAGGTAAAGACGGTAGAAACCGATTACGCTCCATACCAAAACAGATCTGGCTTGACGCAAGATATGATCGTAAGCAAGTCTGAATTGGATGATCTTAACAAATTAGAATGCAAATAATTTTTGTACACATATAATATAGTTTTTTCATAATTACGATTTGGGAAGTGGGGCTTGTGAAAGTCTCACTTTTCTTATATATGCACGTATATCAACAACATACAAGAAAAGTTAGATTTTCATTGTTTATGGATTATTTTTATTAAGTTTGCGATATTAGTTTCAGGAAGGGATTATAGAAAATAGGAAAAAGTAAGAACCGAACGTAACTAATAACAGTAGGAAATGAGAATCAGTACCATCAAACGTAACAACAGCATTCATCTTATGTATAAAAACATTATGAATGATTTAGGTCAATTAAGAACTGTAGTTTCAAAATCCTATATTTATAATCTGATACAAAATCAAACCGGATTAAGTATCAGAACTGTATCCCATGTACTTAACCATACCAAAGAACAGGATACGGATTCTTTGTGAAAAGCATGTATTTTCATACATTTGTTCGTTCTTTAGTTTTAGTAGGGAAAAGCTTTTCATGGTATTTTGGTTTAGATTAGTTGAGGCAGGATTCGCAGTGATGCGGATCCTGTTTTGATTTACAGCGCTTTACCCAAAAAAAGAAAAGCGAAAGTTGCTGATTATCAATTTTTCCCCATAAATGGGGAAAACTACTCGTTGTATATTATATTTCCGTTTTTACTGAAAATCCTTCCATTTTATCGGAAACAAACTCAGCCTTGTTCCACCCTGCAATCATGATCTTTGTTACGTGCTTCATGCACGTATGTTTAACAATTAAATACTATAAAATTATGGGTGGTGATAAAATCGTCCTTTTAGATGGAGCCGGGGCTAACGGTGGTGGTGCAGCCACTAACGGTCTTCTTTCAATGATTCCCGGCATGTTTGCTAATTTGATAGGTGGTAATAAAATGGATCCGAATCTGGTGGCGGCTTTGATGAACGGTCGTAACAACCAGGACGGTTTCGGTGGGGCTAACGGTTGGTGGCTCTGGATAATTGTTTTGTTCTGGCTGTGGGGTGGACGCGGCTTCGGTAACGGTTTTGGAAATGGCGGTGATTGTTGTGCCAATGGTTTGCCGGCTCAGTTGAATAACGATTACGGTCGTGAACTTTTGATGCAGGCAATTCAAGGTAATCGTAGCGCCATAGATCAGATTGCTTCTGCTTTGAACTGTTCTACTACTCAACTTCAGAACGCTATCTGCAACGTACAGGGTGCTATTGATAAAGTAGCTGGTCAGGTAGGTATGACTTCTCAGGCTGTTATCAACGCAGTTCAACAACAAGGTTGTGAAATAGGAAATCAAATCAGCTCTTGCTGCTGCAATCTGAGTTCGTTGATCAATCAAAGCACTTGCCAGACTCAGGGAATGATTACTCAGCAAGGTTTTGATAACCAGCTTCGCACGTTGGAACAAACCAATGTCTTGCAGAACGGTCTCAACCAAGGTCTGGCTAACAATCGTGAGCAAGCTACAAGCCAATTCAATATCTTGTCTGCGAAACTTGACGCCCAAACCGTTATGATCAACGACAAATTCTGTCAGTTGGAAATGAGGGAAATGCAGAACACTATTGCTCAACTTCGTGAAGAAAAAGCGGCTTTGACAGCTTCGGCATTATCTCAGCAACAAACCCAGAATATCGTTGGTCAATTACGCCCGACGGCCGTCCCGGCCTACCCCTCTTGTTCTCCTTACCAGGCTTATACTTGGGGACAGGTATTCGGAGGAGGTTGCTGTAATAACGGATGCGGATGTAACAACGGATGTTGCAATAACAACGCTGCTGTCTGATTTTATTAAGAAAGGAGGCTAATATGGCTTGTGTTTCTAAAATAGGATCGTTGTATGAGATGGTTACGAAGAATGTTATTGTCAGTACGACAAATACAGTCTTCGGTATTAACCCACGGGCTTGGATCGCCCTTCCGTGTGAGGGTCTTATCCTTCTTAAGATAAGGCAAGTAGTCCCCACAGCCGGAAGTGCTCTACCGGTACAGATTGCGGTCCCGGCAAACAGCACAGTTTCAACAGTAGGAGCCGACACCTGTTGCCCGGTTACGGGAGTGAATGTCGTGAACCCTATTAACGTAGCTGTCACGGGTGCTGCTATGGTAAATGGCACAGAACGCCTTCTGTACTTCAATAAAGTTCGTGGCGTGTTAAGATTAATGGATTGTTGTGTTCCGACAACAACAGCCCAGGCGTCTGAAGTTAAAGCAGGTAAATGATTTCAGTAGGGTGATGAAGATCATCACCCTATTTTCACCTAACTAATATTTTGATCATGTTTTCAGATTTGAAGAAAGGGTTTCAGGTACATACCCTTGATACTAATACAGTACCTAAATACGAATTGGGAAAGGTAGTAGCCGTATCCGAACCCAGGTATCTTCCTCCTCAGCCAGGTCAGTATCAGGCGATGCAGACCCGCGTGGTGGATCTGACGGTAGAGCTCACTGGCGAAACCAAGACCTATACGGTCCCGGAATCCCAGAATGTGGCTAAGGCTATGGGCATAACATTATCTACCAGCATAGATCCGATTATGAACGAACTGAATGCTATAAAAAACACCAGTCAAGACATAATAAACAGCGTAGATGCCCATCGTGCCAAGATAGAGGCTTGTGAATCTATATTAGAAGACATCAATCCGGCATTCAAACAAACGAGAGAGCAGGATCGTAAAATAGCTGGTATAGAAAATAAGGTGAATGACCTTACTGATTCATTCGAAGATTTAAAGAAGTTAATTGTAGAACGTTTGAAATAAGTGTAATATGATAGTATATGATTTAAATTCAGGACACAGAGAATATCCTGGATATGACGAGATAGAAGACAGACGAGGTGGAGGCAGAGGCAGAAGCCGGCGTTCTGATGGGACGTACATGGGGTACGGTGGTGGTATTTACGACCATTACGGTATGCATGAGAAGATGAAGGAAATGGAAGAACGCGAAAACGAGCTGGAAGAAAGGGAAAGAAGGCTTGAAGAGCGCGAACGTCGTCATGAAATGGAGGACCGGGAATACCGGAGGATGGGTTACGAATCCTACCCGACCGATTACTATGGAGACGACAGATACTACGGTGACGGACCTCAGATGCGTAGAGGTCGCGGACGTGGCAGAGGTCGTTCTTATTGAGGAGCAGACGCAGAGGATCCAGCTTATCAGAAATATGTAGATACTTACGGCTACCATTTTTCTAATGCTCTCGCTGATGAGGCGGTAAAGAAGATGGTCAACGTCGATGGATCCAAGAGGATCTGGAAGCAGCCGGAAATAAAAGATATTTTTGAAAAGTGCGGAGCGAAGAAGCCGGATAAAGCGACATGGGGCGATGTCCAATATGTCTTTGCAATGTACTATTCGGATGGTTTTCCGAAGGTCTTCAAATGTGAGAACGAGTTGGTGAAAGCTACGTTAATGTATTTGGATGATCCGGATGCTCCCGAAGGAGTAGCCTTTATAAGATGGCTTGCCGTGCAAGATTACCTCGGCGAAAAAATAAACTGGAAGGATCTGACCTGAGATCCAGATCCAGGTCCTTCCGGTGGTGCGGGAGCCATAGTAAAAAATATGATTCCCGCATTCCCGTTTTTCCCGTTTGGAAAAAAAAGAATAAAAATATTATACCGGTCGGCGGGCAATAGAATACCCGTGGCCGGTTTGTTTCACATAACTTTTTTTTGACATGAATATAGCACACGAATCTAAATCGAATAAAACCCCATTGTATTTAATAGGAGAGTTGATTGGCGTACCGAATACGGTTATGGACTCAGCATTGCATGAACTAAAAGATAGAATAGACAAAGACCCTAAGTATAAAGATGTTAAAAATTGGCTCGAATCTTTACCCAAGATCTGAACCTATTTTTTTTCAATACCAGGCCCGATGCGATTTTAACGTATCGGGTTTTTATTTTAATTCATATTGTTTTATTTTAAATCTAATTAATTCATGAATGTCGTACTTTTGTTGAAAAAGTATTCTATATGGAAAATAAGGAAGATTACGTTGGTTACGAAGATCAAGAACTGTGTAACCGGTATTACAAAGAGGCTGAAGCCATGAGGCAAAAGCAGGACTGGTCTCGGCTTAGGGCTGTCCCTGCTCCGGCCAAGGGAACGCCATCGCCCGGCTGGGGTCAGCTTGGACGTGGAAATGGTGTCCGTGTTAAGTATGTGAGTATCAATTCAGGATTGGGAGGAGATAGGTTATGACCGTAGAAGAATTAGCTAATAAAAGATACGGTGGCGAATTTGTTTTCATATCCGAAATAACATTAAAACAATATAATTTCATTATAAGGTTTTAATATCCGGACCATAAATGGTCCGGATATTAGCCTAAGCCTTGAAACGAAGGCTACGTTATTTGAGAATAGATAGTTATCTACGGATGTTTGCCCAAGTCTGTAGCTCTAAGGTGGGTGATTAAACAGGAGTAGTGTATTTGCGAAACAGTGTTGCTTACGAAAAACCTTAAATAACATTGGCGATGGGTACTAACAGAGTTTTACTCTGACTTATGTTGAATAAACATTGAAAACGTTTGTAAGTATGGTGTACGTACAGGATATAAATGGTAAACCTATGATGCCTACAACGAGGCATGGTAAGGTAAGGAGACTGCTTAAAGACAAAAAGGCAATCGTTGTAAACCTATGTCCGTTTACCATCAAATTAATGTACGTTACATCTGATTACAAACAAGAAATCGTGTTAGGCGTTGATGCTGGTACTAAACATGTTGGTTTATCAGCTACAACGAAAAGCAAAGAACTTTACAGTAGTGAAGTGATCCTTAGAAATGATATCGTAGATCTTTTGTCTACCAGAAGGGAGCTACGAAGAACAAGACGGAATAGGTTGAGGTATAGAAAACCTCGTTTCAATAATAGAATAAAAAGCAAGCGTCCAGGATGGGTAGCACCTTCGGTGAAGTACAAAATAGACGCCCATATTCGTGTTATTGACAATGTATGTTCTATATTACCAATATCTCGTATTGTTATTGAAGTAGCTCAATTTGATACCCAAAAAATCAAGAATCCCGATATCTCCGGTAACGAATATCAGGAAGGGGATCAACTTGGTTTTTGGAACACAAGGGAATATGTCTTGGCAAGGGATGGGCATAAATGTCAGTATTGTAAAGGGAAGTCAAAAGATAAGATCCTTAATGTCCATCATCTTGAATCCCGAAAAACGGGAGGTGATTCCCCTTCTAATCTTATTACCTTATGTGAAACTTGTCACAAAGAATACCATAAAGGTAATATAGATTTAAAGATCAGAAGAGGCAAGTCGCTCCGCGACGCAGCCGTAATGGGAATCATGAAATGGAGGTTGTATGAAGAACTAAAATCTAAATACGACAATGTTTCTATGACTTTCGGGTATGTTACAAAATACAATAGGATTAATCATGGTATTGAAAAATCCCATGTTTCTGATGCCTTTGTCATTTCTAAGAACTTCAACGCGAAACGAATCGGATGTCAATATTTAAAACGTTTAATTCGTAGACATAACAGGCAAATACATAAAATGAAAATTTTAAAAGGAGGAAAGAAGAAAAACAATCAAGCTCCTTTTGAGGTTTTCGGTTTTAGATTGTTTGATAAAGTGTTGTATAACAATGAAATATTCTTTGTTTATGGAAGGAGGAAATCAGGGAGTTTCAATATCAGGGATTTCAACGGAGAAAATTCAAAAGATGTTTCACACAAAAAGTTTAAACTCATTAGAGGGAAGAGGCATCCGATTATATTAAAGTAAATGAATAGATTTAATAAATTTAATATAAAAACGTATCATGTATAATAAAGAAATAGTAATATGCGCCGCCATCTGGGTGCAGGACGGCAAGAAGCGTCCCCATCAGCCCACCAATATACCATCCGGCGCCGTGTTCTGTGGATTGAGACATTGTTCTATCATTTCTCAGTTTGTAGCTTATGGTATTGCTCATAAAAACCGCAGTGTTCAAGGATTTTTGACGAGCAAGAACCGGTTTTTAACAAGAGAGGAAGCGTCTGAACTTGTTAGAAATAATAATCAAGAAATGGTAGTAGATAGGAGTGCCATTAGAGAACAATTGTATTCAGAAGATCTATATTAACTAAAAACAAAACAACAAATAAAGTCGGATACTTAAGTTATCCGACTTTTTAGTATATTTGTGGCATGGCAAGAGGTTATTATTGGATACCGCAGACAGATGAAACGTTAAATGGCATAAGCTATTACGTGACTAAGGTAGTAGGAGATATAGTGTTTGATACTAAACGAAAAAGAATAGTGTTTCAAACTACCAGGTATTTCCCAGTAGGCTCCGTATTCCATTTTACTCACAACTGCTTTAAATACGTCATAACCTGCCGGCTCCGTAAGCCGGGGCTTTGGTTTGAAGCCAGGAGAGAAGATTCGGGCCCTATTTGCCCTGAAGATATTGAGCGCTTTGAATCGGGAAGGTTTATTCACCGAGATGGGTACATGCATTACATATAAGCCGAACTTGACAATTGGCGTCAAGTTATAATTATTTTTTTTTCATATTATTTTTAAGCCATCAGACTGAGAAGTTAGATGGCTTTGTTTTATCATATGCTTGATTTTTAACTACCTTTGTCTTATAACAAAAATGTTTTACTATGACATCAACGTGTATTATTAAAAGAGATAATAAAAAGAAAGTTGTTTCTGTCTCTACCAGATCAGGGGACAGGTCTATGTTGTTTGATAAAATAGCATCTATTCCTCTTATGGAGAACAGGGAACGGGCTACTACTGTTTTTAAAACCGTATTTTCTAATAAGTTCTTAAAGGCTTTTGGTGACTGGAGAAGGAATGTACCTGTTAATAAACAGGCTTATAATAAGGTAAAATCCAACATCGGCCTTATTCCGGAAGCCTATAGAGAAAGGGTGCTGGATAAGGCTTCTAAGATGAGTAATCCTATTCTTGTGTCAAAATCAGATGCACCTTATGAAATCCGAGAATCGGGCTTTGGATTTTACAGCCAAGATCTGGGTGATAATATTATGTTGGTGGATGCTATGGTCCCGTCAAGTATTTCTGTACCGGAAGGACCGGGAATAGACGCCGGACAGTATCTACAAGATGCTATATCTTCGGACTTCACTCCCGTATCTATGGTACAGGATAAGGGTGTTAATTATATGGTTATAAAAGACGGTCTTAAGATATTTAGCCCAGAAGAGTTACCACAGACAGATTCTAATCCTGTGGGTGTAACGTATCAGACCGGAGAGCCTCGTTTGTTTTTCATGAACGATCGTAATCAATTATTTGAAGATTACGGAGAAGCTCTTCGCTCTGGCGGGAATGATATTAGAATAGGATTCTTATCAGGCACCGTTCAAGAATCTGCCTGGGATGGCGTGGCAGACATTACTTACAAAGCTGGAAGGTATGTTCTTAATAATCCCAAATCTTTTATACCGGTCATGACCGCTTCTGCTTCTACTTCTTTATCAACAAAAGGTGGTATAATTAACTACCTTATAAAGAAAGGTCTTTTGTCCGGATCTAAGATATTCGATCCTGAAACAAGAAGCTATTATCTTACAGGAGAAGGTCATACAGGACAAATTAGACTTTTCAATTCAGCCTTATCCTACACCGAGCTCCGTAATCATTTTGGTTCAGATGTTTCCATGAACGACCAAGGTATGATAACCATAAGCTCGTTGGATAATAGTAAGGTAACTATGAGGCTCGCCACCGGAGGAACGGAAAGGGTTAGCAAAGAGCAGATAAAGAACGATCTCAAGTCAGGAAGATACAATGAATTGGACGCCAAGTACGATCATTTTGATGCGCTTGTAGTTTCATTCATATTAGAAGACAACGATCTTTATGCTGATACTAAAGCTAAGATCGTATCAGATTATAGCAGGCAGGAACGTGATCAACGAAATTCTATTGTCGAGATACTGAAAACGCTTGGCGTTAGTGTCATAGGTATGACCGATTATATAGAGAAGTACCAAACCAAATACGGGCATGAACCTTCTGCTAAGGCATTGGCGGATATTGCTAATAACGTAATAGCAGTTGGTGAAGATGCTACTTTATCTGATTTAGTAGAAGAAACAGCCCACTTCCTTGTAGAGGCATACAGAGACCAGAATGCTGTTGAGGCTGTTCTGCAAGATGTAGAAGGTACGGAAGAGTGGAACCAGTATGCAGGTCAGTATTATAATACATACGGTAAGGTATATGAAGGAGCTGAGCTTGATAATGCTGTTAGGAGAGAAATTCTTGGAAAGATCCTTGCCAGGGAGATGCAGACCGGCACAGCACAGGCGCCGGTAGAGCCCACCTCCTTCCTGGGGCGCGTCCGGCAGCTTCTCTCTGGAATCGTAAACTGGCTTAAATCAGCTTTATCTACCCAAAGACAAGATTTGAATAACGTTATTAAAAACATTCGTGATCTTGCTATTACCGACATAGATAAAGGATTTGATACTTCTCTTTTAAAGGATAATGATTTTACATTATACTCTCTTTCCTCTATGAACAAGAACAAGTTTCTTGAGTCTAAGATCCGGGCATTGAGAAAAACATTGAGAGACTTACGTCAGATAAGCTCTGATAGGGCTGTAACTACATCTATGACCCTTGCTCAGCTTAAGACCATAGAAGATAAGATAAATAAGGTAGAGACCGAAATAGACAAAAATGAGATGGCGGCTGCCATGAATAGCATGATCTCCACAGCCGAAGCTCAGGTCAGATACTTAAGCAATGTAGTAAATACTATCCTTCATGGTGATACCAAAGACGGTAAGCTTCATTTCAATACCAATGATCGAAAGAACGTAGATATTATCAACAATCAGGTTCTTCCGATCATGAACGATCTTCGAGGATATATCCGTAACAGAAGTACCGAATTTGATGAACGTGAAAAGCAGGATTATACAAATAGGATCAATACCGTCATTGCCGACATCAATGGTATTCAGTCTGATATTAAGTCAGTGCAAGACCTTGATGAAAGTACGTTGCTTGATAAGTTAATGAACGAACTTCATGTGCCGGCAGATAAGGTAAAGAGAGTAAAAGAATTTTTTGACAAGGTTCAACACGATGTTTCTTGGATAAGTAGGTGGTTCGGTATATTAGAGCATTCCTCCAGCCCGTTCAACAACGCTCTCGGAGCTATGATTGCCAAAGATAATTACAATGCGATGGTAAATGCCCAGCCCGCTATATCTGATTTCCTGGCATATGCTAAAAAGCATGGTTTTAACAAATCTGAATTTGAAAAACTGCTTCAGAAAGTAGACGGCAAAACTTCCAATTACCTTCGTAGTGCTCTTGATATGGCTAAATATGATCGTAATAAGAAGTTGGCACAGATGCGTGCGTTTGCTACTGCCATGAACATAGAAATATCAGAAGAAGAAATCAATGATGTGGTTGACAATAACCGTAATTACGTATTTAAAAGAGAAGTAGTTGACAAGGACGGAAATACGGTTACTGAAAACGCTAAATTTAAGCCCTCATCTGACAGGGTTAATACTGATATTTTTACCATCGAGCAGGAAAAGATCTATACAGAACAGATGGAAAAGTGGGATGCTGAAAATTCAGAATTGGAATTTAGTGAAAGTTATGCCACAAGAATGGAATCCATATACAAAAAGGCTGAAGAAGAATTGGGGTATCCGGTTTCTCAAACAACCAAAGAATACCTTAATGCCCTATCCCGGCAAAAACGGATATTGAGGCAGCCTTTTATTGATAGCGGTGGTAATTTTGATGAGGTTGCTTACTATAAGAGTAGTAACTACGAAGAAGAAGGACTGCTTCGTAAACAACGTAAGGAAGCAGCTTCGGAATACATATATGTAGGGACCAGACGTGTTGAAAAAACCGGCGACCAACTGATGATGGCCAAAGAAATACAAGCCATAAATGAAGTTTGGAGAAAAGAATCAAATAATGCCACTAATGCCGTATCAGAATCGTTTTTGCAAAAATTAAGAACGATTCAGAACGAGTCAGGAGGAGAAGCTGCGTTGAAGACACTTATGTTGGGAGGTCACCTGTCATTCAACGATCGGTTTTGGAATGATGTAGAATCAGAACAGTCGGCACGTACCGAATCAAATAACAAGGCTTCGTATCTTAAAATGGCGCATGATATCATTAGTTCTACGACAAGTGATAGAGATGCGACTGACGTGGATTCTATTGTGAAAGATATAGAAAAAAATAAGGCTATTATCAAGGAAATAATCGGAAACAATCGCGATGTGGCTGATATCGGAGAAATTAACGAAGCGACATTTACCTCATCCGAAAGAGATGCTTTTAGGGCCGCATCTGAAGCTATTGAAGCCGATTACGCTATTTTGATAGATTATGCTAAGATGGTGGGTCTTGAAGATATTGATAAGTACCTTACTAAAAGCAGTAAGGCTGAAAACGAAGTAAATCAGTCTTATTTAAATGCTCTTGCTGACTCCAAGGAAGTGGAATGGAAGTTCGTACAACGTCATACTACGGCGAAGAAAGCAAAAAGGATTCAGGCTTTAAGGGATAAGCTGTTTAAGGCTGCTGATAACCGATATCTGTTTACCGTATCTGAAACCAACTACCTGTCAGAAAAGCTTGGTATAAGCAAAGAATTAGACGGTAGAGATTTCAGGAATGCTGTTAATGCTAAGATGGCCAGCTTATTTTTAAATAATACAAGAGAAGAGGGCGTAGAAGAAGCTAATGCTATTGTTAATGAATTTGCCAGAAGCCAGGTTTTTTCGTACTATAAACGCATGGCGCCTACCGGATATGCAGCTATGATCGACAAAATCGGTCGAGGTGAGATAGATGTGGCGCAAATGGTTAAAGACGTACAGAACGGAACATCCACCCAAGATTACGGTATGGACATATCATACCTGTCTTTTGACCCTGCAAGGGCATGGGTGGCTGAATCTGAAGCCGAAAATAGCGGCCGTAATCCTGATTATGTAAAAGATCATGGGTATGGTCATCGCATGCCCAAGAAAAGCCTGTATCGTGATGAATCGTATTTTAATGACTTTGGTATCAAGTATGATGCTGACGGTAATGAGGTCGCTACTAAAAACGTAGAGCAGTGGAATATGATTCAAAAACTCAAGGAAATAAAAAGACAATCCCTTGATCTATACAAAGAGCAGAGCCCGAACCTGTATGCTATTCCACAGATATCAAAACAAGACATAGAACGTGTAGAAGGATTGGGTATTAACTTCAAAAATACGGTTCGTAATTTTGTATCAGATCTCTGCCTGGACAGAGTAGACGATTCTCTATACGGTAAAACCAGACAAGGGGAAGTATATGATCCGGAAGATAGGGTTCGGTCCATACCTAAATACTACATATATGAATTAGAGAACCAAGATAACGTATCTCATGATTTTGGTTACTCTTATTCGATGCTTATGATGCAATCATCATTATACAACGAAAAGCAGAAATCTATAGAGCTTGCCCAAGGACTGGAGCAGATGTTACTGAATAAGCAATTTGAAGGCGGTAAGAAAGCTGAAGCAACCCAAGCATATCAGATGTTCAGGGACTTCTTCAATGACCATTATTATGGCATTAGGATGAACACCAAAAAACTTACGGTGAACATCGGTGGGTACACAGTAGACCTTACCAGGATAATGATGGCCGTTGAAAGATTTATGTCGGTTATGAACCTGGCGCTGTCCCCGTTTGTGGCAGCTACCGGCGCCCTTACAGGTCATATCAACCTCATCATGGAATCTGCCGTAGGACAGTATATAAGCAAAGACTCCCTTAAATACGCATCGGCTGAATTTTCACGCCTTGCTCCATCTTGTATAGCAGAAACCGGAGACATAGATAGGAAAAGCAAATTATATGTCATAGGTGAGAGAATGGGGATATTCAATATCCGAAATCGTATGTATGGTGCCGGATATAATAGAGTGGCCAGGACCTTAATGCGTTCACCTATGTATGCTTTTATGGAAATCCTGAACTACCCTCTTGATCCGCAGGTTATGATTGCTACTATGGACAATGTTCGTTATTACAAAGGCCGGTTCTACACGTTCCAAGATTTCAAGATGGAAAAAGAACGCAATAAAGAACAGAGTACCATAAAAAGAGAATGGAACGCATTAAAAGATCGTACTTTATGGAGTATGGTAGACGTCGTGGATGGAAAGGTGGTTGTAAAGCCCGGATCAGGTGTTACTGTTGAGGAAGTTGAAACCCAGATGGCTATAACCAGGAATCAAGTCCGTAGCTTGTCGCAGATATGTAACGGATCTTTGAATGAAGAAAACCGAACTGCCGCATCGCGCAACTGGATAGCCAGGTTCATGATCGCCCACCGAGGATGGTTGGTGCTGGCGGCTCAACGTCTGTGGAAAAGACGTGGCTTCAATTTCCAGACAATGCAAGAAGAGGAAGGGTTGTCAATTACGTTAAAGAATATGATAGCCAAAACATTTAGCTTAGCTTCCGAGTCTGGTATGAAAAACATCATAGATGCCTGGAACGAAAATAAAGACAATATGAATGAGGTAGAGAAAACCAATCTCAAACGTCTCAGTGTCTATGCCGGCACGTTTCTTATCATGCAAGCCGTATCTATGCTTCTTGCCGGATGGCGTGATGATGATGAAAACGAAGAAAGTTGGCTTACTCAATTCGGATCCTATGTAGGATTCAGAACCATAAACGAAATAGCTTCACAGATGCCGTTTATTATGGAGCTTAACGTTGTAGATATCATTAACGACCCGTTTGTTATGGGACGGAAGCTGAAGGATCTTACCGATCTTAGGAATTATTCACTTGATAAAGTAACATCCGGTACATACAAGGGAGAGTCTAAGTTATTTAGGCAACTCGTCAAACAGACGTTTATCAAACAATGGTATAACATTAAGACGCCGGAAGACGTAGCACGCGCCTATAACTGGTGGCAGCAGACGAACAACAAGTCAATGATGTTTTTCATCGGTGCCACTCCTGATTCAGAAGGAGACGATGATGTGAGCTACAAGTAGACGAAGAATATCGGACTTGCATTGTTTTTGTATGATTCCAATATGTTATATTAGCATCGTCAAAGAGTAGATTGTACGTTTTTTGTTCTTACTTGAAAGATTATGCAGGTTAAATTTTTTCTGAAATTGTTTTCTTACCGGTTCTCAGTCAGAGATGATAGGGAACCGGTTTCTTTTATGTTGTCAATTATTGCTATCTTGCAAACAAAAATCATGAGACGAAGATTTCAAATAGGGATGGGGGTAAATCCCTCGCTTATAATCAATAAAGGCATATACATCCAACATGTAGATGGAGGATTATATACAAAAGAAAATTGGTCTAATAAAGGATATTCCAATGATCTATGCAATGGAATAGCTCTTGTAGATAAAGTGTGTTTTGTTATAGCCACCGAATATATTGGCACATTTAGTTGGGGTAAGGATGGAAGAGTAGACAATGTATTTGCACAAAATAGTTCTTATATGGAGACCGTTAAAAAGGATTATTGGGGGCGTGAAAATCAGAATGCGTATCTTGAATATGATACCAGTAATGAAAATTACGCTTTTAATAAAGCTAATAGCTATTTATTTAAAAATGGTCAAAATGGATATGTAGGTGGCGCCGGAGAGTTTTTTTTGATATCATTGTATGCGAATGAAATAAACGAATGCCTTTTAATGGTAGGAGGTACGATAATGAGTAATAAAATGTGGACATCCACTCAATCTACACAATTTACCTATTCGTGGTATTATGATATAAACATCCAAGGAGATCATTTGGATACAAGTACAAGGAGTAATCCACGTTATGTCCGCCCCTTTACCGAATTAATTTTATGAAATTATGAGAAGAAGATTTGAAAATAATGCTAAACTATATGAGTATAAGATAGTTAGCAATTGTATAGGGGGGGGTAATCGTAGAAGGAAAGAAAGTAGGCACCATTCCACAGGGCGGGCAATTTATCTTTCTGTCTAAAAAAGAACGGCTGGATTCCATAAGTGTCCAAGGCGGTGTTCCAATGGAAGATAGGCAAGAGATCGATAGTCAGGTTGATACGACAGAGGAATTGCTTGAACAGGATTCGGTGGTTCTTTATATTGTTTTAACAACCTCTCCTCATTATGGATTTGGAGTAAGTGTGATAGCACCTGATGAGTTTACGCTAAGAACAACCAATAGGATTAATAGAACCTTTTTAATAACAAGCTTTACTCCACCTGCTGCTATATACGGTGTAAACTTTGGTGATCCTATTGTCCTTAATTATGATAGTTACCAATATGAGATGCCAGATCTTGTAATTGATGGACCTCATGATAGAATAGTTAGGGCAGATCCTAATCTTACTTGGGTTGTAAGATGTACAGACGCCGACTTTAAACCTTTGCCATATCCAGAATCATGGTCTGGCCAAGGTTTAAATTCTATGTTCTTATCAGATATAAAACGTCTTGCTCCTGGTGATCATCATGTATCATATACAGCTTATATTAATTTGGACTTGATAGATGATGGCGGAAGTAAAGTTCATACTGAATATCTGATATTAGAAAAAACACTTAATTTTACGATATGACAACAATCCCCAACCGTACGCCTATTGTATGGTTGGGGATTGTTGTAGTTACCATCTTTTCTTGTATAAGCAGAACATGAAATAAGTTTCTAAGCATTAACTTCATGACCTCCCCTATCTGTGAAAACTAAACCAATACCTTCTATGATATGTCCTACTACAGGAGCTTTGTCAAATTCCTCCTTCGTAGCCCAAGTAGCATTATCAGGCATAAGATCCTTGAATGCGTCCGAAACATCACCTTGACACCAGCAGTTATTTGATGTAACAATGCCTTTCCCTTCGATATTGATATACATTTTTCTTCCACCACATCCAAGGCTGTTCCATCCGCTCGGTACGTTTTCCACCATAGGCTTAAGCACCCAGCTTACACCGTCTATCCTAACCCATCCAGGATCGTCTTTGTGCTTGTCGTACAAGTTTTGCCAAAAAGAGCATTCGTAGCACCATCCCCTGTCTTCCATGACAGTTCTTATCTCACTCCTTTCAAATCCATCTGCATCCATCGTGTGCGGAGAATGAGGCTGGTGAGGGGTGCCACATTTTGGACATATGAGTTTTAAATTCTTTTCCATATTATTTAACTTTTACGATCTTAATAGAATCTCCGATATTGTATTCCCCTTGGTATCCAACGAATTTTATAAGCCTATTATTATAAAATATTGAAATTCTTTCGTCTTTACCATAATACATTATACATCCATCTTCTAAAGGACATAGATCATATATAACCCATCCGTTATTAACCTGACTATCATCATGCGAACATGATGATAACACAAGTGCCATCAATAAAATAAAATACCTCATATTATTTTCAACATAAAAATTTATAACCTGTTTTTACAGCTTCCGCTTCTTCTCTCGTATCAAACATTAAGGTAGTGACAGCTCCTATGCCACAACAAACGTAAGATACTTTCACCCACCACCTAAAAATCCCAGAGCCATAATCATCATAGTACGGCTCGGAAAGAATCTCTTCTACATACCCATCCAAATAATTCACGATCGCTCCTCCTTATTTTTATATTCTGCCTCTTCGAGTATGCTGATCACCTTATCAACAATATCCGAATCAGACATTTTCTCAATAAAAACATCCATTGCCTTAGTTATATCATTGGCTTCTTTTTCTTCAAGAGCTATTTCCCCACCGGTAATAGCATCAGATAATGATGTAGATAAGTGTCTTATCTTATCAATGCTCATAAACGTAAATGGATTACCACCCCAGCCACCACCCATTTCTTTCATGATCTGATATCCACCTGAGATAAGTCTGCCTGATGTCGTGGCCAAGGAGGATACGATTAGGGACAGTACCGCCGCTTCCGTCCGCTCCTCGGACACACCCCTCGACCACACGGCTGCCCTTATAGCGCCGGCCAGGTCGTCTATGTATGGCATGAGGCAATCTTCCATCGCTTGTGTTATATCAGCTATAACCTCACTACGCTCTTTATTTATGTAGTAGATAGAAGCATTGTACCTCTTTATCTCTTTGTCCATGTCATTTAAAAGACGCTTGATATTGTGCTTATACATAGGACTGGTTTTAATTACTTCCTTTAGTTTAAGAATGTAATTATAAGCCTGGTCATTTACGAACAACGTCATGGTTTCAACCGTTGAATGAAGCGTGTTGAGGCTGTTAAGAATCTTATCGAAATTGTTTATCAAATAAGCTTTTCTGGCTTTTGCTGCATAGTTAATCATCGCATTCGAATTTTAGATTTTCAAGTTCATGTATTTGTAACCTAAGAGACTTAATTAAATTCGTTCTCTGTTCCTCTGCATGTTTTAAAGCCTCTTCCTTGCTTTCAAAAGCACAATCCCCTATCTGATAAGGGGTGTAACGACCAGGAGTGTCAGCTAATAAAAGACCACCACAATCTTCTATTCTGGCTTTTACCTTTCTTATTTTCCCATCTTTTAGACACATGTCTGTAACCCATACGAATTTACCATATAATTTATCATACTCTTCTGATCTCTCTTCTTGCAATTCATACCATTTAGGCTTAGGAAATCTTAATGTGAATTTAACCTCAGTATCTTTTTCTAAGACATTAATATCGTATGCTTCCGGCCACAGCTCTTTTATGCTGTCTTCGTCTTCGGCATACGCTACAAGTATGAATGAATCATCGGATTCACCACTACACCAATATGGATATTTTATAGGCCATTTGACTGGACGGTAGTCGTTACCGCAGTCGGATTTTTTAATGTAAAATCTTGCTCTAATCATATCGTTATTAATCTGATAATTTTTCTATTTTAATTAATTTTGATGATAGATACATATTCCATTTCCCTCTGCCTCTGTCACCTTTTTCGTTTTGTTTTTGGATTGTCAAGTACAGATCTCCGTCTTCACATACTTCAACTTTTTTCAAGAAGCCTATCATTTCATCTCCTGCTTCGTGTAAAATACGGATCTTATCTCCTTCTTTTAACCCATAATTGGAATCAAAGTATTCTTTTTTGATTCTATCAATATTGTCTTTATGGTTTTTTATAGCATAAAGCTCTTTTCTTAATAAATAATTTAGTTGTTCTATTGTCATTTCTTTTCCTCCTTGTTTAATGGTATCAACCCTTTTCCATGCTTGTCATACCACAGCATAGCTATACAGTTCCATGCACATTGTGCAAGATGAAAACATCCTGTATCGGAATCCACTCTTTCCCCTTTCATGTATTCCATTAGGTGTCTGGCAGCCGCAGCACGATACCGTTCAAACCCGTTGTCAAGGTTCTGCCATTTATTGGGTCCGTACTTCTTTGCACCAGCATGATAGACTCTTACAATGTCCTCAATCTCTTCCATTGGAAGCAAATCCCATCGTAGTTTATCGTCTATGATGTCATTCTTCACCGATTTATTTTCTACGGGGTCTTTGGAAAGAATAATATCCATAATATCCGTTTCTATGACGAACGTCTCCCCATTACAACAAACCTCAGCATATTTATCATTTACTTCTATGTCTGATACTGCCTCCGCTATAGCTCCTTTGGCTATTTTAAATTCTGCACTGATTATATCATCTTTCAATATGCGAAAAATAGATCCTTTTGGATAAAGGATATTTTTAGTATTATCATCCATCTTTTCCATTGCTTTATCGTTGTTTTACCTCATTTCGATAGTAATATAATCCATCTTCGTCTTATACCCTATCATTTCTGTTTTTCTCAAAATACTGTCTTACGGCTTCAATCGCCTTATCGTCATCAAAAGCCTCTACAAACCCCTCATAGAATCTATTTCGCTCCATAGAGAACGTATTGCTTCCATCCGGAATGGTTCTGAACACAACTACCTTCTCTCCATCTACGTTCGTTCCTATGATGTTGTTATGGAGAATAATAGAATACCGCCCAGAGTTTTTGTTCTGGACGACACTATGTTCGAGATTGTAGAGTCTAAGTAGTTCTCTTATTTCTTTTACTCCCATATTATTTTACGTTTTTAGAAGTTACAGCCTCTTCTCCCCATTTCTTTACATATATAGATCTCATCATGTTCATTAAATTAGAGAAAGAAGAGATGGTTCCCATCTCTATGCAGAATGCAAGATTAGACTGTAGGGTTTCAAGTTCTTTCAACTGCTCCTGTGTAGCCCTATTTCTTATCATGCTTTCATGCTCATTAAATACAATCCAATTTAAGCCTTTAGCCATCTTGGAGTAATCGGCATCCGGAAATCTTGATATAGCTCTTGACAAGACATTGTATTTATCACCTGCCTCTATTCGGTTTAAGATAAGCTTATCTGTTAACCACGTAACAACCTCAGCATACAACATAGGGTTTAGTTCCATAGCTACAAGCACCCATATATATGGATTACACATAGTTCTCCTATTCTCTCCTCTACCCATTGTCTTATAAGCTCCCATTTTTTTCATCACTTTTATAAGTGACTCTTTTTCAACAGATTGTATAAAACCAGGAAATCCTGATTCTATCTTATATCCTTGTTTTTCAAGGATATAGTAAACACGTTCCGCACTCTCCTTATTAGATAGGATATTCTCTATTCTCTTTTCATTCCACCCCATCTCAACCCTCTTCTTCGTATAGGCTTCCTGAAGGTCTGTTAAGGACATAAACGAAGTTTTAGTGTCCTGCTTAATTATTACGCCAAATAATTCTCGGTCTTTTGATACCATTGTAACATTTGTTTTCATAAAATATAACACATAAAAAATAATACGATACAAAAAATATGTATCGTATTATATCTATACAAATATATTGTGTTAAATTTTATGATTATATTTTTACGTTATGCGCCTATGGCTGCCTCTAAATTCCCTATAATACCAGTTTCTATGTCATTGATTTTATCATCAATGGTTGAAACCGCATTCTCTAAATCCCCTACAATACTTTCTATATCATCAACAACCGCCTCCATATTAGCTACAGCCTCATCTGATTGATAATATCTTTCTGTATCTTGTAACGACTCCGGCATATTATCTCTTGCTTCCGTCTCTTCGTCTAAAATCATATCAACATCATCCTTGGCTGAATCCAGATTATGCCTAACCTCTGACAGCTTTGATTTGATAAACTCAAGATCTGTTTTATGCTTTTCCAAATTGGAAATAATATCCTCTATTTTCTTACGTCTTTTGCTGTTCATGCTTTTATTCTATTATAATATTCGATAATCTTTTCTTTCCTGTCTCCTGGTTTTACTGCCATATTCTCAGCCAAGAACCTAAAATACGACACTGGTATGTCCTTGAATCTAATTCCTTCATATTTTCCAAACCACATTATTATGCTGTCAAGATCGTCTTCTCTCCTACCATCTCCATTCACAGATTTAAGCGAGGCTGCCCGACGAAGGATCTCGTCTTTGGTAATAATATCACCCATCCTTATATTAGACAGAAGTTGATCGCCGGCAAACATACACCAGCCCTTAGAAGGGAATTGCTCGATTGTCAGGTCTTCTATCCGACCAAAGCGTCTCATGTTGTCGCAGCAATCAACTATCAGCGCCTCTTTCTTGTCAGGATGGATGCGGACGGCGCGGCCTAATATTTGGTAATAAGTTGAATATGAGAAAGTTGGTCGACCAAACATCACACAATCAAGTTCAGGAAAATCAAATCCGGTAGCAAGCGTTGAATAATTAAAAACCACCTTCAACTTACCTTCTTTGAAATCGGATATGATTTGCTCTCTTTTCTTTTTGGTTGTTAGCGATGTTACGACACCGGTTATGGCTCCCATCCTGGCATTCATGAACTCTGATATTCTATTACATGATTCGATAGAATCCATGCAAACCAAAATGGCTTTACGCTCGTTCATAAGTTGAAGAAGGCGCTTGTAGATAGAGTTGTTTAAGCCGTTTCGTACAATACTTTCTTTAATAGATTCGTTGGTGTATTCGGCTCCGGTACTGTTTAACATCAGAGCCGATTCATCAAACGACCATCGTTCGTACTTAAGTGGACACCAAAACCCTTGAGAAGTTAGTTCTTGTATTTGAGTCACATGAACTATTTTCTTGAAGAAGTTATGCTCGTCTTTCGTCAGCATATTGAGCTTGCTATAGTTCCCTTCCAGCATGGAACTGTAGGTTCGGAGGCGGCAGGGAGTGGCGGTGAAGCCCAGCACCTTCGCCTCTGGAAACCCGTTCATAAACTCCATAAATTCAGAACCTTCCTCCGGGGAATACCCCGAGTGGCATTCGTCCACCAATAAGGTGTCTATCCCTATATCTTTCAACCTTGCTACGTCTTTCTTTATGCTTTTAAGTGTAGCATAAGTCATAGCCGACAGTTCCTTTATACCACATGAAGCAGAATATATAGTAGGTTTAGAACCGAATGATACGGCCTTTGCATAATTCTGCTCCAGAATCTCTTTTGAGGGCTGTAATACTAATGTCGGTCTATTTATTTCATGTGCTATCTTGGATATCAGAAGGCTCTTTCCACATCCGCATGGGGCTACGATTATGCCAGGCTTCTTAGATCTTCCTGTAAGAAACTTAAGCCCGGCATCTACTGCCTCTTTTTGGTAAGGTCTAAGTTCAAAGCCCATCGCAATCTATTTTACTGTTTTTTGAAAGTTCTATTATCGCCTCTTTCAACATTTCCCTTGCTTTATTCTCATTATCTTCGAGCAAGCATACACTGCACGATATGCCCATACGATCTCCATAAGCCTCGGCATTACCTAATGTGAATGCGCAGCAGTAATCATAATCCATGTTTTTTGCTACGGCAATAAACTGATTATCTTCTATCAGTACAGCATATTCAGCATCAGTTTCACACATGATAATGGCTTTATCTTTTTTTATAGACAATACCTTGTTTCTGAAAAGTCCGTTATAAATCCATAGTTCCTTTCCTGCATTTTTATAAAACGCAACCATATCTTCCTTGATTGTAACTTCTTTTTTCATGACTTACTTGTGTTTAACATCAGTAATTAAAACATATCTTTTAACAATATCTTCAAGCTCCATAGAAAATAATAAAGTTGGGCTTTTTCCGTACTCGTACAGAGCGAACCCTTCCTTTATGTCTAATATCTTAATCACATGCTTGCCTCTTTCAAATGGATCCATGAAGTAGCCTTCGTATTCGTATCTTTGACCGACTTTTATTTTGTCGGTCTTCTTCTTCATCTTATACCGATCTATTGCCATGCTTATTTTTATAAGAATCGTTACAAACAAGTATAATAATAAAAAGGCCGCTGCTCCTGCTATCAATACTTCTTTCATTGCACCTCTTTTAAGTAGTTAAACCATATATCCTCCAGTCTTTCCTGAAGCTCAAATGCTTTCTTAAAATTCCCGCTTCTTACAGCAACGTCTCTCATGTATTCTACGTTTATAACCTCCGGATCTTGCCGGTATTTTGTTCTTAACTTTTGAACATCCTCGTATTTCATCGTTTTATCTTTTTAGACGGATCCCAATCTGAAGAGAAAGGGCATTCGTTTTTGTTATGTAATCCAAAGTCACAATAATAACACAGTGCTGACGGGCAGGGCAGCTTGTTTTGCGAAACAGGCTGGCTTAGGGTGGCACGCCTCTTGCTATACCTGGTTCCTTCTGCTCCCTGGATGTATGCTTGAAATGCTTTTACACTATTATCTTCAAAATCATACATTTTAGACAAAGTGTCATTTAGCATCTCTATAGATTTTGTTTTACGTTCCTCATCTACCTTAACCTTTTGGTACTGTCTGGTCCTGGTAAAGAAATAGATGTTCATATCTGGCAGAACTCCGCCATATCTTCTATAGATGTAAAATGAATATATAGGATGCTGTAAATTTGTTTCCAACTTCTTAGAGTCAAAAACCTTATTACCGGATTTCCAATCTATGACATAATGGTGAACTACGTTCTTGCTTTTTATAGCCAGATGAAGGTCTACCGATCCTACTATGTACACATGAGTATGAACGGTCCCATTTATATCAACAGGCTTAGGAAGACGGTACGGCAGCACAAAATCTTCTTCGACTCCAACTATGGCGCCGTGTCTGATAAGTTTCTCGCAGGGATTAAGATCACTATCAGCTATCATAAACCTATTGCCGTCTTTTTTGAACAGATCCACAATCCAAGCAAGAAGTTCCCCAGATTGCTTCATGGCCATCATCATATTTTCCGGTGATTGCCAAGGTATGTCCTCCTGGTAAGCATAGTAACTTATTGCTTCTCCAAGGTCTTTACCAGAAGGCTGTCTTCCGTTCTTAAAGAAGTATTCCAGTGTCTTATGGATAACCGTACCATAGGATGTAGCTTCTTGTTTTTCCGTAGACCTTTTGCCCTCCACGTAAGTCTTATACCATTTCATTGGACAGGTAAGAAACGTATCTATCTGGGAATAAGATATGGCAAGACGTTTCACACCATTAAACTCCTTATATAGCAAATGCGTTTCCGGGACCATCATAAGTCATTGTCTTTAAATCCTTCCGGGTAATATACGACATACTTCTTACCGTCTTCTGGTGTCATGGCAAACTGCATGTAGTTATTACGATTACGATGCTTGCCATCTAATCCTCGCTTCCAATACAGAATCCCGTCTATATCCACATAAGATCTACCGCGTTCGGCTCTAACTACGTCCGTGTGTAGCAGATACCCGTCGGAAGACACGATCCATACTTTATCACCTTTGTTTAAATAAGATATTCTTTTTCTTACAATAACCTTTTTCTTATTATCCAATACAAATTCCTCATCAGTCATACTCTTCATCCTCCTCTTCTTCTGTTTCAAAATCAATTCCATAACACTGATCATAATGCTTGGTCAGTTCTTCTGGTTCTAAATCTTGTCCAAAATCCATATTAAAAATATATTAATCAATAAAGCACTAAAAATCACTATTCCTGCTGGCATGAAATCTATAAATGCTGCTTTTATTTCTTCAATTAGGCCCAAGTGTAACCTTGGGCCATTGTATTTATTTTTTGTCATCTCCTTTTAGCTTCTTTAAAGTATCTGCAATCGGAAGCTGATCAATGACTCCCAATGCCGGAGCGACGGTCTTAACAACATTGTTAAGGAAATTACCGGTACTGTTCTGACCGCCGTCAAATACCGTGATATTTCCGAGGTTAATGTGCTCAAATGCCTTAACCTGTTCTCCAGCAATTTCTTTCCACTGATTAACCATCTTGTACTGGATGGCTATCTGAGGATTGGATTCTGCCGCTTCCACCATAGCCTTAAATCCGTCGGCTTCTGCCATCAACGACTTTTTCTTACCTTCGGCTTCTGCCTCCAGCTTCATCTGAATAGCTTTTGCTTCCGCTTCTGCTTTTGCCAAATGTGCTGCTGCTTCGGCATCAGCCCGGCGTTTGATCTTCTCAGCTTCAGCATCAGCTTGCAACATAGCCTCCTGCTTCTGAATTTCAGCCGGCACAATCTTTTCAGCTTTAAGCGCAGCTTGAACCTTCTTAGCTTTAGCTTCTTCCACTTCTTTATCAGCAAGCTCTTTTGCCGTTTTTACAGCCGCTTCCGACTTAACCCTCTCTTCTCCAGCCTTCTTTTCTGATTGAGCTTTGATAACCTGTAATTCTGATTCTGATATAGCAACCTCTTTCTGGGCATTGTTATAACCCACAGATGCGTTTTTCTCAGCTTCAGCTTTCTTGATCTGAGCTTCGGAATCTTGGATTGCTATAGCTGCTTGTTTATCAGCCTCAGCCTTATTCTTTCCGACTTCTTCCATTCTTTCAGCTTCAGCTTTGTTTACCTCAAGTTCTGCCTTAGATCTTGCGATCGCTGATTCCTTATCAGCCAAAGTCTTTGCAATAACCGCAGCCCTATCTCTATCGGCTTGAGCTACACCGATCTGTTTTTCTTTATCGGTTAAAGCCAAAGCTACTTCTTTTTCTTTCTTTGTTTCAGCTACTACCGTTTCCTTTTCTTTTTCAGTATAGGCAATTTGAATCTCTTGCTCTTTTTGGGTATTAGCTACAGCCGTTTCTTTTTCCTTTTGCTGTACAGCAATCTTAATAGCACCCAGCTTTTCCTGTTCTTCGATATTAGCCTGTGCTTCGTTCAGGGCCTTACTTTCAGCTTCTTTGCCAAGATTCATGATATAGCCGGCTTCGTCTCTGATGTCACTGATGTTGATATTTAGGAGGTAAAGGCCTAACTTATTAAGTTCGTTATCAATGTTTTTTCTTGCCTTATCCAAAAACTCATCCCTGTCAGAATTAAGTTTTTCAATCGTCATTTCAGCAATGATCAAACGCATTTGGCCATAAACAATATCCGTAATAAGATTTTCAGTAGATTCAGTATCCATCCCCAAAAGCCTTTCTGCTGCATTCTGCATAATTTCAGGATTTGTGCTGATTGCTACTGTAATAGTAGTAGGTACATCCACTCTGATATTTTGAGACGACAAAGCACCGGTGAGCCTACAATCTATTTGCATAGGCTCCATAGACAAAATATCATAGCTTTGAATAATAGGCAAAACGAATGCCGCTCCACCATGATATAATTTCGCCGATTTCTTTTCCCCACCTGTCTTACCATAAACGACCAAGACTTGGTTAGGCTTACATCTACGATACCTTGATAAGACTCCGATGATTGTCAAAATAATCACTACAGCTAAAATAGCTGACACGTACATGATTGTTGTCATAACTTTTAAAATTTAATTGTTGATAAAAAAAATTAGATGCTTAATTCTCCTTCTTCGTATTTTATATTCACCTTGTCACCGTTTTTGTAATTTTTTCCAGACAAGCATCTTACTCTCATTTGCTCTTGTCTTCCATTTTTCGAAATATTTACCATATAATGATTCTTCCCTGATCTAAACACTATCTCCACCTCTCTGCCATTTAAATCTTCCGGACATTCGTACACCATTTCTTGCTTTAACTTAAGAAGTAACTTATATACATAAAACAAAACGATAAAGAAAAACGACCCTATTACGATCCCTACTAAATGGGAACCCGAAAAGTATGTGGTCCAGCTATATCCAAGAATAAAATGTGTTATGCCCTTGAATGATATGATGTCCGACAAAGACATGCTTAAATCAGAAGCGCTGTTAATGTCAATATCCGTATCCAGATCAGATCCTAATATCGACAACAAAAACTGTATAACAAAAGCAAATGACGCTATTAAAGCCATGCATAAAATTATATCACTTCCCATACCCTTCTGTTATTATTTTGTAAACAAGATCAGTCATATCTTTGATGGTCTCCATATCATAATCAATAATAACAATATTGAATTTTTGTTCCACCATCACATCAAGCTCAATCCGATCAACAGAATCTAATCCAAGTTCTTTAAACGACACATCTTCTTCATGAACTATATCTATTTCCGAATTAAGAAACTGAGTAATAATTATATCCTCTATTATCTTTCTGATTCTTACTTTTTCCATTGCTTTCTAATTTTGTTAAATAAGTATGTTTTTATGTTTTTCAATCTCTCTTTGTCTGTTTCAGAACTTCCGGTAAATAAATAATCCGGATTGCCTTTAGCCGGCGGCGTAGGCAATTTAGATACGGCAAACAACCAATCCATTTCCTTATTCTTCTTAGGCTCCAAATAAGGCTCGGTAGCGATCTTAAATTTTTCAGCTATTAAGTCAAAGAGCTTTGAATTTTTAAGGTTCATATGAACTGAAAAAGCTTGAGAAGGTGGTTTCCATATGAAGTTACATAAGCTCATTGTATAATCTCCTGACTCTGCTATATAAGATTCCGTTACCTGAAGTATGACCTCTTTCTTGAATGAGGTGTTACCCATAAACCAACACAATCTGGATTCTGCTTCTTTTCTGCTGACACCTATGTCTTTTGAATATGATTCGTACATTCCTATCATAATCTTCAACGTTTCCAGAACCTCGTCTGTCATTTCCGGTGTCTCTATATAATTCACAAAAGACGTTCCCTTGTTGGTCAATCTCATCACGCCTGATTTTAATTTCTCAACCAGGCCAAGCTCTATATACCTCCCAGCATCTTCTTCCGGCATGGCTTCGATCATAACCGAATCCTTCTGTCTTATGGCAAGAAGATTGGCAAGATCATTAGGAGTCATGTCTGATGCTGCAAGTTGTCTGAAATTGATGTACATTCTTAATCAGCTTTAATAAAAATAACATTCTTGTTATCTTGTCTATCAACATGTCCACATGGACCAATAATTATGTCTGTACATGAACAAGAATCGTAATCTTCGAATATACACCTATCGCATGTATTACCTTCCACACATTTTAATCTTACAAGTCCGGCAGTAAATACTTCTCCTACTTTAAATTCCTTCTTTTCCATATTCCCTCCTTGTTTTTAACTGTTGTACCCTTCTTTAATAATCGAATTTCTACCGGTAGATACCGACTGTCGAAGATCGTCATGTACAGAATCTACCGTAGAATACTTGTTTCTGGTTGTAAAAATCACTTCCAGCATCTCCTTGTAATCACCTAAAGCTACTTCGTATCTCGGATCTACTTTGGCTTTTCTTTCGGCCTCGGCATTACTTTTAGCCAGTTCTCGGTCGAGGAGGTCTTCTTTGATTCGGTCAGCAATCATATCAAGTTCTTTTTTAATAACTTCTCCTGCTGCCCGAAGTTGACCTTCTACGTCACCAAGCTGGTCTTGGACGGTTCCTATTTCTTTCTTTAAACGATCGTATTCGTTAATCATACCCATATCACCTGCATATCCGGAAAAGTCCTTGATTATTCTGGTTCCTTCTTTAAGGAGCTCAATGACTCGTCTTTTACGTTCTCTGCTTATTAAAGACGGAAGACGATAATTCATATCCGCCACCGCCTTATCATGTATGGAGTTGATTAAAAACATCTCTCTTTCATCTCCTGCAAACTCAGTAAGAACCAAAAGGAACTTACTTATCAGGTATTCGTTTTCTTCTACTGTCAGTCTCATGGTTCTTATTTTTTTTTAATACAATGACTGTTCTTCTTTTGTCTCTTGTTCTTGTTCCTGATTGTCCGTAACGTCTTCCACAGTATAGAGCTTGGGCGGTGTCGGCGGCTGGTTGGGGTTCACGAACTTCGTCCCGCCCTCCCCGTACATCCATCCATGCCCCGGCAGAATCTCTGGGTGGATTGTATTAGTAAGCTCTTCCATACTAACTTGCCTTACCTTCAGTATATGATGAAACACCAGTCCGGCTGTCCTGAATGATGTTTTGTTTTCAGTTTTAAACCTATCAAGAGTCTGATACCAATCTTTCCCAAATATCATATACTTATCCAGCCCGTACCTACGAGGATTGTGCAAACCTATCATTAACGTACATAACTGACCCAGCGTATCAGATTGGTAAAAATCAGAAAGACGCGGAGGCTGCTCTTGTGGGCTTTTTATCCTTCCTTCTATCTCTCTGTTGAATTGTGATATGATGAGGAAAAATATGTTTTTATATACTAATTTAGCTTCGTTCATAACCGCCACCAAATCATCTATAGCCGACTTAGGATCTAACCCCATTCTTTTTATCAAAGCAATATGATCGACTTTAAATATTATAAGACGTTTGTCTTTGTGTTTGGTAGCTATATGATACACAGCCGCCTCAAACTCTTTTACCGTACACGGAGCATCGATGTATATTATATTATTCCTGATTTCACCTTGAAGGATTTCAAACATCCTCATCTCTTCCACTGTATTAGAATCTTGCCTTCTTAATATTTCAGGAGCCCGCTTTTTCATATCCTGGCTCATTCTACGAAGAAGAAGATCTTGAGGATTCATTTCGAACTCGCAATTAACAAGAAAATAATCTTCTGCTTGCGGGTTGATCATCGGATTCATCACATTTTCCAATATCTTTTGGGCCACATACGATTTACCTACAGATGGCCGGGCTCCTATGGCAATAGCATGCTGAGGGAAAATACCTCCAAGCAAAGCCTCATCAATATAATCGTATCCGGTTTTAGCGGGGATAAGCTCTCCCCGCCTGTATTTCAAGATATTCTCATACGCCTCTTCCATAACCTGTTTAGAGGTCTTGAATATCCTTCTTATATCTATTTTATTTTTCAGATCCTCTTGCATTTTTGTCACCTTTCGTATCCGATTTGGATCCCCTATTAGCTTTTACTGATTTATACCTAAGACCGTTCTTGGTATGAGAACAATCCTTGCCTTTTCTCCAGCCCTTACCCTTCTTCTTGTCCGTTTCGTAGTTTTTACGACCAAGCTCCCGGCGTTTGGCTTTCTGTTCCGGTCTGGCATTTATCTCCTTGTCTTTTTTAGCCTTTTTCTTCCTGGCTTCGGGATGAGTCCTGTAGTACTCTGTTGATCTGCCCATCTTCTTACATTTTTTTGATTGATAATAGCACAAAGATAGGCAATTCTCGCCCTATTTCAACCTGCCGTAACTCATATCAGGATCACACCAGACATACCCGTCTTTCTCATCATGAAGATACTCAGGACATCCTCTACATGCGCTACTTCCTGACACTATTTGATTGTTTTTATTAGGGCACTTATCTCCAGGTTTATGCCATTCTATTCTCGAACCTGATCGCTCTTTGTTTACATGACAGAATTGAAATACTTTTCCCATCGTCTTCTCGCCAAACATACCTATATGTGTGTATTCTTCCGGTATAGAGAGAAATTCAGATAAATCTTTATACATCCTTTCCCGTTCCTCCGGCGTAGACCATAGTCTGTCAAGTTCGGCATGGACTCTTATCTTAAGAGATCTCAGTGATGGCCCCGCAAGCCGGCCTTTAGCTTTTCCCTTATTCGGCCCTGATTCATGAACACCGACATAAGCGTTGCATGGTTTACACATCATAACCATCCCTAAGCCTTTTCTGCTATATATTTTATCGGCATTTACCAGCTCAGTCTCTCTTCCGCAATAAGGACAAATTTCGCCTCTTAAAACCCGTTGTTGGCGCTCATTAAGTTCCATACCCTATTCTTTTGTTTTTCTTTAAACTTTTCATACAAACTGTTTTCAGTTTCCATTTCCGAGATCTCTACCTCTACGTCCTCTCTTTTGAAAATTACTTTCTTGGCTGTCGGATACGCGCATTTAGAGATACGAATAGCATTACGAATAGCGTAAACAAAATACGTTTCTGGTGACGATTCGATCACCACTACCTCATTTAAAGTATTTTTATAATTTTTCATGTTGTTATCTACTTGCTTCAATTATATAACCCGGATGATCTTCACACGCCTCTTTGTATTTGATAAGAAACTTAAGAAATGAATCATAAGACCCCCATCCATTTTCTGGCTCGTATTTCAAAAGACTTTTTCTCTTGGAGATCATAATACATATACCTTTTGTAAGTACATTCTTCATCTCATCGGTATCTATTTCCCTACCCAATTCTTCTGGTCTCCAAACATAATCGTACAGCGTTTCTTTATTTTCTGATACGAATATTCTTTGTGCCATCTTGTTCATGTTGTGGGTGATGTTCGCAACCCATTCACGATCCTCTTCTTTCTTCTTACTTTTAATATAAACGTCCAGGCTCATACTGTTTTTCTTTTACCTTGTTATTGATTATCAAATCTGCCACATCATCTCCGTCTCCTACATTTTCAACATTTTGAAGATAGTCCGATACTTTTATCCTTGACTTCATCATCATCCCATCTATCTTTTTACTCCATGTCTCAAATGCTTGTCCTTTGTCCGGAAAAGCTACAGTCTTTCTATCTTTTAAAACATCTATCACTTCCGGCCTTAGATTCTGCAACCCACCGGTAGCTACAAATAACTCATCTGGTTTATTCACAGCGCATATAATAGCCGTCTTTTCTGATTCCACCAGATTAACCACCTTATCCGGATACTGGCTTAGAAGATGCTCTCCGAACAGGCATTGCCTAAACAAGAAGTCTCTTGCATGCAACGAGTGATAAAACATAACATGAGGCCGCTCATTGTCACCGTCTTTTTCTTTCACTCTTTTTACATCAATCTCATTCCCCTGGCTGTCGGTCTTTATATAAAAGTCCATGATCTTGCCGGTTCTACATACAAAATCTTTGTCTATCTGCCAGAATATACAACACCCTTTCCATCCCCATAAATCCATTGTTCCGACATGGTACCTTCTGAACACATCAGACACCCTTTCTTTCCCCCACAGAGACGATAAAAATCTAAATACGGTGTTTCTATCGTCTGGAACCACAGTCCTCTCAAACTCGCTAAAAGGTATGTAATTTACAACGTCAGGATTTACAGGAGGACGATAAGCTCTTATACACTTATTTCCCGAAATCCAAAGATCTTTATCACCTACATCCTTACCAGTAGGTCGTTTATCGTAACCGCAAGTCCGTTCATGATCGCATCTTCCGAACTCGTTTCCAACAACCTGACCTGTTGCCACATCAATATAAGGGGTGAGGCACCGACTTTTCCCGCAAGCCGGGCAGGTTAGCTTTAGTCGGCTCCTGCCAGGTCTGCGGTCAAGTTGAAACCGGGGTACGTTTTCGTATCTTCTGAAATCAAGCATTTTTAACTCCTCTCATTGCTTCTATGATTCTATCTGCTATAGTTATAGACCATGACACCACATCTGGTACATATACTCCGCAATCTATTTCTCCTTTTCTATGCAGCGTTTTAATAAACTCAATAGAATAAGCCTTAACAAGATCGAATCTACGTTGTTCCCAATCTACGTCTTTGTTTTCATCATCCACAGGAAGGGTATCGAGATAATAATTTAAACTCTCATTTATCACACTTCCGTTTCTGTCATAGAACTGTATTTTGTCACAGTCGCTTCTTGTAGTTGAGCCGCTGAAGGTGATTACGTCTATTATCTCCCCGGTTCTTCTAATTTTTCTTTTCATACTCTTCTTGTGTTTCTAACCAGTATAGGCATTACTACTTTAACGGTCTTACCATATTTCTCATAAGATGTGAGTATGCATATTGCATACTTATCCCCTATTTTCAAATCTTTCGATAATCTTAATCTTGAACCCCTTTTGATGTTAATGAAATAATTACCAAAAGGATTGATACATATCGCTTTTACGATTTCCACATAATCTCCTTCAGGAATAACAATATCACTCATATTACGAATCTTTTAGACATTTCCTCAGCAATATCATATACGACAATATGATCCTCTTCATTGTACGGCTTATTGATATTCAGCACTCCTTTTCTCACTTTAAACCTCTTATCTTTTCTGATATGATTCAACATCCCTTGTTGGAACACACAGTCCGCTTTCTCCATAGCAGCATTTTTATCAGACCATTCTTTTAGCGTATAACCTTTACTGTTCGTGCTTTTTGGAGAAAAATTCATAATACGTGCATCAATTCCGTACCAGTTTTTAACCATTCTCCTTTCAGCCTCCAATTGAAAAGCATGTTCATTTCGTATGTCACCTGATTTAAAATCTAAGATAACAATCTCTTCTTTCTCCACTTCTCTCACTTCCTTCTTCGGATCGCCTTTTTTGAACTGCCCCGTAGCCCTTTGATACACGGCTCCAAAATAACCTTCTTCTTTGTATTTGAATGTCATTTTAACCATCGCATCTATCGGCGTAGCTACCAAATAATCTTCTAATGACAATATTCTTTCAATCATCATCGGCTTAACCTTATACTCCGAACAAAACTTAGCAAACTTCATAACTCTGACAATCATATCGTCAAGATCATCTATGCTACCAAAGAATTTGTCAAGATTCTTTTTTGATATTTTAAGCTTGCCTTCTTGCACTGTCTTAACTATAAAACTTCGATTTAAGACCATATCTCTACCTGTCAAGTATAATCCGTATAGGTAGTGCATGATCGTTCCTTTATCTGCATCATATTCTGATACTTCTTCCGGATTGCGACCAATCATCCTCATCTCCTGTCTCCATTCTTGAAGAGCCGTCTTGTCATCTACGAATCCGTCTCTGATCATGGTTGTTACCGAAGCATATATCTTGGCTGTCCCATCATCCATCTTTCTTACATAAAAACGATTACCGTCTAATGTCAATCTTACGAATTTGGGAGTCTCGATCTTCTTTAACTCATCACAGATATAAAACGGCTCTAACGTTTCCTGATTTTCTGTAAACGGATTCGAATCCTCTTCTCCAGGGTTAGAAGCGGCTCCCTCCTCCGGAGCTTCCGGTTCCTCCTTCTGGGCCTGCTCTGGCTCAGGCGCCGGCTCTTCAACTACTGGAACCTGTCCGCCTCTTTCTGCTATGTCTTTGTTTTTTATTAAAGACATAACTTCCTTTCTCAATTGCTCCGGTGTTTGATTAGGATCTGACACCGACATCACAACATCGTTCATTCTAAACAACGTATTTCCTTTTCCCTCCACCATAGGTACAAACCCTAAATCTGTCAATATTTTTATTTTCTGTTCTATCATCGCAATTTCTCAATTAATTCCTCTTTAACATAATACAACACAGTTACAGTCTCATCAATATCTGTGGCTGCTTTCTCAAATACTATTTGGGGTTATATCTGTCAATTATTTCAATAATCAACCTACCTCTTTCTTTAATCATTCCCCTGCTTTCCATATCCAGTACCTTCTTTACCGCATATTTCCACACAAAAGGAAATTCTGTTTCAAGTTTATCAAATTCTATCCGGTCAAGATACATGTCGAATACCGTATGCTCCGATTCATGTAGAAAAACTATATTATCTCTGCAAGTGGCAACCGACTTATATATCCTTTTCGGAAGTATGTGACATACGTTACATACTGTAGGAAAATGAATAGCCCTACCAGTCATAGACATCCGAATACTATTTAGCTCTTCCAGCATAAGACGAAAAAACCCGGATAAATCCGGGCTCTCTAACTTTTTCTTCTTGCTGCTGTTTTTAATGGATGTAATTCTGTTTTTCTTCTTCGGAGTCAACTCTTTGCTCCTGCAAGCCTGGCATAAGCCATGACTTCTTATCATCACTTTTCGTCCGCATCGTTCGCAGACGTATAGCTTCTTTTCCTTGCTTTCCATTCGAATAATAATGATATTATTGAAAAGAACAATCCCGCTGAAGCCAGTAGATAAGGTACGTTCATTAATAATTTAGATACCTCGTCTGTCTTAATCACTATCAGAAGGAAAGCGCCTGCTGAAAGCAATGATATTATCGCCACAACAAGCGCTATGTTGGAAACTACATCAGCCTTACTCTTCACTCTTCTTCTCGCCTAATTTTTCAGCTCCCTTCTGAAGATCATATTTGAATACGTCAATGATCTTCGTTTCAGCAATAGCTTCGCAATTCCAGTCGCCTAACGTGCCCTGCATACCTTTAGTCAACACAGCTTCGGCATCCTTAGGATTGCCGGCCTGGACATACATATAGCATGGAGTTTTCTTTTCTTTACCTTTCTTTTCATCCAGTGTAATGTAATTTACCTTACACTTATACCAGTACTCAGCTTCTCCGTTGAAGAAGATTTCCGACACTTTAATAGGATTTATTTTAACAATGTCGAACACTTGAAATAAATCCTTGAAAATCTCTAAAGATCTTGATTCTGCCTCTGTATAAGATAAGGCATCTACCAAATACTTTTCAGTTACCTTCTTTTTTTTGCCGTTCTCGATATTATCAATCTCGGCTTTTACTGTGATTTCAAACCAACGATTCATGTCTATATTTTTATTCAAATTAATCAATCCATTTCCTTTTGTACCATAAAGCGTTTACACCTTGATAATTTCAATTTCTTGTATGTAATATCTCTTTGGTTTTTACCATCAATATCTCGAATATTAAAACTACCGGTTTTACGCCTTGCGAATATAAAATAATAACTGTTTTCAAACATAACCCTATCAAACAATCGGAAACCAAAAACTTCAAAAGGAGATTGATTTGGTCTTTTTATCCCTCCTTTTGGAATCTTTTGTTTATGGATCTGACGATTATGTCTTCTTACTAATCTTACTTTATAATAATATCCTAACCTTATAGCATCAAAGTTTTTAGAAATAACAAATGCATCGAAAACATGAGATTTTTCAATACCATGTTTAATCCTATTGTATTTTGTAACATAACCGAAAGTCATAGAAACTCTGTTGTATTTAGACCTTAGTTCTTCATACAATCTCCATTTCATTATTCCCATTACGGCTGCGTCGCGAAGCGACGATCCCCGTTTGATCTTTAAATCTATATTACCTTTATGGTATTCTTTATGACAAGTTTCACATAAGGTAATAAGATTAGATGGGGAATCTCCACCTGTCTTTCGTGATTCAATATGATGAACATTCAATACTGGGTCTTTTGACTTTCCCTTACAATGCTAGCATTTATGTCCATCTCTTGCTAAAACATATTCCCTAACGTTCCAAAATCCAAGTTGATCACCCTCCTGATATTCTTTACCTGATATATTAGGATTGTTAATCTTTTGAGTATCAAATTGAGCTACTTCGATAACAATACGAGATATTGGTAATATAGAACATACATTGTCAATAACACGAATATGGGCGTCTACTTTGTATTTCACCGAAGGTGCTACCCATCCCGGACGCTTACTTTTTATTCTATTATCAAAACGAGGTTTTCTATATCTCAATCTATTTCGTCTTGATCTTCGTAGCTCCCTTCTGGTAGACAAAAGATCTACGATATCATTTCTAAGAATAACTTCACTGCTGTAAAGTTCTTTGCTTTTCGTTGTAGCCGATAGACCAACATGTTTAGTACCAGCATCAACGCCTAACACAATTTCTTGTTTGTAATCAGATGTTACGTACATTAATTTGATGGTAAACGGACATAGGTTTACAACGATTGCCTTTTTATCTTTAAGCAGTCTCCTAACCTTACCATGCCTTGTTGTAGGCATCATAGGTTTACCATTTATGTCTTGTACGTACACCATATCTACAAACGTTTTTAATGTTTATTCAACATAAGTCAGAGTGAAACTCTGTTAGTACCCATCGCCAATGTTATTTAAGGTTTTTTTTGTAAGCAACACTGTTCCTGAATACCAGAACTGTTTAATCACTTACCTTAGAGCTACGAACTTGGGCAAACATCCGTAGGTAACTATCTATTCTTAAATAACGTAGTGTTTGTTTCAACACTTAGGCTAATAATCGGAATAGCTTTTGGCTATTATGCATAATACAATACAAATTGTTTATGATTTGTATGGGTTATGCATTATTCTCGATTATTCTGTTTGTTTTTTTGGACAAAGATATGTCTTTTGATAATAAAAAAGATTCAAAATGATTTAATTTAGCTTAATTACTGCTCTTTTGATTCGTCCGGTATAGGCATGTCAAACTTTTTTCTGATAAACGACTCTGTTTCTTCGTTGAATGGATAGGCCTCCTTGATAAAATTCATAGCTACCTCCATGTCACCGTCTGCTATATCTTTATACCTTTCAAAGATACCAACCAGGTCATTGTTGTATGAACGTTCTTGTTTTATGTTGTACACGTATTTCAATACCCTGTCTTTGATTTCATTGGCTTTTTTCACAGTATCATTGAAAGAATTTATACTTTCCAATTCTGGATCTTTGTTTTCCTTGTTTACCTTATCAAACTCTTCCTTGCTATATCCCGCTTCTCCTGTAATGGCTGGGCAAACACTTCCATTTATGATCCAAAACCGCTCATACGATCCTATCAGAAACTTTGATTCCATTTTAAATGCATTATATTTAATAAGCAAATTAGCCACCTCAGTTGCACCTTCTATGGTTCTAAAACCGATACCGATATCTTTTAACATAAATACTGGAACTCCAGTTCTTGGATACACGACTTCTTTTTCGTTCTTTATATTCCAGTTTTTTAGCTTCAATTGGAATACCTTTACCAGCAAGCTCTTTGTCTATATACAGATATATCTCTTTGCATGTCAATGACACAATCTCATCTCTGCTTAAATCAAAAACTGTTTTCATTTCTTTTTATTTATTAAATTAAACAATCTACCTCTTTGTTCGGGCTCCGTATATTCCACCCATATATCGGCTGCTACATTTCTAAGAAATTCCATAAAGTCTTGATGATCCCTGTATTCAGCAGAATCAACTTTTCTCACAAAACTTAGAATTTCCTTTAACATCTTATTGTTTTCTTCAAGAAGTTCTCTGTCGGTCATAACCTTTCAAATTTTCTTCTTATGGTGTTGATTCTTTACCGCTCCGGCTACCGCCGACAACTCCACGTCCCTTTCCATTGTTACCCGAAGATCTTCTTCTGTTAAAGAAAAAGACATAGTTAACACAGGAGTATCCTTAAAATACCAATCACATAATTCTTTTAACTCTTTACGTTCATCCTCGTTTTTACATTTATGAATGGTAAGGTAATTCATTCTTTCCTCTTTTTCTTTGTCTGTTAAATATTTTTTCATAATTCTAACTTTTAAAATTGAGTATATAATTACCTAAGGTAATAGATCATCCAAATAAGCCCATGATTCCATTTCATCTAATCTGCATAAAATACATCCTGGACGGCTGGATATAAAAGTTTTGTTCTCTTCCAATATACCCATAATTGGATTCTTTGATCCTATTGTTGATTTCTTAGGGAGAAACACAATAAAACGGTGGCAATCTGGAATTACTGTTATAGAATGCCACACGCTGTTAATGCGCCACTCTGCACCAGCTTTAAAAAGAGGAATAGCATATTCTTGTTCCATGTCTATTTAGTTTTGAATTAATGTGAAAAGGGCAATTATAGTCGCAACTGATATAATAGATAAAATAACGTTTGCCAATATATGCTTTAAGAGGCGCCTTTCAATTCTTTCCAAGTCATGATTTTCAAAAGATGATTAATAGTTTATTCTACATCAAAAAGCTGATCTAACACCAATAATTCGGCATCCATATCTTCATCTTTCGGAAAACGAACTTTTATGTTTCCGAACTTAGATGTCTTGAATAAGATGTAGGGGTTCATGTCTTCGGCAGTCACCGGCTTATATTCCTTAACCTCCGACATCTTGAGATACCAGTCGCCTATTTTTACAAATCTGGAGAAGATAGAACACAGATGCGCTTTTACGGACTGTATCTCCTTTTTATCTTTGAAAGGTATAATTTCGTCCTTTCCCCTTATCCTGATTGACAGAAAAGGACGAATGTTATCTGTTTCATTTTGGAACTTGAAGCCTGTTATAGCTTGCTTGGGGATTCTTCTTCCCATTAATATGAAATAAGCCATTGCGATAAGTTTATGTAAAATAGTATATAATTGTTTCAATTAAATAGATGCAAATATGCGAATTTTGTTTAGATATCCTTCTGTCATCTCTATAAAATTCACACAATCTAATTTGCTTAACTTGTAAATCAACACTGGATTGTGTACTATGGCTATAATTTGTGTTTGTGGTTTATGGAATGACAATACATTATAAATTTGCATTATGTTGTCAATGTCAAGATTTCTGTCTGGCTCATCCATGAGAACCGTGTATTCAAAACTGCTTTTTGTTAATGTTATGCGGTTTCTTTTATAATACTTCAACAGGTTATCAATTCTTTTAATCCAAAACGCATTTGATTTTTTCTTGTATTCTACAAGATCTTGTATTGGAAATGTATAATCCTTTTGACCGAACATTAAATTGAAAAGTGATTCCAATGATAACACCACTTTCTCTCCATAAGATCTTCGAATATTATTCACATACAAATCTAAGTTGCTGATGTTTTTCAATACGCTATCTCGATTCATCTCCGCCGATGGCAATAAACGGAATACCTTTCCTGCATAATCGGATAATATGTCAATCCCATCAAGAACCTTGTCATCATCATCAAATATAGGTGGAAAATCCAGTGCCTCGATCGGTATTTCAGAGCACATAGACTTCTCGCATAACGCATACATTGATATGATATTAAGTAAGGTCGATTTTCCACTACCGTTTTCACCTATAATCACATTCACTCCTGGCTTGAAAATAAATTCTCTGCCATTTTCAAACGCTTCTATGTCCGAAACATATTCAAATGGAGTTTTTGTATTGTCTTTTATTTTTACTGATGTTATCATATGTAATCCTTTTTAAAAATCAATTACCGCCCGAACCATGTCTCCGATGTGCTTGTTGCCAGTGCCCGTGAGGCCATTGGAGAAGACCACGTACCACGCGACGGCCTGGCTGCTCTCAGTACTGGACCAATACCACGTCGAGGAGAGGGGAGATGCCGAAACATAAGCGAATGCTTTGTTTAGTTCGTTCATATAATGGGCCATTAAATTTAATTGACCAAGAGATGGTATATACTCGCCATCTTCCAGCAGATTTCTCAATTTTGGATTTCTGGTTACAAGGCGTTCCGTATTGCCGCGTCCGTCAATGTCAAACAGCGCATCACATTCACGTTCGTAATATGTCCCACTTCCGGATTCTTCACGGCTATCATCGTCAAGCAATTGTATGATATCATGCTCCGTCAGTGAGATTGCAAATGACATGTATCTGTGCTTCAACCCAATGTATCGTACACAATCTTTGGAGTTATCGCCGGTAAACGGCTCTGCATGTCCGTCTTTGTAGATTATATACAGTCCGTCAGTTGACTCTTTCTTATCCTCTTCGGATGGTACTCTGTTTTCACATGTACATTTCTCACTTTTGGATCTTACGATTATATTCAACTCATTTAATACATGATCCCTGATGACGCTCTCGCACGCTTTTCTTACAAAATCATGATCTCTTCGTTTGAGTTCATCATTCACCATGCATCTGATCCAGTTTTCTATCTGGTTGTCACCTCCATATGTATTAATCATGTACCGTTTTACGTGTTTCTCCAATAACGGCTCTATGTTTTTGATTATATCTTCTTTGGTAAGGTGAAGTTCATTTAATATACAGTTCCTTACTGCCTTGCATTCTTTACTTGTGCTCATGATATGCCCATTTAATACTGTGAATCATATTTTCTTTCTCTCCCGCTGTCTTCCCCTATAGGATTATCCCATCCGTATTTTACAGCCGTAGCTTTAAATAGAGGTAGCCCGTAAAATCCATAATCATCCTCATCCCAGTCTTCAAGACCTTCTTCCAGGATGTAGTTCCACATCATTACACATTCAAACATTAAACTGGCTGATATTCCTCTCTGATTTAATGCCTTTTCAAAACCGAATCTTACATCTTCTTCAAGCTGTTTCAAAACATTCTCCCTGGTAAATTCAACTACAGTACTGTTCCACCTTTCTTCGTTATTGTATTCTTCGTTCGGCTCCATACCGAAATCCTTTATCATGTTATATGGGATAAATTTAGCCAGTCTGTTAAAATCTCTACCGTCTAAACATTTTGATGCTAATTCTTTAAGTTGTTTTAATGTTTTCATAAGCAATTTTGTTTTATAGGTTAATCCCATCCTCCAGTAGTGTACAAAGATACATCTTCCTCCTCTACGTTTACACCTTTAATAGCCTGTAGAAGTTTTTTCTTTGTCTCCCGGCACATATTGTAACCATATCCTTTATACCGATATGAGCGCTCCCATGTACTTACTGGAAAAGGGATATTTTCGTCAATAACCAGCCTCTTCATATGAAGATGTTCGAAGAATTTCTCATGATAGAGTAGTTTGTACTCGTATGCTACTATACTTGCAGATGAGAATGGAAAATAATCATCTTCTTTTTCTTCGTATTTGGGCTCCTTATAGTAAGCCATTTTTGTCACAGTAAAATCGAAGCTCCTAAGAATCTCTTTCGGCTTTCCAAACTCTGACTCTATGAACTCTATCCATACCTTTTCTCCCTCTTTCTGGAACGCACATACCTTCTCATTGAAACAACGGTTGTAATCCCATCTTACAATACGAAACAATGTTTCAAAATCCAATCTTTCCATATCCTGTATTTTATTTAAGCTCAAACTTAATACCTTCCGGCAACTGAGAGCGGTCTACCTTATTCACAAAATCATCAAACTCTTCCTGTGTGATTTTTTCTCCATAACCGTTCCAGTTGAAAGACAAAGTGTTCGTGTGAGAATAATATATAACATTATCGGTAGACAACCCATAATCAAACACACAGAGCATTATCTTCTTTTCTGCTTCTGCTTGTCTGATTTTCTTATCGTATCGCTCACAAATTTCAGCACGTTTTGCCGCCATCTTTGCTTTATGGGCTTCCACTCTGCGTTTCTCTATATTTTCTGAGGAATAATGCCCGGCTTTAATACGCTCTTCAATAAGAGATCGTTCCTCGTCCGTTAGTGTTAAAACAAATCTTTCTTCTTCCGGCTTATATGGATTAACCCACTTCTTACCACACAATTTTTCAAGTTCCGCAATAAGTTCTTCTGATTCTCTTTTCCATCTATCCACGATCCCCAGATTGAAAAGCATATACCTGAAATACAACTTATCCTCAGAGGCTTTATATAATTCTACGCATTCTTGTTCTGATATACGCAAATACTCCATTGCCACAGACATACCACTTCTTCTAACGTGATATATGCCATTTTCCACCGGATACATAGGAGCACCATAATGGTTACAAAGATGCAACGATATGAATTTTGCCAATTCCGGAAAATGTTTTGCAACTTCATCATGGCAGCAGCCTCCTAAGTAATCCTCATATTTTCCATGCTTGTTTTTCCAGTCAACGTCGGCTGTTATGCTCCAGTCGCATATGTTATTTTTGCAGTCATCATCCAAAGAGATTCTAACTGTTATTCTATAATCTTCTTCATTTTCTGTAAAGAATTTTGTACTTAAATAAGTTAGTTTGTTTGTAGTTTCCATATTATTTCAATTTAATCATTACACTTATGAAAAATAAAATCTGCACACTCTCCAGGAAGTGTTCCTGCGTCATTGCAACGGTAAAATCCCTGTGTTCCCAGGTCTACATCTACTGGATAACCTTCTGCTGCTTCCAAGAAGCGTTTGATTTCCTCACATTCTTCATCCGTTAATCCAGTGTAATCATCGTTGATTAACGGGCAAGCCCAATAAGAAGGCAGTCTGTATCTTATTATCTCTATCATGGCTTTATCAGTTTACAATTTGCATCTTCAAATACCGGAACCATACCCTGTTCCCTGAAATAAGCAGTGGCCACTTTAAAAGCATACAAAGGATTTACCTTCTTAATTTTTCTTCGATAAATTCATCTATTACATCATAGTATGAGCCATCAAAATCCCCATATTTCTCTGTAAACTCTTTAGCCCACTCTTGAATGATGGCAAATGCCTCTTCCCTGCTACATTCTTTTAATCCCATTAGATCATCCACGGCTATCACCGACATCTCTTGCAGATTTCGTAAATAATTCAAATCTATGCTATATGGTAGCTTGCCTACTTCTATACATACATAATGACCTTGTTTAAAGGCATCCTGCAAGTCTTCAAGACTCTCTATCAATGACTCAGACTCATCATCTATTCTTATCTTGTATAACTCAAAATCTTCATTTTCTGCCGACACCCATATCTTATAGGCTTTTTCGTTGGACAATCTTTTCCAAACAAATCCGTCACTGAATACAATTAGGCTACCTGTTACTATCGTATTTTTCATAACCACTTTTAATCTGTTATTCTGTAATAATAATCAAGTTCTTCTCCCTTAAAGTTGTTCATGGCATACTCGTCAGCTTCTCGCCACAACCGGTCATACAATGCAGCCAGTTCGCGATCACCTTCATAATGCTGCCAGATTTTATGATTCAATACAAGCGTTAATTCCGTGAAAAACTTATAATCATCTTTCCATTCATTAAACGCACGTCTGTAGGTATCCTTGACACCTGCTATACCATACTTGTCGGCTATGCTGAAATCTTCCCAAAAGGTAGTCATTAGGTTATAGCCCACTTCTTTCATAAATTCTTTGAATGTCATAAGCTATTATTTTAGGTATATAATTACCTCATTAAATTTTTGAATTGTCATATAATTCCCCTGAATATGGACTGTATATTGTTCCGGCTTCCACCGCTCCAGGTTCTACCGCCATCAGTCCTACACCTACTTCATAATACAGTTCAAGATCTATTGGCTCCATCGCCATCCTCTCAGCTTCTTTCTTGCTAAGACCTGAAAGCATTAAACATTTCACCTTATTTGCGTACGCAATAGGATACTCTTCTGGAGTTAATCTTATTAAGACTACTTCTGCTTCTTCTGCGCTGTTAAGTTTTAATTCGTTTCCCATTTTATGCATTGTTTTCGCTGTTCACTATCTGACTAATGTACGGTCCTGGTCACGAACAGCCAGGCCGACCTCATGGCAGGGCAGGCGTCGCCTTACCCTGGCTGTTCTACCCACTCCCTGTACCCTACATTAAAACCAATAGGATCATACCTTTTGATCATAGTGCCATAATTCTCTCTACCGCAATACCTGTTCTTTCCTCCAATAACCCATGCTTCATCGTCTCTATCTGGAGATATGGAGTTAAGAAACTTCTCATAATCTTTTCTACTCTTTCCCATCTTTGTCTTGATTTAAACAATAGTTAATAAAATAAGCAACCTGTTCATTTTCCCCTGTATTATCATAATCCAGCAGAACTATACGAAAATCGTTTTTTTTGACATACACTTCCGTTAAATACATAGGAATCCCAGCAATTTCTATTATCACCGGAAACTGATCATCGAAGTCAAACGCATCATTAGTTTCTTTAAACTCTTTAAATTCTTTGAATTTTAGCTTTATACTTCCACCGTTCTCCACTAATGCCTCTTTGATGTACTTTAATCTTTTTGCATTCAGATCAACCTCTGCTTTTTCTATTTCTTTGTACAATTCATTCAGATCCATATTCCACTATATTTATGTTGTCAAATTTTTCTTTTATAACATCCAAGGCGCCACACTCGTTTGTTACCATAGCATACTTTCCTGGCTTCATTCTCCACAGATTAAAATATCTTGTCACATTTATAATGTTGTTAAATAATGATATTTCGTATCTTGTGTTCCCATTTTCACCATGTCCCGCTTTTTTAAAATAACATAGGGTCGGCTTGTATTTGAAATAATTAAAAAGCCTATACCATCCCTTCCCGTTACATGTTTCACGATTCCATATTCCAGTAAGCTTCCTATATCCCCTTACTGGTATTTTCTCTATTTCTTTTGGTACAATCTTGACATACTCTCCTTCTCCGATTGGTATAGTCATATTGCCTGCCTTTTCCGTGCAAAAGTATTCTATTTCAGATGCCATGCCTTTATATACATAGAACCGGTATAGGTTCCCGTCAGGGTCTACCCGATCCATGTAATATAATATCACTTTGTCTACTTTTATCTTTTTCATTCCTTTATTCTCCTTATCTTTAAATCGTTATTCCCACAGTATTCCTTCAGCCAACTATCCGTTAGATAACGATTAACTCTATCGTATTTCTTTTTCGGGCCCTTGCTCCAGAATTTCCATTCTTTTGTGATATTGTACCCATATTTATCAAACCAATAGATATAATACACTACGTTACCGTATAAATCCACTCTTTTTCTTTCCTGTATGACTACCTCGTAAGGCATCTTCTTGTCTCTTTTCTCCATCTTTGTCCTCCTTTCTTGAATAAAAAAAACGGCACCTATCTTCGCAGACCAGTGCCGGTAACTAACTTACATGGAAAACTACTTAACCTCAACTAATTCTACAGAGTTGTAGAATTTAGTGAAGCTACCAACAAATTCTCTTATATTTTTATATTCTTCTGGTCGTTTTCTGTTACCGTCTTTTATGTAATTCACCCACAGTCTATCCTCTATGTTCTTAATCGCATTTTCTATAGTAAATTCGTCGCTGACACACATTAAACACGAAGATCCGGTTTTCTTATGTGGTTTATACACCCTTGAAAAAGACCACATTTTTATCCTGTCGTATATATATCCGTTGTTTGGATAAACGAATCCTATCCGGCTGTCACCTTCTTTGGCATAAAATACACCTGGCTCCTTCCCGCCCTTTCTATATACTACGAATCCTTTTTCTTTTAGGATCTTAACCACTTTATTTAATTTATTTTCTACGTTCATTTTCATGCAAAAATTTAAAAACGACCTTCATTACATTTCCAAAGTTCTCCACCTTAACCCACTCGTGAGCTACTGCTCTAAGTACGGATGTTTCGTATGTCGGAATATCGTCTTCTTCAACCACCTTACAAGAAGCCAGAACTCCTTCAGTCGGCTTTAGTCCGAGGTCATGCAGCTCGCAGAGACCGCCCGGCTGGCGGAATGCGCACCACCCGTCTTTCTCTGTTGGCTGGATCATCGCTATTGGTTTTTCTTTCACTGCAAGATACCCTACCATCCACATTGTTTCTTTTAACCTGTCAGCGTATCCGGCATCTATGATAGCCTCTATGTCTTTTGGCGTACCAATACAAGGAACTTTACACATGTTTTTACATTTATCACATGTACAAGGTTGCTCCCATCTGTTATGATCTATGCCTACCAACTTCTTTATCCGTTCTACTTCTTCTTTCATATTATACTATCTCTGTTAGTTTTTCATAATACAACTTCATTTCCGGTGAAGCATATTCCATGAATGCTTCGAATAAGTAGGGTACCTCTATTATCATATTCACATTACAACCTTCTGCCTGTGAAAGAGATTCAAGATCATTGCTGTATGAACACGTTACATGAGCTCCTACATTAAACACATGTAAATCTAATCTTACATATTCCATACATAAATCTAACGCTTTAAACAAGTTTTCTACCTCAATCTCCTGAAATAGGTCTATAAACATCCTTAAATCCATCATTTTACTACCCTTTCTATGTGTTTAATTAATACTACCGCCATTCCATTGCCGGTTTTTATCGCACATTCCGATCCTTTTATCCATTCTACACATCCTACATACTTTTCTGTAGAATGAAAACCTGGATTGTATTTTCCAGATGTACTGAACTCTACCGTATTCCCCACCTTCAGATCATCAAAAGCAATAGACCATGTGGTCCAAATTCTATCATGTCTCCCAGGCTGAATAGCTCCGATTACGCCTTTTTTACGACCGTTTTTTATCGCCCTTAGTATTATCTTTCTATCACCTTCGATAAGGCTGCAAAAGCGCCCGTAAAAGGTCAAATCAACCTGTTTTCCTCCTATTTCTTCTCTTATTTTTGTTATTCTGTTCATTTTCTGATTTTGTTTTATTTTTTTCCTTGTTTTTTCTATCTTCTATAGAAGATGATAATAACATTATCTTTTCTATGTTACTTTTTGACTGTAAAAAAGAATCGCATTTCATTACTACTACCACCTTCTTAAGTTCCCCATTATCGTATAGCGATACACGCATCATGTTTTGCACCTCGTCCACTATCAGACCTGGAGTAGTCTTAGCCATTTTGCGTAGCTTATTATACTCCGGTCTTTCCATTTCCTCTGTTTATTACTCTATAGTATTTATCCTTATCCCCTTCTTTCAACTTCTCCAGATAGAAAATTCCATCATGTAAATGAGACAAACAAAACCTGTATCCGTATTTCTGTACTCTTCTTACATGATCCCGCAGTCTTATCTCTTCACTTTTGTCTTGTACTTTGATTTTAATACTGTCTCCTTCTTTGATTGTGTATAAAATAGTTTGAATCTCTTCTTTTTTCATCTTATAAAATATTTTAACGGCAGCACCTATACTCACGCACCACTACTGCCTTATGTTTAACAATTAAATACTTAACTCTTCAATGGTCAAGCCTTTTTCTTTTGCCCACTTTAGCATCGCGCATAATTCTGTTTCTGACTTATATTTCGGATCACGCCACGCCCATCCGAATTTATCCAGGACATGATGATATAATTCGTCGGCCTTTGCCGTGTAAATGTCTTTGAATAAATGCTCCGAACCTTCCGGTATAAGCATCTCTGTTGTTGCAAAATCGGAATACGATAAACATCCGTAAGCATATTCTGTTATTTCACTCCATGCTTCTCCGGCTTTAAATCCAAATTCTTTTACAAAAGCCAAAGTTAGATACATATTTAATAATATTGTTACATCATATCCGGAATCCGACTTTCTTTCTATTATTTCCTTTTCAAATTCCTTTAAATCTTCAGGTCCTAAAAAGATGTATCCTGATACCGACCGGTAATTAGTCTCCGCATACTTCTTGCATTTATCATCATTGACAATCTTACTAATGTTAGATAACATCTTTTGCCTCCATTCATCACAAAACTCTACCTCTACGTTCATCCAATCAGTACCATAATTATATTCTTTCGGATATCCGACCGATGTTACCTTTATACTATTCACGCCATATCCGTAAAGGCGTTCACTTACCTCATTCGCCCATTCCTGTACAAAAGGAATAAACTTATTGTAATAAGAATCAAAATCAAAATCCGATTCCTCCTCATATTCTGGCATCTCTTCATAATCCTGTTCAAAGAAATGACGAGGATCTGCTATTGTTTCGTAGAAACTTACGTTAATGAAACAAAACTCGTTGGTTGTCGTTTTTAATATCATAACTTTTTGTATTTACGTACATTTTTCTTGCCATAGAATCTACACATGGCACGAATCTGACTATAAAATACTTTTGTCCTCCTGGCCTCAAAGTATTTAAACATTTCTTCATTCTTTGTTTCCCAAACGTAATCCGTTTGGGAACTCATGCGATCTTTCTCCTTGCGTGAATAATGGTAATATGATACCACAACACGTTTCATACCATTCTTTACAGGTACGATATTTACGTCTATACTATTCTCTGTCATATTATTATTGTTTTATGCATTATACAAATACAAAGAGCGCATACCTTCACAGGCCGGCGCTCCTTTCAATAAAAATGAAAAAACTAATATTACATAAACATATTGTTTTCTACTCTTTATTACAATACTTTTGTTCCGCAATTATTATATCTTCCGTACTCTTTTTTCGTATCATTCAAGATTTCAAAAACCATCTTCTTGTGATCTTCGTTTGGTAACCTATCCTTAACAGCCGATATTACGCCCGCTATAGACGTAAAGCCTGAATCTGTTATTGAACACAGCAACACGCCTCTGTCGGCTCCGGTGCTTATTGCTGACGCCTTTATAATATCATTCTTATATATTCTCATAACTTTTTTGTTTTATTGTTTGTGAGATGCCCAGAATCGAACCAGGACCGGCACATACGCACCGGCACGCCGCGTCATCCCCTCTATGATGCAGAAATAGGCATGCCTATCCTCACGAACCGACATGCCAAAACCCAAAACTTAATTTGATGAATAAAATAGATTAACAAAAATACTATTCTAATTCTTTTATAATATCTTTCACAATATTCAGCCTTACCTCCTTCGTTTCTGGACTAAGACAACCAAACCACCCATAAAACGTTCTTGTTTCCTCTGGTTCTGTGGCCATACTTATCTTCTCCTCCAATTCCGGGAAATATATTCTCACCATTTCGTCTGAACGAAACTCATAGATATTTTTATGTGTTTTGAAATACATAAACACTACATTTCTTAACGCAACACATATGTATTCCCCATCCTCTAACCTATCAATCATCTCATATACCTTTTTCCATATGAATAATCGCTCTTCTTTTGTAAACATATCTTTCTTTATTTTTGTGGTATTATTTGACTGTACGCAGACTTTTCCATGTACACAATACTATGCTCCTGTCCAAGTATTTTCTTTGCTGCTTCTTTCTTTATCGCGCAATATCTCCCTGTACGATACGGATTCTTTTGATCTGATCCATCCTCAACTTCGATAATAAAACAACCTCCGTCATCTATTATCTTTTTGCAATTGTCACATATTTCTCCCGTGCATATATGATGCGGCGCCTGCCCTTTGATGTTATTCCCTAATAAAGCAATCCCCATCTCTTCACCGCATACTATGCATAGTTCTATGGATGGATTCAACCCATGCTCTGGATGCAATACAATACCGTCTTTCATTTTCTATCCTCCTTTATTAATTCTATTATAAACTTTTTATCTTGTTCCCACAATGGCAGCCCTTCTTTTACTGTGTATGCCACTGTTTCCCTCTCTCCTATTAATCGCACGGCAATCTCTCTTGCTTTCAAGTCATCCTCCTCATGCGATTTGTTTATTAAATCATAGGCACATGATTCCACCTTTTGCCTTTCGATTATTATCGAACCCATTAACTCGCTTATATGCGATCCTAAAAACGATAAGACATTAATAGCTTTCCCAATATCATTTGAAATAGCACTTGCTAAATACATCTTATCCATATACTCCGGCAAAGCCTCGTATGCCGTTTCTATGTTTTTATACTGATTTTCGTTTACCTCCCTTTTAATCAGTTCTTCAAATTCTTCTTTTAACATGTTCTTCCCTATTTTAATGTTGTGTGAGATCGCCGGAATCGAACCGACTTGCTGCACCATGAATCCCATAAAGCAAATGCTCCGATCTTCGCAGATGGGAGCATTCTGTCTAAAGCATAAGAAAATTAATGAAGAAATTTTTCTCACTTACGCCATAGCATCTAAAATAGCTATCAGCACTATTTCTATGACAAACATAATAGAAAATATCTTAAATGCCTTTTTCATATCGCTATCTCCTCCTTTTTATTTTTTTTAGTTCCACAATAAACTGTTCCGGCTCTGCTCCGACCTACGTTCCACCTACAACCGCAGGCCTTAGCCCAAGGCGCCGCCTACTCCCCCTCTATGGCAGCCTGTTCGTACCTACAAATCCAATCTCCATCTATACAACTATCACTACGCGGTAATAAACATTTATCCTTATAACAATCATAAAAAATACACCTATCACAACTGTAATCCTTAACGTCTACACAGCTAACTACCTTAGCATATACTATTCCATCACTGCCTTCTATTCCTTTTACCCTGAAAATAGAACCTTCTACCTCCTTACTCAAATCTAAGTCAGGCGCAAAGTCATATACGTTCATACCATCCATATTTTAATTGTTAAACATCCCGCTTAAAAAAAAATACTCACATAATGCAGTCCTCAACCCTTAATCTGTTGGAAGGAACCTATATAATGCTGTTGAATTTTGTTGGTAGGGAGTTGAATTTTGTTGATAGGGAGTTGAATTTTGTTGATAGGGAGTTGAATTTTGTTG